TGCAGGAATGTCTGTAACAGAAAGTATCACTGCTACAGAATCGTTGATTGGAACGTTTAACGCCAATACGTCTATCAGTGAAACTGCAACTTCAACTGAAACTGCAAGCGCAACATTTAACGCCAGCGGAATTACCACTGAAGCTGCTACTTCAACAGAATCTGTTAACGCTACATTTAATGCCAATACGTCTATCATTGAAGCCGCTACTTCAACGGAAATCGTTACAGGAACGTTCAACGCTAATACGGCTATCAGCGAAACCGTTACCACAGCAGCTGCTGAAAACGCAACATATGATGCCAATACAGCTATAACAGAATCTATTACGTCAACTGAAGTTCAACAGGGCCAACGTTTCGTTCTTATGTCTGGTGTGTTTGCTTCGGTTCAGTACGCAAACAACGTTATTCAGACTTATGCAACCTCTCAGATCGCTCCTTATGCAGGAATCACTGTTGGATCGTTCGACGGAACTCCTCGACTGGTTACATCTGGATCGGCTGGAGCAAGATTCGCGAACGGTACGCTCAGAGCCAACACAGGAACAATCAACGTTGGTGGTCGCGGCACGAACGTTTACATCATCACAAATCCAGGAACGCCAGACGCAACATCGACGATGTACAGCGTCAACGCGATCTTCTCGAACACAGCGTTCACGATTCGCACCAACTTCTTACCTACAAGCGCAAACACAAGAATTTGGTACAGCACTGGTCCATAAACAGTATAAATACGCATAGGAATCAATATGTCAGAAATCATCACACCTACAGAAGCCATCGACGCTTCAGTTACTAGAGGAGCTAAGGAAGTGGAATCAGTTAACGTAACAGGTAAGTATGTTGCTCAATGCTTCGATGCGAATGGAAATCTGAAGTGGGAAGAAGAATACGATAATCTTGTAACCACTCAGGGTAAGAATCATCTACTCGATACATATCTTAGCGGATCAGCATACACAGCTAAAGTATTCCTTGGGCTTATTAGCTCGACAGGATACTCAGCGGTTGCTGCTGGCGACACTGCAAACTCGCATACTGGATGGACCGAGTTCAGTGGTTACTCACAGACCACTCGTAGACCACCCTCATTTGCTTCTGCTTCATCGGGCTCAAAGGCTACTGCTTCTTCTGTTACGTTCTCGATCACTTCAGCGAACACAGTTAAGGGTACGTTCCTAATCGCTAACAATGGAGTCGGTAGCGCTGCTACGAAGGGTGGATTCTCTGGTAGACTTTACTCAGCTGGTCTGTTCACTGGTGGTGATAAGACTGTTGGTAACGGCGACGTTGTTAGCATCACATATACTGCATCTGCATAATGCCATCACTGATCCCTCGTCGATTTAGAGTACTGAACGCTCAGCAGTTCCTTGAGGGACTGGATGAAGCTGCGCCTACTCGCTATTACTTTTTTATTGGTCGTCCGCAGCCATATGCGAACGCCATTCCTATTACGGGAACAGTGAAAACTACGGCGAGCTCTAATACGATCGTCGGACAAGGTACATACTTTACGAGTGAGCTTGCTGTTGGTGATAGGCTAGGTATTACTGGTCAAGAAACCGTAGTTCGTGTGCATTCTATTCCTACTGCACAAACGATTATTGTTACTCCTCGCCCATCTGGTGCTAATACGACTGGAGCGAACGCCTACATTCGTAAGACGTTTTCTAATATAGATCCTCCAGCCGTTACACCAAGTTATTTCAATATCAACTATGATATAGTCGATGATATCATGTCTATGAAGAAGATTCAGTCTTCTGATGCGACTCATGCTATCCCTAGAATAAACTGGGCTAACAACACTCTGTATAATGAATGGGACGATAAGTTTCCTGTTCCGCTAACAGCCGCTCCAGGCTCGCTGCGCTATTTTATGTTGACCGATGATTTTAACGTATATAAGTGCATCGACAATAATCGTGGTGCGAACTCGACGGTAAAGCCTACTACGACTGGTACATCAATTGAGTCGACATCAGATGGTTATCGCTGGAAGTATATGTACACGATTTCTGCAGGCGAACGACTGAAGTTTTTGACTACAGATTTCATGCCAGTTAAAACGTTGTCGGCTAACGACGGCTCTGCTCAGTGGACTGTGCAACAAACTGCTCGTGCTTCTGGTAACGGTTCTATTCATCACGTAAAAGTTATTGCTAACGGCGCTGGTTATCTTCATACGACTAACACGTTCCAGACTGTTACTAATACTTCTTGGATGAAACTCAAATCGTCAGCTTCTGGTATTGACGGAACATATGTTGGATCTGGTTTGTTTATCAGCGAAGGTGCTGCTGCTGGTCAAATCCGTAAGATCGTAAAGTATTGGGGATCAAACAATACTCTTATCGTCAATAGTGCGTTCAGTGTTACACCTAACACATCAAGCCGTTATGTGATTTCGCCGCTCGTAACTATACGCGGAGACTCAGGCGGAACGACTACTTCGCGCGCGACTGCGTACGTGTCGAATACTTTCAGTGGTCAAGTTCGCAAGATCACTGTTATTAGTCAGGGTCGTTCGTACTCACACGCTAACGTAGCGATTTCTGCGAACTCGTCTCATGGATTTGGTGCTACGGCTCGCCCAATCATTTCGCCACTCAATGGGCATGGGTCCGACCCAGTCGACGAACTAGGTGGAACAACGATTTTCCTAAACATTCGTACGAGTGGCGCGGAATCTAATACGTTCCCAACTAATAACGATTTCCGTCTAATCGGTATTCTTCGCGATCCTATTTTGGCTAACGGTTCTTATGCTAACGCATCTGTAATCGATCAGACAACAAGAATTGGTGTTGAACTCGTAACAGGTGATTTCATCGAAGACGAGATCGTAACAGGATCTACAAGCGGAGCTAAGGCTCGCCTCGTTTACTTTGCGAATACTAACGCTGCAAGAACAGAAGGTGTAGCTAAGGTCATTCGAGTTACTACGAACGGAATTGGTGGATCGTTTACGCCAGGTGAAACACTAGTAGGTACAAGTTCATCAGTGACTGCTAACGTAGTTTCACTGACTCGTCCAGCGACTAAGCCACACACTGGCTACATAATCTACACTGAACAAAGAGAAGCTGTTCTTCGCGATCCTGCTCAGACAGAAGACTATAAGATAGCAATTAAATACTAATTGGAAGGTATCATGGCTGCAGAAGCTAATAACGTCACGCTCTCAACGAACTTCAACGTAGCACCTTACTACGACGATTTCAATGAGTCTAAAAACTTCCATCGTATTCTGTTCCGCCCAGGATTGGCTGTTCAGGCTCGCGAACTCACGCAGATGCAAACGATCCTTCAGAATCAGATCGACCGTTTCGCTGAACATATCTTCAAAGAAGGTTCTACGGTTCGCGGAATGGAAGCGAACTATGATACCCGATACAGCTATATTAAATTGCGCAATAACACTTCTACAGGAGCAGATGTTACTGTAACGAACTTTGATAGCAAAATCGTTAAGGGTGTTACTTCTGGTGTACTAGCTAAGGTCATCAAGGTCAACGATGGTTCAGAAGCCAACACGCCAAACTTTAAGACTTTGTTCGTTAAGTATCTTGCAGCCAATAATACGACAGGGTTTAAGTTCTTCGCGAACAACGAAATCGTAAATACGGTTGGTGGTGGAACGATCTACTCAGCAAACACAATCACGTCTGCTCAGGGTGGAGCAACTGGTTATGGTTCAGCTGTAACTTTCAATGCTGGTGTGGTTTACGCTAAAGATCATTTCATTCGCGTTCCTGAGCAGACTGTAGTTGTAAGCAAGTATGATACTACAACAGCTTCTGGGCGCATTGGTTTTGATGTTACAGAAACGATTGTAACAGAAACAGCCGACGAAACTCTTCTTGATCCAGCTCAGGGTGCGTATAACTATGCAGCTCCTGGTGCAGCTCGTTTAAAACTTACGGCTGATCTCCGTAGAGTAGGTCTAAACGATACTGTGTCTAACACATTCGTTGAACTATTTCAAGTTAAGGACGGTGTTGTACAATCTATTTCAACGCGTCCACAGTATGCTAGAATCAGAGATTATATCGCTCAGCGCACGTTCGACGAGTCTGGTGACTATGTTGTAAACGGATTTGAGATTAACGTAAAAGAACATCTTAAGGTTGGAAACAATCAAGGAGTTCTGACTGCTGGCAATGGTGGTAACTCACAGCTTCTTGTTGTGTATGCTGAACCAGGTAAGGCTTATGTTAAGGGCTATGATATTGAGCGCGTTGCTTCTACGAACAGAGTTGTTCAGAAAGCTATAGACACAGAATCTATCGAATCTGCTAAAGCTCTTGCTGACTATGGTAACTATCTCATCGTTGATAACGTAGTAGGTAACTGGGATCTAAATCGTCAGAGCATTGTTTCATTGCGTTCGCAGCAAGCGAATGCTGTTAGCACGCTGAACTATTCTTCGACTAATTTCCCAGCGAGCCAAATCGGTACTGCGCGTGTGCGCGGTGTCGAGTATTACACTGGAACGCCAGGGCTACCTAGCGCTCAGTACAAATTATACATCACAGACGTTAAGATGGCAGCTGGTCAGTCATTCACTGGTGTTCAGTCAATTGGTTTTAATGGCGGCGTAGGTACTGTTAAAGGTAAAGCAGACGTACTAGGTTCAAACGGGCTCAATGCTAACACAGTCGATCCATTGTTTGATCGTGCTGTGTTTAGACTACCAGCACAAGCTATTAAACGCCTAAGAAATACCTCAGGTGCAGTAAACAACGACTACTCTTTCTATAAGTCGTTCGATATTACGTTTAACTCTGCGGGTCAAGCTCAAATCACAACAGGCGATACTTCTGAAACATTTGATGGTTCAGGAACGCTCAGTGATGCGGCTACTCGTACAGACTTTTATGTCGTAAGCCGTTCAAACGGTAATACGACAACGTTCAGCGAAACGCTTACGACAACAAGCGGTTCAAATACAGTAACGGCAAGCGCCACGATTGATGGAAAAGTCAATCCAGGTGATATTATCAATATCCATACAGGCGGCGGCAACTTCCTTGTCAGCGCAGTAAATGGTACAACAATCAATCTATTTGGTAATGCTTCAGCTTCTGGTGCTGGTAAAGCGTTCCATAAGAGATTCTTTGCAGGACAAGTTCTAGATCTTGCTGGTAATGGTAGAGATGGTGCTCGCTCGATCGCTGTTTCAGGAACTCCTACAACCACAGCAGATCTTGATATCAATGAAACGCTAAACTCGACTTCTCTGGATGCTACAGCTATCGTTAAGCTGAACAAGATCGATGGTCAAGAGCAGGCTAAGACTGTTCAGCGTAATCGACTGGTTCAGATTCGCGTTGGTGCTGGTGGTGGTACTTCTTACACAGCTAACACAACTGGTCCATGGCCTCTTGGTCTATCGGACGGGTTTAAGCTCGTTGAAGTTCGTAAGAAAAATGGTTCTAACTTCGCATCAACGACAGAAGGAACTGATGTAACTTCTCACTTCACTATTGATAGTGGCATGTTTGACAGTTTCTATAGTCATGCAAGCCTGAAGAAAAAGTCATCAAGCTCTCTTTCTATCGTTTCTGGCGACAGATTGCTTGTGAAGCTAGATTACTTTACTCACGGCACGTCTAATCGTGGTTTCTTCTCAGTCGACTCTTATCCAGTCGACGATGCAACTGCTGCATCAGATTCTACGAAGATCTTCACTTACGAAATCCCTGTGTTCGTTTCACCAACGAACGGTATCTCTTACGATCTGCGCGACTGCGTTGATTTCCGTCCGCGTATGACGGATACTGCGAACAACGTCACGAGTGTTACGAATATCTCTATCAACCCAAAAACATCGAACACGTTCGTTCTTCCATCAGGCGGTTTGCACTTCTCACCTCCTAATGAAGATTTCACTACGGATCTAGATTACTATCTGCGCCGTATTGATATCGTAGGATTGAATACGGACGGAGAGCTGATCATAACTAGAGGCGTTCCAGCCTTGCGCCCAGCGACACCTCCTGCTCCGAATGATGTTATGGCGATGGCGTCTATCGATCTTGCACCGTATCCTTCTCTGCCGCCAGTCATCGCGCGTAGAGTAGGGCGTCCAGATATGGCTAACAAGTTCCGTAAGTTTAACAATCGTCGCTACACCATGCGCGACATTGGTAAAATTGCTGAGCGCATTGATCGTCTTGAATATTACACTTCACTGACTCTTCTCGAAAAGTCAGCGCAGGATATGTTGGTTCAAGATGCTAATGGTCTAGATCGTTTCAAGAACGGTATCCTAGTCGACTCGTTCACTACACATGCTGTAGGTAACGTGTTTGATCCAGACTATAAGATCGCGATTGATCCAGAGAGGGGCGAGATTCGTCCACGCTTCTCTATCGATGAAACTCCTCTGGTTATGACTGCGAACTCAACACACGTTGTTCGCACGAACGTGACTCCTTCTGGCGTTTCAAAAGATCAGGTTATTACTCTAACGACTGCACCCACTTCAGCGACGTTCCTTGCTGGAGCTACGGTAACATCTGGTTCTTATACAGCTACAATCAGACATAAGGTCGGAACTAAACTGTATGTTGAAAACGCAACAGGAAACTTTGCGGCTGCTGCGACTATAACAAGCAGTGATAGTGGATCAAGAACTATTTCTTCTGTAACTGCATCTATTCCTGGTAAGTTGGTTACTCTACCGTATACACACGAAGTTCTTATCAGGCAGCCATACGCAACGACAACAAGAAACTGCGTAGGAACATTCTACAAGTATGTTGGTTTGTTGCAACTTGATCCTGATAACGATTACTGGTGTGATACTGTTCAGGGGCCCGACACAAACATCTCGATTGATCTAAACACCGACGCATGGGAATATCTTGCGTCTACATGGCCTGCTACATGGAACTCGCCAATCACGAGTTTCACAGGCGGTCCCGTTCTTACAGGATCTTCAACTAATGATGTTGGCGGAACATACTCAGTTCCTCAGGCTGATGGATCAACTATTATCTATCAGAATACGCAGACCGTTTCTACCTTTGCTACACCTACTGTAACAACACAAACAGGAAATCAGACTGGTGTTGGATTTGTAACGACTACTCAGTCTTATGGAAATATCGTAAAAGATACTTCGATTATTCCGTTTATGCGTTCTCGACAGATTTTGTTTAAGATGTCAGGAATGTTGCCTTCTGTTCGCGTATATGGTTTCTTTGATGGCGTTAATGTTAACGCATACATCACACCTATTACAGAAGCAGAATATAACTCGAAGTTAAAATCGGCTACGGGTGCTCCTGTAAATCCTGCTGCTTCTGCTGGAAGCGCGCTGGTTGTAGGCACAGACGGTGTGGCATATGGTGTGTTCCGCATTCCTAACGACGCGTCGTTGAAGTTTAGAACAGGATCAAAGCGTTTGCGTTTCGTAGATAGTCCTACGAATTCGATAACATTTGGACAGTTTACGACTTCATGCGAAGCAGCATATACAGCTGAAGGATTGTTGCAGAACGTTTCTGCTTTAACAATCACAACCAAGTCTGTAGAAATCACTCAGACTTCGTTGAACTCAACGACATATGGTTCACAGACTTCGTCAACAACGGCAAGTGGTACTAGAATCGTAGGCGTAATTCCTCCTGATCCAGGCGATGATGGTACGGTTGATCCACCTCGCGACGATGGTGACGATAGTGATCCGATTGCTCAATCTATGTTCATTTCTAGCCGTCTTGTTGCTAAAACAGGATCGAGCGGTATGTACATGACTAAGATCGATCTGTTCTTTGCAACTAAGGACCCAACGCTACCTATCACAGTTCAGCTTCAAGAAATTGAACCGCTGACAGGTCACATCACACCTAGAGTTGTTCCATTCTCTAGAGTGGTTGTTCCTTCAGCTGACGTTAATATAAGCACCGACGGATCTGCACCAACACCAGTTGTATTCCCATCTCCAGTATATCTGAGCAATGAAACAGAATACGCAGTTGTTCTGATTCCAGCGGCTGTGAATCCAAACTATAATGCGTTCACAGCAGTTCTTGGTGAAAAGGATCTTGTAGCTGGTTCTGTTGTTTCTGAGCAGCCAGCATCTGGATTCATGTTCACCTCTGCAAACCAGCGCACATGGGTTCCTGTTGAAAATGAAGATCTTAAGTTTACTGCTTACTATGCGGAGTTCGATAAGAACACCACAGGTAATCTGATTGTTAAGAATCCTTCGCGCGAGCATCTGACGATTGCTAACACAACTGGTGCTCTATCGCGCATCGGTGAAGTTGTTCATGGTCAGACAAGAATCGTGGGTACGTTCAGCATTGCTGCTGGTAACACATCTGCAATCAATACCCACATCGCTAACAACTCAGCATACGCTCAGGGTATCACTTCAGGCGCAACTGGTAAGCTAGTAAAGCTGACACCAACAGCTCTTATCATCCGCGACGTTTCTACAACCGCCACATTTAGAGGCGGTGAAAAGATTCGTATTCGTGTGGCGAACACGGTCACACGAAATGCAACTACAGGCGAAATCAAGGGAACAGGAACAGCAACATCTGCTACGTTCCCAGCTGGTCGTGTTACATACTATGATCCAATCAACTATGCAAACACTCGATTGATTTTGGCTAACACTTCTTATATTAACAGCGGTGCAGCATTCGCTAACGCTCGTTTGTTCACTACGAACACTTACATCAAAGGTCAGACGAACGGATACAGTGCTCGTATTGTAACAATCAATAACGTTACGATTGATAATCTAAACTTGATCACTAATATGATTGTTCCTTCAAATAATGAAGTTCGTGCGTTCGCTAAGATGGCTACATCTACTTCTGCGCGCGACGCTTCGTTCTTTAGAGTCAACATCAACGGTGATTTAGAACTGAAGTCTCCTCGTTATGTGTTGAGTCGCAGCATTGAAGCTAACACGTCTGCTTCTTCTGCAACTATGGTCAACGATAGATCTGTAGAAATCAAGTATGAACTTGATGGAAGAAATATCGTAGCTTCGCCAGCTATCGATCTTGATCGTATTTCGTTGTATCATACACACAATCTAATCAGCACCGACGGTGAAATTTCTAATACTGAAAATTATGTGGTTGCTGGTGGTAACTCTGAATCACGCTATATCACTCGCATTGTAACTCTAGCTGATGGTCAGGACGCTGAGGATCTTCGTGTTTATCTAACAGCGTATAAGCCAAGCGGATCAAACATTTACGTGTACTATAAAGTTCTTGCGGCTGAAGATAACAATACGATGAATGATGTTCGTTGGGTGCCAATGGAACTCAATGAGGGTCAAGGGTTTAGTTTGGCTACTCGTTATTCTTCTAGTGAAAACAAGAACGACTTCATCGAGCTGGTTTATGATGTGCCTGCATTCCCAACAAATCTTTCTGGTACTGTTTACGAACCTGTAGGCATACCTTTATCTGGAGTCGTATCTGCTGCAGGCGGTTCAAATACTGTTACAGGTAGTTCAACAGCTTTCAGCTCACAACTTGTAGCAGGAAATGTAATTCGTATTGATACTCTGAGCGGAACGTTTAGGGTTCATTCTATAGCAAACAATACAAGCATGACTCTTACAAGTCAGCCGGCAAGCGTATCTAACAAGAGCGCGTCCCGTGTTAATCCTGTAAATCAATCTGGTGCAAACAATACAACTGGTATTATCGAGTATCGAAATACAACTCGTGCTCGTTATGTCGGATATAAGTATTTCCAGGTTAAGATCGTGTTGGTAAACAGCTCAAGCTCTAATCCTCCACGAGTTAAAGATCTAAGAGCTATCGCGTTGCAGATGTAAGATGAAGTACGCTAAGGTCAAAGATAACCCAGAGCTAATACGTGATATGCAATCCAAGGCGGTTTTGAATACAAACTTATCCGCCTTGGAATCATACAAGAAAAAGCGTGAAAAACAGCAAGAACTGAGTTCAGCCATTGCTGATATAAATAATATGAAGCAAGACATCAATGATCTCAAGACGCTCATGCAGCGCATTCTAGACAAGATAGGATAATCAATGGCAAAGATTGCTAACGTTGCTCTTACCAACACATTCGATACGTGGAGAGTACGATCAAATGAAGCGTTTGATCGTCTAAGTCAGTTTGCTATTGACAACTCTAAGCTGTATGCTAACACGATTACAGCTAACGTTCGTTTCGTTTCTTCAGGAGCAACTAAGCTCGGAAGCAGTGGATCTACAAGAACTATCGTCAACGGGCTGCTGAGCGGCAACGGAAACATCAACGTTTCTGGTAATACAGTTCTTGGTGGTGCTAGTAAAACGCTAACTGTTGGTGGTGCTGGTGCGACTGCAAACGTTACTGGTTGGTTTGGTGTCAACGGCCGTGCGTCAGTTTCAACGAATCTGGTCGTTGGGGGTAATACTACGCTCAATGGCACGACAATTGACAAGTCTAACGCGCTCAATCAAACTCTGACCGATGCAGCAACTATCAACTGGGACACATCGCTTGGTCGTGTAGCCACAGTAACGCTTGGTGCATCTCGTACAATCGCCGCTCCTACTAATCAAAAGGTTGGTACATACATCCTTCGTGTTATTCAGGGTGGAACTGGCAGTTACACTTTGACTTGGAACGGTAACTATAAGTGGACTGCTCAATCTGCACCTGTTCTTTCTACAGCTGTCGGAGCAATGGATATCTTTACGTTCTTCTCTGACGGTACAAAGATGTATGGATCTTATCTCCCAGACGTAAGGTAAGAAATGTTTCTAGGATTCCTAGCAAGACCAACAAAAGTCGTTAATATCAGCAATGCTGCTAGTAACGTAAATCTCTACACTCAAGCGGGAAGTCCACCTTATCCGCTCAACTTGCTATGTTTTATCAACGCAGCCGTATCATCTAACTCGCCCTCTACACCCGCGTTCGACGTAGGAACAGGATGGAGGGGTGGAACTTTCGTTTACGTTGATAACAACAATACGATCACTGGTCGAATCGGAAATACAGGAAATCCAGGTAACACAGGTAATCCAGGAACTAATGCTCTACCTGGTGCACCAGGCAATCCAGGCAACACAGGAACTCCAGGCAACCCAGGATCAGCAGGGAATCCAGGAACAGCAGGCAATCCAGGCAATCCAGGAACAGCAGGTAATCCAGGTAACACAGGAACTCCAGGAAACAGCGGCGCTGGTGGAGCCGGTGCTGCTGGAAACACGACAGCCAACGGAAGTGCTGGCTCACCAGGAAACGCTGGTGGCCCAGGTGGAACTGGAAATAATGGCGGAACTGGTGGACCAGGGAATAACGGGGGAACAGGCAACTCTGGAATTCCAGGAAATCAAGGCGGTCCAGGTGGAACTGGTAATCCAGCTGGTGCAACTACTCCAGCGAATCCAGGCGGACCAGGTAATGCTGGCGGCACAGGAGGAACAGGTGGAGCTGCGTTCGCTGTTCCTTCAGTGACTGGATTGATAACAGTTGTAGATAATGGCGGCGGTACATTCACTGGAGGAACTGGCGGTCCAGGCGGTCCAGGCGGTCCAGGAGGACCTGGTGGCGCTTTTGCTTTTGGTGCACCAGGCGGACCTGGGGGCCCAGGCGGTCCAGGAGGTCCTGGTGGCGCAGGCGGACCAGGTGGAGCCGGCGGACCAGGAGGCCCAGGTGGTGCGCGCGGACCTGGCGGACCTGGAGGTCCTGGTGGTTCTGGCGGCGGTGGCGGCGGTGGCTCAGCAGGAACGTATAGTGACGGTAAAGGCAGTAGCGATTCTGTTCGTCCTGGTGGCGGCGGTGGCGCAGGCGTACCAGGCGGCCCTGGAGGAGCTGGAGCCGGTGTTGGTGGAAACCCTGGCGCTGCAGGAACAGCTAATGCTGGTGGAGCTGGTGGCGTTCGATCATTAGGTAATCCTGCTGAGCAGCGTTTTGGTGGCAATGGTGGAAACTTGGGTGCAGCGGGTAATCCTGGGCAAAACGCTGGTAATGGTGGTAGTGGGAGAACGCTTGGTGGTGGTGGTGGTGCTGCGGGCGCAACTGGACCAGCAGGAGCTCCAGGTAATGCGGGTGCTACTGGACCAGCAGGAACTCCAGGTAATGCGGGAACGCCTGGTTCTACAGGTCTTACAGGCGTTACAGGACCAACTGGACCTGGTGGTTTGTTTGCTCCAGCAGGATCGACAGGCCCAGCTGGCGCAACTGGTCCAACAGGATCACAAGGTAATGCTGTAACTGGCAACGCAAATATAACTAGATACATAGCAACAGGAACTAGAAACGGACCAATAGCATGAACCTATATTACAAGATTGTTGAAGTTTGGCCTCAGGATCATCTTGTCGTTATCAGATACTGGACTGATGCGCTTTCAGAAGAGTTTCTAGCAAGCAATGATATTCGTAAGGAAGATGGAACACCAGAAAGATGTCGTTCTGACGTTTCTGTCACGCTTCCTATTCCAGCTCCAGAAGGCGAAGAGCTCGAAAAGCTATTAGTTTCCTATGCTCCTCTTGGTTGGCTGAAGACTTTAGAAAGTGTGCATAATCCTGAAGTCGATACTAGTCTTACGCAAGTGCAATCATTGCTTGGTGTGGCTAAAGCAAAGCCATTGACGGAAGTTGAAGAAATAGTAAATCCTGGTGCATCAAGCCGTCAGCTGACTGATGAAGAAATTACAGCATTGATTAACAACGTCAAAACGAGCGAATGAACATATTTTACTATGACGACAGCTTCAACATTTACAGAAACCAGCTTGACGCCATAGCTTCCAAAAAGCATTGTTGGTTATATTTTCATGACAAGGAGATGGCTCTAGTTGATTGGAAAACAGAGCCATCTCAAACATTAGAACAACTCTATAAAGCTCGTGCAGAGTATATCAGAGACAATAACAAGTACATTATACTATGCTATTCAGGTGGGCACGATTCAACCAACATTCTAGAAACTTTTTACTATAACAACATTCATATCGATGAAATCCTTGTTGTGGGTGCATTGTCGCAAGACTCTCACGAAGGAAGCGACGAAAATCATAATGGAGAGTTGTATAAAAACGTTTTCCCTACACTGAACAAGCTCAATTTACCTAACACTAAGATAACGATCGCTGACTATACAAAATGGTTCAACGATCCTAATAACTTTTCGACGATTCGCTTATATGGTAACGAGTGGACTAAACATGTGGGTGGATTCAAGAGCGTGCATACTTTGTTTTGGCGTGATCTTAAGAAATTCGTTGGTCACGAAAACTCAAAGCAAACAGCATACATCATGGGTACTGATAAAGTCTATCTTAAATATCAAGTCAACGAACCATCTTATGTTAGATTCACAGATCTTTCGTTCTTTGATTACGGGTCAAACTACGAAGATGAAAACTTCAAGCGCATAAATTTCTATACGGATGCTCATTCGACAGCGACTGATATTACTCGAAAGCAAGCACATGTTGTTAATAGATATTACAAATCGGGGCTAAACTTAGCTTTGTCTCATACCAACTTGATAAACAAACTTTTATACAGTCTGCGAAATCCGTTGGTCTATATGTCGCCTAAATCAATATACACTTCGATCAGCGCACGAGATATGTTCATGCTCAACGCAAAAAACTCTGAGATGTACAGTATGTTTGCTGAAGGTGTTAAGACTATATCTAAATATGCGTCAGTTAAAGAAAAGCATAGCTTTTGGACTAAACCCTATTATATCGAATGAGCTACATCCTAGTTTTCCTATTATGGACATTCGTCATATACTGGATGCACAGGCTCGCGCACGTGCTCCCGTACATGCGCGCGTATCACAACGATCATCATAAGCAGGTTACTCAGCAAACTATAACTGGTCTTAACTGGAAGAACGCTTTCCTATGGTTCGATACATGGGAAAGTACAGTAGATCAGTGGCTCACAGAAGTCATTCCTACATTCATCCTTTCTGCTGTCACTGGTCACTGGTGGTTGTTTGTTGCATACTATGTGTGGGCTGCGTTTATTCAGGAAGCTATTGAGCACAATCCAAGAATCAATCTGTATCCATTCATCACTAGCGGTAAGTGGCATCTAGTTCATCACAAAGATCCTACTAAAAACTACGGCGTGTTCATCCCAATCTGGGATGTGTTATTCGGAACGAAGTCTGATGGCTACAAAAGATAACTGGCTTGTGACTAACATAAAGACGAGGCTTACTGATCCAACTATAGATTTTAAAGTAGGTCATAGGGTCGAGAGACTTGAGCGATTGTCTTGGGAACAAGCCCTGCTCAATACGATTACAGATTTTGAGCAGATATCTAAGAAGCTGTATATTCCACTAAGCGGTGGGATGGATTCAGAGTTTGTGTTTAATTGTCTTAGACATCTTAATCCAACTCCTATCATAGTAGACACCCCAGCTAATAAACTAGAATCTGCTTATGCATTTCACTATTGTAGGAAACATAATCTAACGCCTGTTGTTCTAGAACGATCTGAGTATGATTTGCTTCGCGTCTATATTGAAGATATCTTTACGAAGATAAATGGTGTAGGAGCTAGCTCAGTCGCATCATTATTGGCAGCCAAGTACGCTGAACAAAATGAAGGCGTTGTTGTAATAGGTGAGCACGCATACGACGGTGTCAGTGAATGGGATTTCTATAATGATGCGCTGATTCATGAACTCAACAGCGCATACTTCTTTATGTGGACTCCTGAATTGGTTGATGCTATGCAACGAGAATATCGTGGCGAAGATCATCAAGAGTTTAAGCATAGATTGTATGAGATTCCCTACAGACCTAAGATGATCTATCAATACAGCGATGCGTTTGAAAATGTGCTGCGGAATTTGAACGAAGCTAGAAAATCAAGACCAAACACGAAAAGCGAAATCACATTTAATGTAGGAAACGATTAATGAAGTTTATACTTTTATCATTGTTGCTGATGATAGTCAATCCTGCGTTGGCTAAAGAAACAGTAACCGTATATTCTAAGTTCAATCTTACAGATGTTGGATCACGACAGATCGATGCGTTCGTAGATATGTTGAATCAGAATAGCAATAAGTACGAGTTCAGAATAAGATCATTGCCTGGCGCATTTGGCGAAGCATCAGTTCGTCGATCTATAGTGGATGCTAGATCAGGCGTCAAGGTTCTATTGTTCAATACGGTTGATATCGTAACGGTGCTCAAAGAGTTAGAAAATAAGGACCCCGATTTTGTTTATGATAAAAGCGTTGATCTAATACCATTACAGGGCATTTCGTCGACGTTTCATGGATTGTTTGCGCGCCCTGAAATTGGTGACATAGATTCACTGATCGTTCAGCTCAGAAAAGAGCCGCAGTTTTTCTATGGATATACGTCAAACGCAGTAGTACCAAAGTTGTCTGCGGATTCATTTATCAAGCATCACAAGTTGACTAACGGTAAGCTCGTTCTATACAAAAGTCAATCTGATCTTGAGCTAGCTGTTCTGAACGGAGAAATTAGGTTTGCTGTTGGGAGCGTGACACAAGCTATCAGCGATAACAATCTTAAGCTGTTGTTGAGTACAAGTAAATCTAGGAGCCAGTTCTATCCAGAAACTCCAACGGGTATCGAAAAGGGTGTACTGAACTTTAAATATAACGCGCAAACAGTTTTGTTTATTCCTAAAGAGCTTGCTGCATTTGGGCAAGAAATGTCTGCAACCCTGAAATCCGTATGCGACAGTCGTGAATATGGTAAGATACTGACTTCGCTCAGAAGAACCCAAAGCTGTTTGACTAGCGATCAGCTGAAAGAATTTATCGAAGAAGAGTATGGTTGGTATCTAGCTAATAAATAGCAAACGTTACACCGACAACGAGGAAGTAGTATGCCACTAGGATCAAAAGCCATTATGTACAATGTTACTTTCCGTAACATTATGACTAGATCTAGATGTCAAGGATATAAAAATGTTCTTGATCTTCTTATGGAAGTATGCAGAACTAGAGCCGATGGTGGCGTTATCGCTGATCGAACTGGCACGTTTCAGGGTATGATTAAGACTGAAACGGAAACGATTCCTTCAATTCCAAACAATTTCACTAAGACCTTTGAGGATATATGTAACGAACGAGCAGCTGAGCTCATCGCGACAAACAAAGAACTGATTGTCACGTGGTCTGGTGGCATCGACTCTACAGGCGTTTTGGTTTCACTGATCAAAGCTGCTGGTGCTAATACTGACCAGATCAAAGTTAAGTTTGAGCGTCGTTCTATTGACGAGAATCCAGACTTCTATAACAATCACATCAAAGACAAGCTGAACCATGAAATCTTTACAGAATACTTTCCTACAAGATGTCTTCCGAGTTCTAATCAGCTTGTGATTGGTGGTGATAATACTGCACAGATCTTTGGTATGTCAAAGACATCTTTCATGGATAATCGTTTCGATCCGTGGCAGCCATATGTTCGAAGCAAACTTTCCGATTTTGAATATAACATCTTTATGGAACAGGCGCCACTGCAATATGCAAACGCGCCATTCCCAATTGAAACGATTTTTGATTTGCATTGGTGGACTGCGTTCAGTATGAGATGGAGCAATCCACAGATTCGTATGTGGAGAGTATCTAACGACTACAACGAAGAGATGTTCAGAAACACGATACCATTCTATGGATCTCAAGATTTTCAGATCTGGAGTCTACTGAATCATGATAAGAAGGTTGGTAATGACCCAACATCATACAAGTCTGTTATTAAGGACATCATCTACGATTATGACGGCAACGATAATTATTATGATAATAAAGTTTCAGTAACTTCTGGAGCTGCGACTTCATCGGAAGATGCAGCATTCAATAACGCTGAAACGTATTCTGCAAGAATCATGAATAACGAGTTGCCAATTCTCGTAGACAATAACTTCAATCGCTACTATCGTAGCGATGTTGTTTCTAATCTGAATATGTTCGATCCTATTCTAGGCATCTTTAATGAGAGCGGAACGTTTAGCCCCGACTCTGAATGGTATAAAGAACCAGAATAATATGATTAGATGAACTTGGGTCCAAGGCACCATACAACCAATGACTTACGATTACCTTTAGTTACTGGCGTCACACGATGAATCATAAAGGACGGGAAAAGAACAGCCCGTCCTTTATGCATTGGGACTATCAGCGGTGTTTCTTCCTTACCGTTATTGATTTGAAACTCACCACCCTCAAAATCATCGTTGAGCGCGAGCGAAAGTGACAGCTTACGCGGCTCTGCATCGTTACCAAACTTTTCACCAAACGTCATATCTGTGTGCCAGTCGTATCGACCATTCGAGTCGTAGGTTGTATACTGGAACGAATCATAACCATTCAGGTGAAAGTTATAGAACTGTTCGTTTGCAGCCTGAATGATAAAGTTCAGCTTATCAAAAATCCACGCCGTATTTTCGTTTCTTTCATGAAACTTGACGTTCGACACGCGATGCTTCTCGATGTCTTCTTTTGATTGAGCACCAAACGTAACACCTTGCTCTGTACCAGATGAATCGCAATAATCAACAATAGCCTTGAGTTCTTCATCAGTAAACGCGCCGTCCCAAGTCACATAAGGGAACGTGATCTGCGAACGCTGCCAGGGATTATTGTATATTGTCGTGTATGTCAAAACTGTCTCCAGTTGCTTACAGGTTGAATACCAAGCGGGCTTGCTGTTTTATTTTTGTATGTGAGAACGACGTCTGCCGCAAGACATATACGATTTTCGTTTAGTTCTGCGAATGTAGGATTGCCTTTATCCTCACCATTCGTTTGACCAATCGTATCGTGTGGGAGCGTAGAAGGAAACACTAGCAGCTGCCCCTCGACTGGCTCAAACTGCCATGTGTATGCGTTGAACCAATCCCACGTATCGTTTTTATTATTCCATCTGATTGAGCCTGGATATGGCTCATGACGACGTTCATAGTTGAAGAAACGGATTGGGCGAACGAACGTCGTCGGAACATTTACGTAGTAAGTGAACGACACGTGTGCGTCCCCATGCGCGTGATACGGCGTTGAGTCGTCCTTCTTGATATTCATCCACGTCTTCACGAGATTGAACTCAAACTTATCCGTGTCGATGTGTAGTCGCCTTACGTATTGCTTCACGCAGTCGATAGCGAACGTGAAGAACGGATTGAACGACTCTTCATGATGGATATTGACGTGACCAGTGAACTCGTTAGAGTAACCTTCTGGCGTCATGTAGTTGAAGATCTTCTGATAAAATAGATCTTTGAACTGATCTTTCTTATCGTAATGGAACTCGCATACTAGGGTAGGGAATAGAGCATGTTCAATCATTTTTCACTCTGTAGCGATCTGAGTTTATTTAATACTGATGCTGATGCGTTCGCAGAAGTAGCTATGATTTGCTCGGCTTGTTCGCCTGTGATGAGCTGAACTTCCATCCTTGATTTAGTCGCTTCTGCTATGTATGCTGGATCATTTACCGCTTTATTGAATGCTTCGCGTAACTCGCGAACTCTGGCTGCTGGAACGCCTGGAGGAGCGATGAATGGTCTCAGTAGAATGAACTGCGTTTCGAAGATATCGAGGATAGCAAGATCTTCTTCGTTCGTAATTAGCTCAGCGAATGTAGGTACATCCTTGAAGTCTGGATGGCGAATCTTAGCGTTACCAAATTGCATCAGCGCGCGGATGCCGCTGTTAGATTCTGTCCACTGTGTCTGTGTTCTGATTCCTAATAGATTGAAGATAACTGCATCAACTTCTTTGCGTTCCAGAGCTAGTCGAGCTGCACCTGGGTTAGCGTATCCCGCAATCTGTCTGAAGTTGAGCCCTAACGAGTTTCGAATGAACTTCGTCGAGTCAGCCGATACGATACTCTCAGTGCCGACGATCAGTTCTTTTGTCTTAAACTCGCTCAGAGATTCTGTCCTGTGGGTCCATACAATGACTGCATCTTTACGCCCATCAACGGTAGACCCTAGCCAGTTGAACTTGGTAGGGTCAAACATAATCGTAGGACCACCCAAGATACCTACGAGCGGAATGTTCTTATACACTGTAGCAATCGTTCCGCCGTCGCGTGGGGCTACGTTATACATGTAATTTGTAGCGACCAAGCTAGACGCTCCAGGCATAACTTGAATGACTGGAGAAGGTTTTTCGGGAAGATATTTGGCTATGTGTGGGGCTATGATTCTAGCATTGATGTTATAGCTATCTGCAGGCGAAGGGGTAATAATACGCAGTTCTTGCGCCATCGCACTCGCAGATAGCGCCAAAAACAAAACTAATGATCTAATCATATTATTATATAGCATCCTTACTAAATAGAATCGTAACCGAAAGGATCGACGATGGACTTTTTCAAGCTCGTTGCCGAGGTTGGTTTTCCTATAGCATCTGCAATAGCAGGCGGATATTTTGTTTTCCTCACGCTTAAGTTTATTCTAGCTGGTGTTATGTCGAGTGTCAAGGGCCTTTCAGGAATTATCATGGCCCTGGATAATCGCGTAAAGACCATGAATCACGACGTCATTCGTATTGACACATTGGTTTCCAATGCGCTTGGTTTGAAGCCAGACACGGATCGTATAGCCCGTGCTGATGGTAAGAACGACGCAAGGAGAGACTAATGACTGGCGAAATCGTTAACCTGATTAATAAGTATGGCTTCCCTATCGTGGCTGCTGGCGGAATGGGTTATTTGATTTTCTATGTGTGGAAATGGGCCACGCAAGAAATCAAACCAGTTCTGTCAGAAGCAAATACAGTTCTGATCGCATTGATTGATCGTATTCGTATGTTGGATAACGATCTTATTCGCCTTAATCAAAAGGTTAATGTCGTATTAACATTACGACAGAAACAAATCGAGGAGATGAAAGATGCTCAGACTAACGACGATAGCGGTGCTGATAAGCCTAAGCAATAGTTCGTTCGCTTCTGAATTGCAATTTGGCTTTAAGAGTCCTGCGTTTAACGGCGTAGGATACTCTGCTCACGTTCTAACCATTGAGAATCTCGAACACACGCGTCGTCAGAAGATCTTTGACGATGCGAAAGCTGCTGCGGCTAAAGAAGCAGCAGATGCTAAGAATACGAACTTAGCTAAGTTTCTAAACAACTTGGAAAGTCGTATCTATGCTACGTTATCACAGAAGATAGCAGAAGAGCTTTTCAAGGATGGTGGGAACACGACAGGCACGTTTGATGTGGCGGGTAATAACATCTATTGGTCCAGCACTGGGTCAACGATTACGCTACGCATCACAGATCCTGCGGGTAAGGTAACGGAAATAGAAGTTCCATACGGGAGCTTGGCATGGTAAAAGCACTAAGTGTAATTGTAGCAAGTTTGTTGTTAGCTTCTTGCGCGACTCAAGAAAATACGAAAGATCGCATCGAAGCGATGTCCGAACCTGCGGAAATCATTACACGCAAACGTTCCAACGAGCTGATGAACTTACCGCCGCTCGATGGTCCAAAGATTCCGATTGCTGTGTATCGTTTTCCAGACATGACAGGACAACGTAAGCCAGCTACGAACTTTGCAAGTTTAAGTTCTGCTGTCACGCAGGGAGCGGAAGTGTTTCTGTTCAAGGCGCTTCATGATGCAGGAAGAGGGCAGTGGTTCCAAGTCGTAGAACGTTCTGCTCTAGAAAACTTAGTTAAGGAACGACAACTGATTCGCTCGCAGCGTGAGCTGTATGAAAAGGATCAAGCCAAGCCACTGACGCCACTTATCGTGGCAGGTATCATGCTAGATGGTGGAGTCGTTGGATATGATTCTAATATAGGAACTGGAGGTATTGGCGCTCGACTACTGGGCGTTGGTGCTACACAAGAATACCGTAAGGATGAAGTCACTGTTGTATTGCGCTTGATTTCCGTAAACACAGGCGAAGTTCTGCTATCAACTGGCGCATCCAAAACGGTTTTGAGTACGGGAGCAGGGGCTAACGTATTTAAATTCATTGATGTCGGAACTAAATCCGTAGAATTTGAAGCTGGATCGACAATCAATGAGCCAACAACTTACGCTGTACGAATCGCAATCGAGGCAGCGGTGGCCGATATGGTAAAAGAGGGAGCTAAGAAAAAGCTCTGGAGCTACAAGAAAACGAGGTAACAACCAATGAGAATTCCGAGTCTGACATTCTTGTCATTCTTGGTCATGGTTGGAAATGCAAACGCTCAACCCAATACTGTGTATGTGGAGCAAATAGGTTCAGGATCAACGATTAACTTTACACAAACGGGAACAGGTAACGCGATTGGAAATTCAACAGCGAAAGCTGTTGTGAATGGCAACAACAATACGATCACTGTAGAACAGATAGGAAATACCAACGTCGCTGCTCTCAATGCAGTCGGCGCTGGTATGAACATATCTTCTATCACTAACGGAAACGGAAACTCTGTTTCTATCGACTGTGGATCATCTGGCGATTGTACTGGATCAACGATCTCGAACACAATCACTGGTAACGGTAACTCATTAACCACAAACTCCGACAACTTGATTGATTCTACTGTGACTATCAACTCTGATAATAACACGGTAACGATCGACAACACGTCAACAGCGGTGAGCGGTGCTAAGTCTAAGATTGACATTAGCGGTGGTAACGGTAACACAGTCGCGCTCACGCAAGCGGGAGCAGCTGGAACTAACGGACACGACGCTGAGGTTAATATCTCAGGTGCTACCAACAATGTTCTAGTAAAGCAAGGTGGAAACAATGATTCCATGGTCAACGCTACAATCATTGGTTCTGGTAACACTCTGTCTATTAAGTCCAACTTACAGTAATGCTTCTGTAGGTACGGTAACAGAACAGACAGGACCGACCGAAATAAAACGTCAGACGAATGTGATTCTCAGCGCCAGGGATACTGGCGTTGAGATGCAAGATGTTATTACGACTGCGAACGCGAAAGCGAACATCACATTCAAAGACGACACCAAGGTACAAATCACAGAACATTCTAGGCTTGTTATCGACAACTTCGTCTACGACGATAGTAAGAAAACTGGTAGGCTCGGAATGAAAATGGCGTTGGGTACTATCAAGTATGCCAGTGGTCAGATAGCGAAAGCTAATCCTCAACAAGTAACAATCGAAACTCCTACTGCGACCATCGGCGTTCGTGGTACGGACTTTTCTGGGACCGTAGATGAGATTGGGCGTTCGACTATCATTCTCCTTCCTTCATGCCCAGTCGGATGGAGAAACATTCAGCGTGATTGTGTGGTAGGATCTATTACGGTTACAACGGATATGGGAACCGTGGTACTCACTCGTGCGTTTGAAGCGGTGAACGTACAAACGCGAATGGCCCAACCCAAATCGTCGATACTGAATCTTTCGCTGGATCAAATTAATAATCTAATCATCGTAAGTCCGCCAGCCTCTGTGCGAACAGAAACGGCTGCTGTTCGCACAAGAAACTTACTCGACGATGACCTTTTAGGTAAAGATTTTCTAAAGTACGATGAGCTCGACAAGAATCAGCTCGACGAGTATCGAAAACTAGATGAAAACTTTTTGGATAAAGACTATCTCTATAACTTTCTAGACGTAGCTGGTACGCAACTATTGACTAACGAGCTCGCTGAGTTCAATGCAATGTTACCTAAATATGACGCAAGGAGTGGGCTAAAGTATTTCGTAGAAAACGATGCAGTCACATTGTATCGTGAAACTGTGAATGCGTTCGCCAGCGTTACTGTGCCAATGTATGATAGCATGACTTTGCGATTGAGTCAAGAAGGCTTGGAAATCAAACAAATCGTTAACTCAGCCGGAACAACAACGATCACTATTAGACAGAGTAACTAATCATGAAATCATTACTAGCTCTGCTTTTCTTAACGATTTCTGCTAATGCGCAGCAGATCAATAACGCAACAGTGAATGTAATCGGAAACAATCAGAATGTTATTATTAATCAATCTGGCGTTGGTCACAACGCTAATCTTAATCTTTATGGCAATGACATACCTGTTAGTGTTACTCAGTCAGGCTCTACTCCGCAGTCTTTTAATCTTAGCATTACCTGCTATAGCAATTGTTCTAACGCTCCAACTGTGGTTAATCAATACTGACAATGGAAAAAATTGGTCAATACCTAACAAGCACATGGTCAGCTGTTATCTCAGCGATAATCCTGCTGGGCGTATATGTGTGGAATCCCAGCGCCGTTGAGATACTAAGGCTGAAGACGTTCGACTATCTCATATCGACGTTACAGCCTAAAGAGTCAGAAGAAATCATCATCGTCGAGTTTGGTGAAAAGTCCGTAGAGCGATTTGGTCAGTGGCCATTCGATAGACGCGATATCGCTAAAACTGTTCAAGCCCTTCGTGAGAACGATGCTGGCGTTATTGTTGTTCCCATCCTTATGTCCGAGAAGGACAGAGCTGGTGGTGACGCAAAGTTAATTGAAACGATCAAAGATAATGGAGTAGTCCTTGCTCAAACCCCTACTAATCAAAACACTAAGCCTGATGCAGTACGCCGCGGAGTCGCTGCTATCGGTCCTACTGATCCTCGCAGCTATACTTTTCGCTGGAACGGTGGATTACGCCCTCTGGATGAGTTGGCAGGGTCTGCTCAAGGGGTCGGGGTTCTCGCTTCTGTCCCCGAAGTCGATGGTGTTGTTCGTCGTCTCCCTCTACTTGTTACTATTGCAGGCAATCTGTATCCATCTCTACCTATTGAAGCGATTAGAGTTTGGTCCGATGATAAAAGCTATCAAGTCAAAACTAGCGAAGCGGGAATAGAGTTCGTACGCATTCCAGCAGTTCCACCTATCGCTACAGACGAGCGCGGTAGAGTATGGCTATCATGGAATAACAAGTTTACTAGAATCGACGCAACAGAAATAGATCAGAGAGTTCAAGGAAAGCTAGTCATCCTTGGCGTCTCGATTGAAGGTGTCGGCGGGATTATCGGCACCCCAGCGGGCGAAAAGTGGAGTCATGAAGTTCAAGCATCTGCGTTGCAAACTTTGATAGATGGATCGTCGATAACACGAGTGTCTTTTGCGACGATAGTCGAGCTGCTCGTTCTATCTGGTATGCTAGGATTATTGCTTGTTCTTGTGCCAAGAACGTCTGTTTTATGGACTGCGCCATTATATCTAGCATTTATTGGGATCTCCGCATATGGTTCGTACTACATGTTCAAAGAACATATGCAGCTCTGGGATGCCAGTTATTTATTGTTAGCAGGCACAGCGAGCTTTGGTCACTTAGTATATAACAACTTCGCTCGCGAGAACAGACTGAAACTACAAATCAAAAAGCAGTTCGGAACGTATCTGTCACCAGCGATGGTCGAAAAGCTGCAACAGAATCCTGACCTACTCAAGTTAGGTGGAGAGACTCGCGAGCTTTCAATTATGTTCACTGACGTTCGCGGCTTCACTGCTATCAGCGAGCATTACGGAAGCGACGTTCAGGGATTGACGCGCATCATGAATCGTTATATGACAGCGATGACTCAAAAGATCCTTGAGAATAACGGAACGTTGGATAAGTACATTGGCGATGCGCAGATGGCATTTTGGAACGCACCCCTAGACGATCGCGATCACGCTAAGAACGCAGTCAAAACTGCATTGGAGATGTTAGATGACTTGGATAGATTCAATAATGAGATCTCTGTGGAAGGAGTTCCCCCGTTTGGTATGGGTCTCGGTATTAACTCTGGTTCTGTGGTCGTTGGTAACATGGGCAGCTCTCAGCGTTTTGATTATACATGCCTTGGTGACTCTGTAAATCTAGCTTCACGTCTCGAAGGTCAGTCTAAGCCCTATCACGTCAAGATGATCATTGGCGAACGTACCGCTGAGCTTCTGAACGGCGACTATCCGCTCGCAGAGCTAGATTGCATCGCGGTCAAAGGTAAAACTAAAGGCGTCAAGATATACACGATCGTTCCAGGAACAGGCATACAGCGCGAGCATCTCAAGAATCACAACAAGTTCATAAAGGCTTATCGATATCAGGACTGGGAGAACGCTCTATTCTATTTGAAGATTCTTAGAGGCGCGTTCAACAAAGAACTCGACGAGTACTATGCTATGATGGAGGAGCGTATCGCAGAACTACGCGTCGCTGATTTGCCTAAAGATTGGGATGGCGTATACAGGGCTACATCGAAATGATATAAATAGGGGAGCACAACTATGGAGCTCCCTGATGGCAACAATATCATCAAGACAAGCATTTAAGGACTATGTTCTGCGCCGTCTTGGCTATCCAGTAATCGACATTAACGTAGACGACGAGCAGGTAGAAGATCGTATCGACGATGCCCTGCTCAAGTTCCGCGACTATCACTACGACGGATCAGAGCACGTTTACCTGCCGTATCAGGTTACAGCTCAAGATAGAGTTAACAAGTACATCACGCTACCTGAAGAAATCATTGGCGTGACTCGTATTTTTGATATCAACGATTCATACAATGCGATGAATCTGTTCAATATCCGTTATCAGCTTCACCTTAACGAACTGTTTAACATTTCCAGCGTATCGGTTACACCATACGTTGTTGCGATGCGTCACATCGAGTTTCTCGAGGAAGTGTTCGTAGGTAAGAAACCTATCCGTTTCAATCGTCACATCGACAGGCTCTATATCGACATGAAATGGGACGAAGACGTACAGGTTGGTCAGTTCATTATCATCGACTGTTATCGCGGCGTTGATCCAGAAGTTTACACTGACGTCTGGAATGATAGGTGGCTGAAGCAATATGCGACTGCGCTTGTTAAACGTCAGTGGGGTGAGAACCTTAAGAAGTTCGAGGGTATGAATCTTCCAGGCGGCATCACGTTCAATGGTCAAAAGATCTGGGAAGAAGCGACTGCAGAAATCGAAAAGATGGATTCAGAAGTTATCAACAACTACTCGCTACCAGTCACTGATATGATCGGATAACGATGACAACGAACAAATACTTCCGTCCCTTCACGTATGCGCGCGAGCAAGACGTAGCTGAAGACTTGATCATCGAGTCAATTAAGATTCATGGCATTGACGTGAAGTATTTGCCAAGAACGCTGGGTGACGTAGATGCGCTTCTAGGCGAAGCTCCTAACTCGTCGTTCAGCAATGCTGTCGATATTGAAATGTATATTAAGAACACACAGCAGTTCGAAGGTGAAGGTGATTTCCTTTCCAAGTTCAATCTGGAAATCCGCGATCAAATCACTTTCGTTATGGCTCGTAAACGCTGGGAACAAGTATCCAACGAAAAGGTTCTGACTGAAGTTGGTTACAACATTCAGATGGAAGACGCTGATACAGGGCGTTGGGCTAACTCAGTCGCGCTCCGTCTAGAAGCTGGATCAGCTAACGGCTATGTTCTTACATCACCGCGCCCGTTCGAAGGCGACTTTATCTATTTTCCGCTGAACAAGAAGCTGTATGAAATTAAGTTTGTCGAGCACGAAAACATCTTCTATCAGCACGGCAAGCTCTACACATATGAGCTGACCTGCGAACTCGTAGATCGTATTGGCGACCTGCAGCTCAATACAGGCAACACAGAAATCGATGCTATCGAAGATCGTTACAGCATGGATATTCTGAACTATCAGATCACTCTCGAAAGCGCAGACGGATCTGTTCTAAACGAAGATGGTGAGTCGATTCTGTGGGAATACAGAGTCGAGACACAATCAGTTACAGCCAACAACGAATACTTCACGCAGCAGTCGTTCGATTATATCGACTTCAGCGAACGTAACCCATTCTCTGAAGTGGATCGCTACTAATGTTTGGATCACAGTTTTATCACAACACACTTCGAAGATACGTTATCATGTTTGGCAACATGTTCAACGATATCGTCGTTCGTCGCTATGACTCTACTGGTAAGAATACGAAAGCGATTGCTGTTCCTTTGTCATACAGCCCAAAGGAAAAGTTCCTCGTTCGTATTACACAGGATCCTAACCTAGATCAACAGGTAGCTATTCAGCTTCCTAGACTAGGGTTTGAGATTACCGCTATCAACTACGACTCGACGCGCAGACTGAATGCACACAATCGCAACGTTAAAATCGTCAGCGATAAGAACAAGTTAGACTATAACTACGCGCCAGTTCCGTATGATATCAACTTCAATCTGTATTCGTATGTTCGTAACGCCGATGACTCAGCGCAGATCATGGAACAGATTGTGCCATATTTTGGCCCTGAGTGGACAAACAGCGTTCGTATCATTCCGCAAACTGACGTGACGCTAGACATTCCAACAGTGCTAAACAACGTCACGATTGAGGACACATACGAAGGTGATTTCAATACTCGTCGTGCATTGATCTATACGTTTGACTTCACAGTCAAAGGTTACTTCTACGGACCAGTGCGTCGCCAGGGAGTTATCAAACGCTCTCAAATCGACTTTGGTATCGTATCTGGAAACGCTGGCAACAAGATCACGCTGGAAGACGTATCCAACACTGGACGCAGTTCTCGTATTGTTGTTCGTCCTGGTCTACTGGCTAATGGCAGCCCAACAACTAACAGCGCAGCATCGATTCCTTATACACAGATTGACGCAGACGACGATTACGGTTTCTGCTCAAACACATTTTTCTATTTGGACGGATTGAAGTATAATCCATCAACGGGGCAAGATCAATGAGCGAAAAAACGAACTTTGAAATGAGCGTTGAGCAAGCTCTAGGATTACCCGACTCTCCACCGATGGCTCAAGCTGTTGCACCTATCGAGGTGAACCAAAATGCTGACATCGATGACGACTTTGCTACGGCGCGCAATAACTTGCATCAAATCATTCATAAGGGTAATGATGCACTGGAAGAAGCGCTCATCGTCGCAAAAACATCAGAGCATCCTAGAGCATTCGAAGTCGTGGGACAGCTTATCAAGACGCTCGTTGACGCTAATAAGGATCTACTTGACATCCAGAAAAAGCTGAAGGATCTTAAGAAGACTGAGGATGAGAAAGCTCCTCAGTCGGTACAAGCACAGAATGCAATCTTTGTAGGTAGCGCCGCTGAGCTTCAGCAGCTGATTAATGGTAGGAAATGATGGGCGTTAAAACGTATCTTGGTAACCCTAATCTAAAAGCTGCTGGAGTTGTACACCAATACACGAAGGAAGAAGTGGAAGAGTACATCAAGTGCTCTAAGGACATAGAATACTTCGCGCGCAAGTACATCAAGATCGTCAACGTTGACCGCGGTCTCATTCCATTTGAGATGTGGGATTTCCAGGCGGAAATGTTGCATACGTTTGCCAACAATCGCTTTTCTATATGCAAGCTCCCTCGTCAGGTTGGTAAGTCAACTACTTCTATCGCATACATCCTGCATCTAGTTTTGTTCACTGACATGCAGAACGTTGCTATCCTCGCGAACAAGGGCGCGCTCGCGCGAGATTTGTTAGCCAAGTTGCAGCTCGCGTACGAGTATCTTCCCAAGTTCCTTCAACAGGGTGTTGTTACGTGGAACAAGGGTAACATTGAACTTGAGAACGGCTCTAAGATCGTAGCGGCCGCGACTTCTTCTAGCGCCATCCGCGGTGGATCGTACAATCTGATTTTCCTTGACGAGTTCGCGTTCGTTCAACGTAACCTAGCTGACCAGTTCTTTGCTTCTACGTATCCTACGATTTCTTCTGGTAAGACGACCAAGATCATTATCGTATCTACGCCGAACGGCATGAATCACTTCTTCAAGATGTGGGTTGATGCCACTGAGGGTCGTAGTGAGTATAAGCCAATCGAGATCCACTGGTCAGACGTTCCTGGTCGCGACGAGGAGTGGAAGAAGCAAACCATCGCGAACACCAGCGAAGAGCAGTTCCGCCAAGAGTTCGAGTGTGAGTTCATTGGTTCGTCCCATACGCTGATCCATCCGATGAAACTACGTGAGCTGACTTGGAATCAGCCGTCTAAGGATAGATTTGGTTTGGACATATATGAAGCACCAGATCCTCGAAAGTTATACATAGCCGTATTTGACGTTTCGGAAGGTGTAGGCGGAGACTACTCTGCTCTATCCATATTCGATGTGACGCAGTATCCGTATAAACAAGTGGCTAAGTATCGAAGCAAAGAAATATCACCACTCATGTTCCCAGACGTGATCTGTCGTTTTGGTAAAATGTATAACAATGCATGGGTCTTAGGCGAAACTAACAACATCGGTCAACAGGTCGTGCAATCGTTGTTTATGGACCTTGAGTACGAAAACGTGGTAGCGACGTTCACTAAGAACAAGAACATCAAAGTAGGTGGCGGTTTTAGTACTCGTTCTGCGTTCGGTGTTCGTACCACGAAAGCGGTCAAGAAGATTGGTTGTTCGAATCTGAAAACTATCGTAGAGAGCAACAAACTTCTCATAACCGATTTTGACACGATTGAAGAGTTGACGACTTTCGTAGAAACTAAAGATACGTATAAAGCTGAAGAAGGGTGTCACGACGATCTAGCTATGACTCTGGTGTTGTTTGGTTGGCTTATTACACAGCCGTATTTCAAAGATTTGACCAACAGCGATATCCGCAGAAGTCTAGCTCAAGAAACTATGAAAGAAGTTCACGACGACCTACTCCCAGTAGGTTTCATTGATGATGGAGGTGTTTCACAATCTATGGAAGACCCATTTGGTGGCGATAACGACTTCAGACTATCATAAAGCCTTCTTTTTATAAATAAAACGAGTAGGATTTAGGCGCGAAGAATCTATACCTTCGTTTTTACAAAGGAGATAAGTCCGATGGGTTTCCAAATTTCTCCAGGCGTTAATGTAAGTGAGATCGATCTCACAACAATTATCCCTGCCGTTTCAACCACGACTGGAGCGTTCGCAGGACATTTCAAGTGGGGTCCTGTTGGACAGCGCGTTTTGCTGGATTCAGAAGATTCTCTAGTAAGAAACTTTAACATCCCAAACAGCAACGTTGCTTCAGACTTTTTTACAGCTGCAAACTTTCTTGCATATGGTAACTCTCTATATGTCGTTCGTGTTATTAACGAAAGCGGTGTAGCATCTTCGAACACTTCGCGTGGTAGAAACGCTACAACTGCTATCGGTAATACTAAAAACACGATCATTAAGAATGAAGACGATTATGAAAATAACTATTCGTCAGGTATTAGCAGTGTTGGTAGCTGGGTAGCGAAGTATCCTGGTCAACTAGGTAACAATCTTCGTATTTCAGTTTGCTTGACTGCAAACGCATACGAAAGTACCCTAAGCGGAACAGCTACTCGTGGTTATGCTCTTGGTGGAACATTCCTTTCTGCTGCTAACAGTGCACCACTTGCAATTTCTGTATTCACAGTAACAACCAACTCAACAGGATTCCTTACAAGCCTTACAGCTAACACTAAGACTGTAGCGGTTTCTGCTAATCTTGTGAGCCAAATTAACACTGGTGATTATCTAATCTTTAGTACTCGCGGTGGAACAACACAAAGACAGGTTACAGCTCGTTCTTATTCAGGCGCTAACTCTACTACACAGGCTGTATCTCTTACGCTTGCAGCAGGAGCTTCAAGAGCTGGATTTACAAACGGTACGATTGCTGTTACAGCAGTTAAGTATGGTTGGTATTCTCCTGGTGCTTATGGAACAGGAACGATCACGTTCTCGAACAATAGCACGACTGTAACATCAACAGCCAATATCGCAAGTAAACTTACAGTTGGCGATATTATTGTTGCTGGTCCAGATAGAACAATCGTAAAGGTTGGTTCTATTGCAGCTAACGGTCGTACTATTACTCTTCAGTCAAAGTATGTTGGTAATACAGCAACTCAGTCATTAACGAGCACAACTCGTCGCTGGGAATTCTTTGATTATGTTCCATCTGCTCCAGGAACTTCTGCAGAAGCCGCACGTTATGGCGGTTCTGGCGATGAAATGCATATCATCGTCGCAGACGAAGATGGTGGAATCACAGGAGTTGCTAATACAATTCTTGAAGTGTTCCCTAATCTTTCTAAGGCTTCGGGTGCTAGAGGTGAAGATGGCACAAATATTCACTACTACAGATATGTAAACAAAAACTCTCGTTGGGTATGGTGGGCTGCTCATATCTCTGGTATCGATGGTTCAAAGAACATCAATTCTGGATTCAACTGGGGTTCAGGTGCACAGTCTCGACCAGTTAACGCGAGCTTTGTACACGGTCGTGACGGCGCAGCACCCAGAGCAGCAGATTATATCAACGGATACAACATGTTTAGATCAGCTGAATCTGTTGATGTGTCGTTGATTCTAGGTGGTGCTTCTGATACTACACGTGCTGTTCATATCATCAATAACATCACCGAGTATCGTAAAGATTGTATTGCAGTCTTTTCACCACGTCAGGCAGACGTTGTAAATAACAGTGGATATGCTGGATCAGAAGTAGAAGATATCGTAGCGTTCCGTAATACGCTTCCTTCATCTTCATATGCTGTGTTGGATACAGGTTGGAAGTATCAGTACGATAAGTACAACGATATCTTCCGTTATGTGCCTGCAAACGGCGATACGGCTGGTACAATGGTTCGTACAGATATCGAGCGCGATCCATGGTTCTCACCTGCTGGATATAATCGTGGTCAGATCAAGAACGTGATCAAGCTGGCCTTCAATCCAAACAAGAGCGAGCGTGATCAGCTTTACAAGAACGGCATCAATCCAATCACCACATTCCCAGGTGAAGGAACGATTCTGTTCGGTGACAAGACGCTGCTGACTAAGCCATCAGCTTTCGACCGCATCAACGTTCGCCGTCTGTTTATCGTTCTTGAGAAGGCGATTGCAACTGCTGCTAAGTATACGCTGTTTGAGTTCAACGATGCGTTTACTCGTGCTCAGTTCAAGGCTCTCGTAGAACCATTCCTACGTGACGTTCAGGGTCGTCGTGGTATCACGGACTTCCGTGTAGTTTGCGACGAAACAAATAACACAGCAGAAGTCATTGACCGTAACGAGTTCATTGGTGACATTTACATCAAGCCAGCTCGCTCGATCAACTTCATCCAGCTGAACTTCGTAGCAGTTCGCACAGGTGTCGACTTCACTGAAATCGTAGGAAAGTTCTAATAGGCGAACTAAATACTAGAAAGGATAGGGAGAAAACATATGCCCTTTAATGTGTCAACATTCGCCGCAAGAGGACTACCATACGGAGGCGCAAGACCATCTCTTTTCGAGGTGTTCTTGACGCTTCCGCCAGGAATTGCTGAACCTGCAGCTGAAGCGCAATTTACCTTCGTTTGTAAGGCTACATCACTTCCAACATCTACTGTAGGCGAAATTCAAGTACCTTACTTTGGTCGTAAGGTAAAGATGGCTGGTAACCGCACGTTTGAAAACTGGCAGGTTACAGTAATGAACGACGAAGACTTCCTGGTTCGAAACGCTTTCGAACTGTGGAGCTCTTACATTAACTCTCACGAAAACAACCTTCGTGATCCATCAGTAATTACAGAGCAGGGTCTAGCATCTTATCGCACAACTGCTACAGTACGTCACTATGCTAAGACGGGCGTCTTTGCTGGTGGCACTTCATCAGGCGATGCTGCTATTCCAACTCGTCAGTATACATTCGTGAACATTTTCCCACTCAACGTTGGTAACATCGAACTGAACTGGGAAACAACTGATGCTATCGAAGAATTCACTGTAGAGTTTGCCTACGATTACTGGACTGTTGACGCCGACGTTAACGGTAGGGTGATCGATACCTAATTGGTCGCCGATTCGTTATAAATTAAATTGAAGGAACATAAATGGCGATCGAATTATTTGGCTTCCGCATTGGAGGGAACGATGACGCTGCTGAAAAGCAAGCGATTCAAGTCCCTTCATTTGCTCCACCTCCTAATACAGACGGCGCGATGGAAGTCGCGCCTGGTGGCGCATACGGCACATACGTTGATCTAGAAGGCACAGCTAAGAACGAAGCAGAACTCGTAACTCGATACAGAGAAATGTCAATGTATCCTGAGTGCGAGTCTGCGATCGATGACGTCGTGAACGAAGCTATCATTTCGAACGAACATGATGATCCAGTTTCACTCAATCTTGATAAGTTAGAACAACCTGAGAGCGTAAAGAAACGCATTCAGGAAGAGTTCAAAGAAGTGCTAACGCTTCTTGATTTCAATAACATGGCTTATGAAATCTTCCGTCGTTGGTATATCGACGGGCGTTTGTTCTATCATATCATGATCGACACGAAGCAGCCACGCAAGGGCATTCAGGAGCTTCGTTACATCGATCCTCGCCGTATCCGTAAGATTCGTCAGCCGCTTAAGAGAACACCAGTTGTTGGTCAAAACTCTAAGTTGATTGCTCCTGCATACGAAGAGTATTTCCTATTCAATCCAGCAGGTCTTTCATCTGGTACGCTTACACAGGGCGTAAAGATTTCGAAGGACGCTATCTGTTATACTCACAGCGGTTTGCTCGACGCTCGTAACCGCATGGTTCTGTCGCATCTTCACAAAGCGATCAAGCCACTTAACCAGTTGCGTATGCTCGAAGACGCGGTAGTTATCTATCGTCTCGCGCGCGCACCCGAGCGTCGTATCTTCTACATTGACGTTGGTAATCTTCCCAAAGCAAAAGCTGAACAGTATGTTCGAGACATGATGGTTCGTCATAAGAATCGTCTGGTCTACGATGCGAACAACGGCGAAATCAAAGACGCTCGTAAGTTCATGACTATGCTTGAGGATTATTGGCTCCCACGCCGCGAGGGTGGACGTGGTACGGAAATTACCACGCTGCCTGGCGGTGAGAATCTTGGGCAGATGGATGACGTAGATTACTTCCGTAAGAAGCTCTACAAGTCTCTGTCCGTTCCTATATCGCGCCTTGAACCAGATGGTCAGTTTTCGCTTGGTCGTCAAGGTGAAATCACGCGCGACGAAGTAAAGTATGCTAAGTTCATCGAGCGCCTGCGCGATCGTTTTACACATCTGTTCGACAATCTACTTGAGATTCAGCTTCTACTCAAGGGTGTAATGACCCGTGAAGAGTGGAAGCAAATGAAGAATGATATCAAGTATGATTTCCAGCGTGATAACTACTATGCTGAAATCAAAGAACAGGACATGTTGAACAATCGACTTGCTGTTCTTGGTATTGTTGACGCATACGTTGGTAAATATTACTCAGTCGAGTGGATCCGCAAGAACGTTCTTCGTCAGACAGAAGACGAGATGAAAGAGATGGATCAGCAGATGGCTGCGGAAGGTGAGGTACAAGCCGCAGCCGATGAAGAGCAAGCACAAACTCAAATGCAGCAACAACAGATGCAGCAAGACGCTGAAATGAATTCTGCTAACAATCAGGCTAAGCAAGCTCAAAAAGAAAAGTCTACTCCGCAGAAACTTGAAATCAAAGTCAAGCACGAAGTTCCTGGCGCAAAGAAAGTAGCAACGAAGGAAGAAACTGTTCCATTCGTACCAAAGGCGCTTACGGAAGATGACAAGAAACTCATTGAAAGCATCACTCGTGCTATCGAGAAAGTTTCTAAAGAAGACATTAACGATGCTGAAGAAGAGATCAAGGATGCTATCTAACAATGAAGGAACTAGAAAAGGCGCAGATTCTATCCATAGCCGCTAAGTTCGCTAAGGCGGAAGCGGATGAACTGCGTCGTTCGTTCCTTGAGAATAGTTTCTCTGAAGTAGATAAAGCTAAACTCCTTTCTATCGCGTCAAAGTTCGCCAAGCAAGAAGCGAACGAAATCAAGCGCGAAATCCTAGAACAGATCAAAACTCTCTCAGAGTCTAACGGTGTGTTAGAGCTGAAAGAAGTTCGTTTGCGTGGACCAGCAGGAAAGCAAGGTCTACGTGGCGAAATTGGTCCTCAGGGTCTCACAGGTCTTAAAGGTGACAAGGGTGATCTTGGTGAACAAGGTCCAGCTGGTCTTATGGGTCTGCGTGGTCCAAAGGGTGAAAAAGGAGATAAGGGTCAACCAGGTGAACGTGGGCCGATGGGCCCTGCTGGTCCAGCAGCAGATATCAGCCCGCTAGAAAAGAAACTAGATCAGTTCATCGAAGCAGCAGAAAAGCGTATCTCACGTATCGCGTTCTCAGCAGCTATGGGTATGGGTCGCAGCCCAGGATCTGGTGAAGTCAATCTTAAGAAACTCGATGACGTTGATTACAGCAGCTTGAGATCAGCGGCTAATGGTCAGGTGCTGATCTATAACTCGTCAACAGGTAAGTGGCAAGCTGGAAATGCCAGCGGAACTTCGTCTAATACAATCGCCACAGTTTCTACTGCGCAGTTTGGTAGTCTCGACGAAAACGATACAGTCGTTATTGGTGTAACTGGTGGAGTCATTACATCTAACACTGTAGGAACGTTGCTTACGCTTATCAGTGATCTCCAAGCTCGCGTAGCCGCGCTGGAAAATCCATGACGATAACGGTTACAGTTTCCAACACAACATTCACACAGCTAAGAAGCAAAGTCAATGAAGTCATTGGCGTTGTGAATACGCTTGGGACTGGAAACGTTTCCAACACATATTTGCAAGCAACATTTGCGACTAAGGCTTATGCAGCTTCTAATACAGCTGTAAGATTGTTAATCAGTGATCGTGTGCAGGTATCTAACGCGGCAGCAACATATCAAACAAAAGCCGTCGAACGCGCAGCGTTAGCTAACACAAACTCTTTTATCGCAACTCGTGCGACATGGAGTGCTGTTACTGGTACTAATACAGCTCTTCGTATACTTATCAGCGATAGAATTCAAGTAGCCAACGTCGCAGCTAGATACGCTACGAAAGCATATGCAGCTTCTAACGCATACGTCAAATTAGTATTAGCTAACACTAACGCATATATTGCTGCTGTAGCCGCGTCATCTGGTGGAGGCAATGGGGTAATACTGACTAGTCTTTCATCTAGTCTTATTCCATCATCTAATGTTAACTTTGACCTTGGTAGCCCTACTAAGAGATGGCGTTCGCTTTATCTGTCTAACAACACGATCTATCTTGGTACAGCAAGAATCACGGTTGGTACTAACAACAACATCGTATTCATTGCAAACAATCAACCCGCTAGAATTGAAGCTGCTCAGCTCGTTGTTACAGCAAATACGCCTAGCTCGTTTGAAAGCCTTACGATCACGAATCTCGTATTGAACAACGTTCTCGGAACTCAGTACGGTGGCACGGGTAAGTCTTCATTGACACAGAACGGTGTGATGTACGCTTCTAACAGTACAGCATTCGCTTTTGCAACAGGATCTAATGGTAAGATTATGCAGATTGGTTCTAATGGCGTTCCTAAGTTTGACGATGTGGATGGAGGTTCATTTCCGTAATGTCAGACGGTTATGTTTATGATAAATCTGTAGAAATGGTTGCGCTGAATCAGTATATGGAACAGCAGCAAGAACAAATCAACGTGTTACAGCAAGAGCTACTATTACTGAAGACCAAGAACGCCATGCTAGAAAAAGAGCTAGCCGAAGTCAAAAGTATAAATAGCGATTATAAAGACCAAATAAGAAACCTGACCGCTGTAAAACAAAGGAAAACTTTAAGCAGCAATTTGTCAGCCAACAGAGGTATAAGAAATGCCATCGGTAATTAAAATCAAAAGAAGCACGACGCCTGGATCTGCGCCGTCATCTCTGGCCGCTGGTGAAATCGCCGTCAACATTCCCGATCGTTTGCTGTTCGTAGGCGATGGTTCTTCGATCTATCGTATTGGCGCTCAGTATCTTTCAGTTGCTAACGCAGCTTCTATCTATCAAACCAAAACGGTTGAGCGTGCTGCTCTCGCTAATACCAATGCCTTCATTGCAACGAAACTTAATACGACTACGTTCAATTCTGCATTGGCGAATACGAACTCATACATTGCTACTCAAGCAAGTCGTATTACGCTTGTTAACACCAATCTTACAGGAACAAACACTGCGCTTCGTACGCTTATCAGCGATCGTCTGCAAGTTGCCAACGCAGCCACTCTGTATGCTACGAAAGTAAGCCCAACGACTTCAGGTGTTCTTGCTCATACAGGTCGTGCTACAATCAGCACCAATCTAACTGTATCTGGTAATACAACAGTTGTAGGTCTTAGAGCTAACAACTCTCTTGGTACAGCAGGTCAAGTTCTTAAAACTAACGGAACCTCTGCATATTGGGATGCTATTGGTTCGCAAACTCAGTATCTGCAAGTTTCTAACGCTAACGCAACATTCGCTACAAAATCTAATCCATCGACTTCAGGTTTCTTCAACCACACCGGCCGTTTATCTATTGGCACAAACCTTGCTGTTTCTGGTAACACTCGAATCAGCGGTTCAACAATCATCGATGGCGATCTAACAGTTGAAGGTGGTGTAACATACATTTCATCTTCGACACTGAACGTAGATGACTCGCTGATCAAACTTTCTTCTAACAACGCAGCTGACATTGTAGATACAGGTTTCTATAGTAAGTATGTCGCTTCAGCTACAACTAAGTATGCTGGTGTATTTCGTGATGCTACAGATGGTATCTTTAAGGTGTTCTCTGAATCACAAGCTGAACCAACAACGACCGTTAACGTAGCAGCCACAGGATATGCTCTAGCGCAACTTGATGCTATTATTGACGGCGGAACTTACTAACTAATTATTGCACAGATGAGCGACAAGGTTTCGCTCATCTTTCCTTTCTAGGAGTTTATTGTGCCATCTACTATTCGAATCAAGCGCAGCTCTGTCGCTGGTAAGAAACCAACGACATCTGACATTTCTACTGGCGAGCTTGCTCTAAACACAAAAGACTTCAAGCTCTTTTCTTCCAACGGTACTGCAATATTTGAGCTTGCTAATGCTAGTGCGTTAGCGAATACGAACAGTCGCATTGGTTTGCTCAATACGAATCTAACGGGCACAAACACTGCTCTTCGTACGCTCATCAATGCTCGTTTGCAAGTATCTAACGCAACAACATTGCTTGCTGCGAAAGCATCATGGGCTGGATTAACTTCTACCAATACTGCGCTTCGTACGCTCATCAGCGATCGACTTCAAGTCGCAAACGCTGCAGCGACCTATCAAACAAGAGCCATTGAACGTGCAGCTCTAGCTAATACCAACTCTTCGATTGCTACTCAAGCAACTCGCGTAACTTTGGTCAACACCAATCTTACTGGTACGAACACTGCGCTGCGTACTCTAATTAATGCTCGTCTGCAAGTATCTAACGCTACCACGTTACTTGCATCAAAAGCATCATGGGCTGGATTAACAGCTACTAATACAGCACTAAGAACTCTTATCAGTGATCGTTTGCAAGTTGCGAATGCTTCTGCCATATATGCACCAAAAGCGAGCCCGACGTTTACTGGTACAGTAAGCGCGCCTGTTATTTCAGTAACACAATCATCTGGTGATGAAGGTGGACAAATCGATTTGGCTATTGCTGCTACTAACACCACATTAACAGGTGGGGTTGCGATCGACATATATCAAAATAGACTTAGGATTTTTGAGAAAGGTGGCACTAATCGTGGTGCATACATTGATCTCACTGCTGCAACCGCAGGTGTAGGATCTAATCTTTTGTCTGGCGGTGGTGGTGGTGGTACAATCACACTAACGAAAACTGCAATCAAAGATCTAACTCAAAACGATCAAGTTGTTACTAACGTTAGTTCAGGCGTTTATGCAAACACTGTAGTTGATAATTCGTTATTGAATTTAAGAGCAACGTGGGCTGGATTAACAGCTACTAATACAGCACTAAGAACTCTTATCAGTGATCGTTTGCAAGTTTCTAACGCAGCAACATTGTATGCTACGAAATCAAATCCTGCCACATCTGGAGTATTAGCGCATACAGGTCGTGCTACAATCAGCACCAATCTAACTGTGTCTGGCAACACTACTTCGGGTCGTTATATTTTACCAAGTACAGGGGTTTCGGCTCGTAACAACGGAGCTGACGGATGGATGTTTGAAGGCACTGGATATGTCTATCACAACCAATCTGGACCAACATATTCTCAAACAAGAATCATCGCGCGTGCTGGTATCAGCGATGATACTAACCAAACTCTAACTTTATTTGGCGGAGTCAACGGTTCTACGACAATCAACGGTCTTCTTGCAGCCGCAGGTAGAGCTACGATTGGTACGAATCTAACTGTATCAGGAAATACAACGCTTAATGGTACGACCACAGATAACTCCAATGCGCTATCTCAAACGCTGACAGATGCAGCAACCATCGCTTGGAACACGGCTTCAGGACGCGTCGCTAGCGTAACTCTGACTGCTTCTCGTACCATGGGTGCTCCTACTAATTTAAAGATAGGAACTTACATTCTGAACGTAATTCAAGGTGGCACAGGGAGTTATGGTATCACATGGAACTCTGTGTTCAAGTGGCCTGCTGGTGTAGCTCCCTCACTCAGCACAGCAGTAGGTGCTAGAGATTTGTTCACATTTTATTCTGACGGAACGAACCTTTACGGATCTTATCTGCCAGACGTTAAGTGATTTTATAAATAGATTCACAAGATTAAGGACTTCACTATGGAACAGATTTACACAGCAATTCACTCAGCAGCCGAACAAGACGCGAACAGATTCCGCGACGCTATTGGTGCTGCTCTGAGTGCTAAGATTGCAGATGCCCTTGAGCTAAAGAAAATAGAAATCGCAGCTAGTATGTTAGCTCCACAAGAAGAGCACTCAGCAGATCAGGAGATCGATACAGATGAAGACGTTTAAACAACTGCGAGAAGCCTTCAAGAAGGAAGAAAACCCAGAAGCTAAGGCTCTTCGTCCACGTGCACAAGGCGAAAAAGATTTCTATGACTCGCACACGCGTGAGGTAACAGACTATCCAGTAAAGAGCGCTGGTAGGGAAATGAAGCAAGGCGACCATCATCCAGAAAATGGTGATCGTTCTCCCATTCAGCAGGGTACATCAAAGCTAGCCGATAAGTCAGGATTCAAGGGAAGCAAGACGCCACTCACTCGCGCTGACAAAACTCAGGGTGATTTCAAGCCACTCAAGATTTCTCCTTCTGCTGTTAAAGTTCCTGGATTCGCAGAATCAGTTTTCGTTAGTCGCCCTATCATCAACGAATCAGATGAAGACGTTATGGAGTTCGAACTTCTTAACGGCGACGTAATTGAAATCAACGCTGACATCTATAACGCAGTGCACGAAGTGTATCATAATCTGAGCACAGGTAATCAAGTCGTATTCAGATCTGCTGTTAACGAGAGCGCCGATTCATTTGAGCGCATCCTCGATTTCGTTGCTGAAGTAATGAGCGAGGATCAATAATGGCTGACGGCGTAGTAAACAAACACGTTAAGGGCGGATGGGTCATTGTTAAGTTTAGTAACGGTGGCGGCTTCGTAAACCTTAATCACGTAAATCCGCTCATCGGTGCTAACTCCGCTGGCGAAACTGTAACTCGTATGAATATCATTTCAGCAGAGTGGTCAATTGGTAACAACGCATACTGGGTTGTTAAGCGCGGCGCAAACACTGTTCTCAATCTTACAGATGGTCAGCACGTATTTGATTTCTCAGATTCACGCCTTGTAGATAACTACGGCGGTGAACCACAGGCTAACGTTGTTGTGACTAAAGTTGGTTCTGGTCCAGGAACTATCACTCTAAAGCTACATAAGGTAGCTACAATCGCAGGAGGCTCGCAATACTAATGAAACTCATCTGCGAAGTTAACGAAAATCTACAGATCATCACAGAGGCCAATGAAGCAGGTGAGAAGCAGTATTTCCTCGAAGGCATTCTTATGCAGGGAAACATTGGAAACAAAAACGGCCGTGTGTATCCAACAGGAACTCTAGCTAACGAAGTCGCTCGCTACAATCGTGAGTTCGTTCAGCAAAATCGCGCATATGGTGAGCTTGGACACCCACAGGGTCCAACCATCAATCTCGAGCGCGTATCTCATATGATTAAAGATCTACGACAGGAAGGCGATAACTTCGTCGGCCGCGTTAAGATCATGGACACTCCTTACGGTAACATCGTAAAGAATCTCATGAAGGAAGGCGCAAAGCTAGGCTTTTCTTCACGTGGTATGGGTTCGCTGGTTAAGCGTAAAGATGGTCTTATGGAAGTTCAGAAAGACTTCTATCTTGCAACAGCAGCTGATATCGTAGCAGATCCTTCAGCCCCACACGCGCTCGCGAACGGGATCATGGAAGGCAAGGAATGGGTCTGGGACAACGGCATCCTTGTAGAAAAGGAAGTTGCAGCAATTAAGCATGGAATCAATGAGGGATACGGAAGCAAGCAAGATCGCGAAGCAGTTCTGCTCAATGCTTTCAATAAGTTCCTCAAAAAGTTTTAAATGGCATCGTTTTTATAAATAAACTATAATAGATTTCTATAACCCTGAGGAGAATATCAATATGTCAGGTCAGGAAAATAACGTCGGGAAGCTCGACGTGCAAGAAGCAAAAAAGGCGAGCTACGGCGTTGAAGCTGAGGTCGCTGATCCTACTGGAGTTCAGGCCGCAGTTCCTGGTGGTGTAGCCCAGCAGGGTGAGAAGTCTGGTCCTATGACACAGGGCTCGGGCATCAAACCTTATACCAAAGTAGGTATGATTAATTCTATGGTGCAAGCCCTAGGCGGTATGAAGAAAGCAGAGGTATCTGCCATGTACGACAAGTTCAAGGGTGACAAAACAAACCCACAGCAGGGTAACTCTGTTAATCCAAAGGAACGTTCAATCGGCGAAGAAAAGATTGCTCGTTTGACCGCAGAAGATATTGATGTTTCAGAAGACATCATGGCCATCTTTGCTGGTATGGAAGTTTCTGAAGAGTTCATTTCAAAGGCTTCAGAAGTTTACACAGCCGCTGTTCTTTCAAAGGTAAACGAGCAGCTCGAAGTTGTTGAATCTCAGTTTGACGATTCTCTGACAGAAGAAGTTTCAACTGTTAGCGAAGAACTTGTTGAGCGCGTAGATTCATATCTCGACTATGTTGTTGAGCAGTGGATGGAACAGAACTCAGTAGCCATTGAGCGCGGTCTCAAGGCTGAAATCGTTGAGTCCTTCATGAATGGTCTCAAGGGTCTGTTCGAAGAGCACTATATTGATATTCCAGATGATGCAGTTGACGTTGCAGAAGAGCTTGCTACTCGCGTAGAAGTTCTTGAGTCAGCAATCAACGAAGAAATCGAAAAGAATGTTGAACTCACAGCACAAATTCACGAATTCGAACGCGCTCTAGCGTTCGCAGAAGTTTCAGAAGGCCTGACAGACACGCAAGTTGCTAAACTGCAGTCACTTTCTGAAGCAGTCGACTTCGAAGACGTTGATACGTACTCAAAGAAGATTGCTACCCTTCGTGAGAGCTACTTCCCATCAAAGGCGTCTGCAGCACCTTTGTCCGAATCAGTAACTCTCGATGAGGAACCAGTGGGCGACGACGTCGCTGAAAAGCAGGTTCCAGTTGAAATGGCTGCTTATATGAACGCGATCACTCGCGGCATCAAAAAGTAAAAGAAAATTAGGAGAATAAGAAAATGCAATCTCTGAACGAATCAATTCAGAAGAAGTGGCAGCCAGTCCTGGAACATCCTGATCTGGCTCCCATTAAGGACGTTCACCGTCGTACCGTAGTAGCTCAGCTTCTTGAGAACCAGGAAAGAGCTGCTCGTGAAGATGGCTTCGGTTCTGGCGGTTATCGCGCTCCAGGTCTCCTGGGCGAAGCTGCTCCAACCAACGCTATGGGCAATTCATCTTCAACAGCTGGCGACGGCTCGATCGACACATTCGATCCAGTGCTCATCTCACTGGTACGTCGTTCTATGCCAAACCTGATCGCATACGATATCTGCGGCGTTCAGCCAATGACAGGTCCAACAGGCCTGATCTTCGCAATGCGTTCACGTTTCACTAACCAGTCAACGACTCCAGAAGCTCTCTTCAACGAAGCTAACACAACGTTCTCTGGTTCAGCCGCTGGCAACACTGCTTCACGCAAGGTTGTTGGTAACACATCAACAGGCCGCTTCCAGCAGTCAAACGATCCAACGGATCGTGCATCAGCCGCTACAACTGGTTCATACACTGTTTCAACAGGTATGTCACGTTCAGCAGCTGAAGCTCTTGGCGACGGTTCTGCTAATGCGTTCCAGGAAATGGCATTCAGCATTGAGAAGGTAGCGGTTACAGCAGTATCACGCGCTCTCAAGGCAGAATACACAATGGAACTTGCTCAGGATCTTAAGGCCATTCACGGTCTTGATGCTGAGACAGAACTCTCGAACATCCTTGCTGCTGAAATCCTTTCGGAAATCAACCGCGAAGTTGTTCGTACAATCAACTACACCGCTTCTATCGGTGCTCAGGAAAACGTAACCACAGCCGGTACGTTCAACCTGGACGTTGACTCAAACGGACGTTGGATGGTTGAAAAGTTCAAGGGTCTTCTCTTCCAGATCGAGCGTGAGTCTAACCAGATCGCTAAGGCAACTCGTAGAGGCAAGGGTAACGTTATGATCTGCGGATCTGACGTAGCTTCTGCTCTTCAGATGGCTGGCGTTCTTGATTACACCCCAGCTCTTGCTAACAACCTGAACGTAGACGACACAGGCAACACGTTTGCTGGTGTTCTGAACGGACGTATCAAGGTCTATATCGACCCATACTTCGCTTCAACTTCAGGCAAGCAGTATTTCACACTCGGGTACAAGGGCTCCTCAGCTTTCGACGCCGGTCTGTTCTACTGCCCATACGTTCCTCTCCAGATGGTTCGCGCCGTTGGTCAGGACACATTCCAGCCAAAGATTGGCTTCAAGACACGTTACGGAATGGTTGCAAACCCATTCGCAACGTCTTCAGCCGACGGCGTTATTGGTGCACCAAACACCAAGGGCTACAACGTCTACTATCGCTTCGTGCAGGTTACAAACCTCATGTAAGAATAACCCTCCATGTAGGAGGGATAATAAGACGGGTTCAAACCGCAAACTGGGGAGCAGAAATGCTCCCCTTTTTCATTGAATAAATAGTGATATGAGCGCACTCGAAAACCAACCATCGAACATCAACTTCCTCGGGCAAAACGGATTTCGATTTGCTATCAAGAGGCTTCCTGGTGTAAACTATTTCTGTCAGGCTGCTACGATTCCCGCAGTTTCTATGACGCCTGTGCAAAGCCCTACTCCATTCGCGTCTGTTCCGCGCCCTGGCGATCGTATCACGTACGAGCCACTGACGGTTATCTTTAAAGTAGACGAGGATCTAAAGAACTACTTCGAGATCCAGAAGTGGCTTGAGGGGCTAGGGCATCCTGATAGCTTGGATCAAACTCGCCAACTATCTAAGAACATCAATAACAATCTGATCGCTGGTACTCGTCCAGTTGGCTATTACACAACGTTCATGTCTGATGCTGTTCTTTCTATCCTTACCAGTGCCAAGAACTTGAACAAGAATATCATGTTCTTTGATCTGTTCCCACTCAGTCTTTCGGAACTGAGCTTTGAAACGACCAACAGAACGATTGACTATCTTGAGGCAACAGCTACGTTCAGCTATCGTAAGTATGAGTTAGAAGAGTAATCTAACCCTGTGTAACACAGATCATTATAATGGCATAAGTTCCAGTTGTCAAGAACTACTTTACTCTTGACAACTAATGATACAAGTGGTAAACTTATCATATGAAGCTAGAAAATATTTACGCCATGTGGGAAGCCGATAGCAAGTATGATGATCTCAACTTGGATAAGGACTCTCTCAACATCTCATCCCTCCACGCCAAGTACAATCGGCTACTGAGTGAAACTCGTAGCCAATTGCGTTCAGCTGTCATCAAGAAGAAAGCTCATTATAGCACGCTCCGCGATTACTATTTGGGTCATTTGAATAATCCACAGGACCTAGAACGTATTGGTCGCGAGCCCTTCCTTAACAAGGTTCTAAAGAACGAAGTTCAGGGCTACATAGATTCTGATGGTGATCTTATTCGTATCGACGAGCGTATTGCTCTTCTCGAAGAAAAGGTCGAAGTCATTGTTGAAATCATGAAGTGTATCCACAAGCGCGGATACGATATCAAGTCCGCGATTGAGTGGAGAAAGTTTACTAATGGATTCTGACGTAACTCTGACTAAGGTAAATGAAGCATTCATGCGCGTGGACGGGAACGCGGGTATCGTGCGTGAAGTTGCTGACTATCTTACGTTTGAAGTTCCTGGTGCTAAGTTTTCGCCGAAGTATAAATCAAGAGTCTGGGACGGTAAGATTCGCTTGCTTAACTCACGCAACATGCAATGTTACGCTGGTCTTGCTCACAACGTAAAGTCATTCTGTGAAGAGAATGGGTTCAGCGTTTCTATTGATCATGAACTCATTATGACTGAGGAGTTTTCACTTGAAGAAGCTAAAGATTTCGCTGCCACCTTGGGATTACCTTTTCAGCCTAATCCTCATCAGCTTCGCGCTTTTGCACTTGCTGTTCGCAATAGTCGTGGGATCCTTGTTAGTCCTACCGCTTCTGGTAAATCCCTAATAGTATATCTCATCACGAGGTATTACAATGCTCGTACTCTTATTATTGTTCCAAATATTTCTTTGGTTAATCAGCTTGCCTCTGACTTTGCTGACTATGGTTTTCTTTCCGATACTCATGTCCATCGAATCTACTCAGGGCAAGATAAACAAACGGATAGACAGGTTACCATCTCAACCTGGCAATCGATTTACGAACTTCCTAAAGCGTATTTCGAACAGTTTGAGGTGGTCATAGGCGACGAGGTACATCTGTTCAAAGCGCAGTCGCTGACTAAGATCATGACAAACTGCACGGATGTTAAGTATCGCTTTGGTGTCACCGGAACGCTCGACGACTCGCAAGTCAACGAGCTGATACTGAACGGTCTCTTTGGTCCTACACATAAGATCATCACCACGAAAGAACTGATTGATAGTGGTACGCTCGCTGAAATCAAAATCAAAGTTCTTGTTCTCAGTCATCCTCTCGAAGAACGTAAAAAGTTAATCGACAAGACGTATCAAGATGAAATAGAACACATCATCAGCTATAGCCCGCGCAACAAGTTCATTCGCAATCTTGCTCTGTCGCTCAAGGGTAATACGTTGATTCTCTATTCATACGTTGAGAAGCATGGTGACGTTCTGCAACAGATGATCAAGGAGAAAGCGAACGGACGCAAAGTGTTCTACGTTCATGGTGGAGTTGATGGTCAAGAACGTGAAGAGATTCGACACATCGTAGAAAAGGAAACGGATGCTATCATCGTAGCTTCTTATGGAACGTTCTCTACTGGAATCAACATCAAGAATCTACACAACGTCATCTTCAGTAGCCCCACTAAGAGTCGAATCAGAACGATGCAGTCTGTTGGTCGTGGATTGCGCGTTTCTGACACAAAAACTTCTATGACCCTATTTGACATTGCAGACGACTTGACGCATAATAAGAAGAAGAACTATACGTTGAACCATCTTATCGAACGTGTCAAGATGTATAGCAGTGAAGAGTTCCCCTACGAACTCCACAATATCAAACTCAGGAGCGATAATGCAACAGGGCGAAGTTTATTTTCTGAAGCTGAATAACGGAGAAGATATTCTCTGCCAGCTCATCGGAGACGACGAAGACTATCTGTTCATCACTCAGCCATATCGCGTTGAACTCATGCAGTCTCCAACCACGATGACTGTAGCCACTACAATCATGCGTTGGCTACCATTTGACAGTTTAATGGATGAGCACGTATGTCTAGATAAGAAAAACGTCTTGACATATATGATAGTTGATGATACAGTAGCTACTAAGTACATGAATACTATCAGTGACGAATCACGTAAAGAACGCGAACAAGTCATGGATCGACTGAGACAAGCTACACATGCAGTTCAACGTTCTATGGCTAACACACATGGATCACTACATTGATTAACAAACCTAAAGCCAAGAAGCACTACGTAAACAACAAGGATCTGTATGATGCTATGGTTGCGTATAAGGCTCAAGTGAACGAGAACAAAGAAGCTGGAAAGCAAGCACCACGTATTCCTCACTACATCGGTGAGTCGATTATGAAGATTGCAACACATCTTGCCTATCGTCCAAACTTTGCAAACTATACGTTTCGCGAAGAGATGATCTCTGACGGTATCGAGAACTGTTTGCTATACATCAATAACTTTGATCCAGCTAAGTCGCAGAATCCTTTCGCATACTTTACGCAGATCATCTACTTCGCTTTCATTCGACGTATTCAGAAAGAAAAGAAGCATCTCTATACGAAGTATGCAGCCATCGAGTACGCTAACATCATGGGAGAAACGTCCGAGTCTCAGGGAGGTGATAGCGGATCATACGATACTGATATCAAGTATGGTGAATGGTCCAAGGAACAGATGGAGAAGTTCATGGCTGACTTTGAGACTAGTAAGGGTATCAAGCGCGGAAGTAAGAAAGCTGCATCATGAAGATTGCTTTGATTACTGATACGCACTGGGGAGTGCGCAACGACCAGCTCGCATTCCTTGACAACAACAAGAGGTTTCTTGATGACGTTTTCTTCCCGTATCTTGATCTTCATGGCATTAGCACCGTTATCCACCTCGGTGATTTGGTTGATCGCCGTAAATACCTCAACATCAACACGGCTAAACGAATGCGCGATGATTTTATATCACCTCTACGCGCAAGAAACATTACGACCCATCTCATCATCGGCAACCACGACACATATTTCAAGAATACGAATTCAGTCAACTCCATTCGAGAGTTTTACAGCGATGACTTCAACATCTACGAGCGAGCCACAGAAGTAGAGTTTGATGACGTTCCTATCCTATTCATCCCGTGGATCTGTGATGACAACCGTGATGAAACTATCGAGCTCATAGGAAAGACCAATGCACAGATCGCTCTGGGACACTTGGAAATCGCGGGCTTCGAGATGTATAGAGGAAGCCCCGTCAGTCATGGTGACGACCGCAGTCTTTTTAGTAGGTTCGATCTTGTATGCAGCGGTCACTATCATCATAAGTCTACTCATGGGAACATTAATTATCTTGGGTCTCATGCTGAGTTTACTTGGAGTGATTACGACGACCCTAAGGGATTTCATATCCTCGACACTGAGACGCGTGAGCTCACTTTTGTAGTCAATCCTTACAAGATGTTCCGCAAGATCTGGTATAACGATAAGGACAAGACTTCAGAAGAAGTTATGGAGCGCGACTTCAGTCTGTATGCTGGAGCCTATGTCAAGCTGATCGTATCCAACAAAGACAATCCATTTCTGTTCGATCTGTTTACCACGAAACTGTATGAAGCTGCGCCGCTAGAAGTTACCATCGTTGAAGACCATCGCAACATGGATACCATCAGCGAAGATGATCTACTAGACGAGGCTGAAGATACGCTTACTATCTTGTCTAAGTATATTGGCACGATTGAATCTAACGTTGATAACAAAGATCTTGACAATCTGATGCGTTCACTATATCATGAAGCTCTTCAGATGGAGACTACGTAATGGAATTTGTAGCCAACGAAATCTACGTTGATCGCGAAGGCAATGAGTATAGATACCTTGAGCGTCGTAGTGGCGTCCAGGTATTTGAGTCTGTTGAAACTGGTACTCGTCTTGTATTGAATCCTGTTGGGCGTTATAGATGGGATGACCAGGATCATCCTCGTGACATTATCGGAAAGAAATGATTCACTTCACAAAGGTACGCTGGAAGAACTTCATTTCGACCGGCAACGCCTTCACAGAAATCCATCTCGATAAGAACGACTCTACTCTCATCGTTGGCGAAAACGGCGCGGGCAAGTCTACAATGCTTGACGCGCTGTGCTTTGGTCTTTACGGTAAGCCGTTCCGTAAGATCAAGAAGGATCAGCTGATCAACTCTGTGAACGGTCGTGATACTGTTGTCGAAGTTGAGTTCACATCAAAAGAACATCAGTACGTCGTAAGACGCGGAATCAAGCCAAGTCTATTTGAGATTATAGAAGACGGCGTGCTGATTGACCAGGATGCAGCTGCGCGTGACTATCAAGACATGCTTGAGAAGCATATTCTTAAGTTGAGCATGAAGTCATTCACGCAGATTGTTATTCTTGGTTCGTCGTCGTTCGTTCCGTTCATGCAACTGACTACGAGCGTTCGGCGTGAAGTCATCGAGGATCTGTTAGATATCCGCGTCTTTTCCTCGATGGCTCTCCTTCTTAAAGATCGTGTCGCGACTAATCGTGAAGAGTATAAGCTCAACGATCGTGACATTACATACACGAACGATAGCATCAGAGCTCAGGAAAAGATCCGCGTAGAGCTAGATGAAAAGCGTCTGGAAAAGATTGAAGAGTATAAGAAGCGTATCGAGCAAGCTCAGAGTAACATCGCGCGCGAGCACGCGAGCGCGTCAGAAATAAATGCTGAGATTGAAGAGCTGATGGAAAAGTGTTCTAACCATCAAACTCTCAGCTCGCGCGTTCAGAAGATTTTGAGCTTGGAAAAGAGCTTGGAAACAAAGAAAACTAACGCTCGTAAGACTATCAAGTTCTATGCTGACAACGACGAGTGTCCTACATGCACGCAAACTATCGACATACACGTTCGAGCGGAGAAGATTGGTGAGAAGGAAAAAGTCATCCATGAAATCGAGGACGGTCTCAAGAAGCTCGCGACCGAGTTGGCTACGACAGAAGAAAGCCTCGCCAGAGTTCAAGAAATCCAGCGCGACGTATCAGTACGCCAGCGTGATTATGCTGCTTGCCAGACTGCAATTGCAGCCTATCAGAAAGAAATCTCTGTTTACAACAAAGAAATCGGGAATCTTAACAAAACCGAAGACGCCACGTCGGCGACCGGTGCACTGATTGGGCTTCGTGATGATCTAGCGAAGTTCCTTGAAGTGAAGGAACGTATCCTACGTGAGAAGGAGATGTATGAACTTGCTACTGTTATCCTGCGTGATAGTGGAATCAAGTCGCGTATCATTAAGCAGTACATACCAGTCATCAACAAACTGGTGAATAAATACCTCGCCGCCATGGACTTCTTTGTGAAGTTCGAACTGAACGAGTCGTTTGAAGAAAAGATCCTATCGCGCCATCGCGATGACTTTACATATGACTCGTTCAGTGAAGGTGAGAAGATGCGTATTGATCTTGCGCTTCTGTTCACATGGCGTTCTATCGCACGTATGAAAAACAGTGCCAGCACCAACCTGTTGATCCTCGACGAAGTGTTCGACGCATCACTAGACTCTAATGGCTGCGACGAGTTCCTAAAGATCATCCACGACATGGAAGGATCTAACATATTCGTCATATCGCATAAGGGCGATGTGCTGCATGATAAGTTCGCTAACACAATACGCTTTACAAAACACAAAAACTTTAGTAGGATAGTATGATGTATGATTTGCTAAAAGGTAACGATCCGCTCCTGAAGAGCGTGTGCCCAGAGTTCGATTTTGAACGTGGATATTTCGATGAACAAAGTCTTGCCTTTAACGGAGAAGAGTTATACAATTATCTTCGTGATAAGATGATCGAGCATAAGGGCGTAGGTCTTTCTGCCCCTCAGCTTGGTATCATGACTCGCGCGTTCGTGATTGGTAATCCGTCAGACCCAGACAACATCATTGGTATCTTTAATCCTATGATCGTTGACTATAGCGAAGAAACTGTAGTGTACGAAGAAGGATGTGTCAGCTATCCTGGTATGTTCATCAAGATCAAGCGCCCGCGTTCGATTCGCGTTCGCTATCGTAACTTCAACGGAGAAACTGTAACTATTAAGTTCGATGGTTACACAGCGCGAGTGTTTCAGCACGAGTACGATCACCTAAATGGTATTACGTTCCAGCAACGAGCCAATCGTTATCATCTAGAGCAGGCTCAACGATTCAAAGACAGAGCAGACAGGAAGCTGAAAAGCGCATGAGTAACTATCAGCCGTATACCGTAGAAGACGTGCGACGTTCATCGTCTCGCGAACTGTTCACTGTAATTTCAACGTTCGCTGGAGGCGGAGGATCTTCGACTGGGTATCGGCTTGCAGGCGGGAAAGTTGTCGCGATCAACGAGTTCGTTGAGGAAGCAGTAGCTACCTATTCGCGCAACTTTCCCGATACGAAAGTGATTCTTGGGGATATTAAGAACATCACCGGAACAGATCTACTCGCTGCAGGAAATTTGCATCCAGGCGATCTTGATATCCTTGACGGCTCTCCTCCTTGTTCCGCGTTTTCTTCGTCTGGTAAAGGTAAGAAGGGATGGAACAAGGAGAAGAAATACTCTGACGGAAAGGTCGTAAAGAACATTGAAGATCTATTCCTTGAATATATAAGGATAGCTGAAGATATCAGCCCTAAGGTAATCGTAGCAGAAAACGTCGAGGGTATCACCGCTCGCGCTGCGATTGAAAAACTCAGAGAATTCGTAACAGGCTTCGAGCACGTTTCGCCCGGCTACCAAGTAGTCTATCAGGTGATGGATGCGTCGAAGTTTGGGGTGCCCCAGAGTCGTATGAGAACCTTCTTCGTGGGAGTTAGGAACGATGTGTTCGCGACTCTGGGGCTGGAGGAGTATGAGCTCGCTAGACGAGTTTTTCCAGTACCCACTACGAGTGATGGCGTGTCGATTGGTAGCGCGATCGAAGGGATCGAGAACGATCCAGCAGAAGTTCAAATGCTCCTGGACTTCTGCGAAACAAGTTTCCAAAAGAAGTTCGTGGAAACTATGCCATTCAATCCTCATAAGGTGTTGAAGCCAGGTCCTGTTAACGGCAAGACTTCTTGCTTTAACATGAAACGCCCCGCACCCAATCTTCCTTCTCCTACTCTCACACAGATGGGTCAGCAGCGTAGTGCCAGTGGCGTTATGCACTATGCTGCGAATAGGAAGTTGACAATCAAAGAAATGAAGCGTATTATGAGTCTTCCTGATGACTACGAGCTGACTGGCACGTTCGATCAGCAGGCTGAACGTATTGGTCGAATGGTTGCGCCGAAGATGATGTGCGCTCTAGCCACATCAATCTATGAAAACATCTTGAAACCATATGAGGAATTGCAATGACAGGTAAGTTCACGTTCGCTACGCGCGAGGAAGGCTTCGACGAGCATATCGACACCTCGATTCGTGGATATGGTGATCTGTGGCGAGACGTAGTTGATATCTCGCAGTATTTCGTCGAAGATCAGACCATGGTCGTTGACATCGGTTGCTCGACTGGTAAGATGCTAAAGCATATGATCGCGCAGAACAAGTTCGCTCCCCTGGCTATGTACGAAGGCGTTGAGATCGAACCTGAGTTCTGGAAGGATTACGACGAAGACGAACGCAACTGGAGTCAGCTCCAGTATCATAAGGGTAGCGTCCTTGACTACGACTTCTACAACTGCTCGTACGTGACTAGCATTTTCACGTTGCAGTTCATGTCGTTCAAGGATAGGAAGCAAGTGTTCGAGCAGGTCCATAGAGGACTGTTGCCAGGCGGAGCGTTTGTGTTCGCAGAAAAAACTATGCCTGAGAGCGTTCGTATCCACGAGATTCGTACGTTCACCTACTACGACTTTAAGCGCAAAACGTTTGCGTCTGACGATATCATGGATAAGGAACGTCAGCTTAGGCATATGACCAAGCCCAGCACTCGGCAGGAAATCGTCGATATGTGTCGGAACGCGGGCTTCACCGTAGTCGACTCGTTCTGGCAGAACCACGCTTTTACCGGCTTTATCGCTCTTAAGAATCCATAAAAGCCTTGACAATCGACCCCTAAGCGCGTACAATGAAAATTGTCAATGATGGAGTCGAAAATGTTTAACGCTATAAAAATCGCTAAGTATAACTTCGTAGAAAACGCGCTTTTCTACTTTCATAATAAAGTAATCGACTATACGCTTACTACTAATAACGTAACTATACTTAAAATCCTTCTTAAGCTTCAGCGTTATATACTTGCTAAGGGGGTTTGTTACGAAAACTTTTACGAAACTTTCTACGATCATTACGAAGCTATCGAATACTGATACAAAAAAGTTTCGCTAACGAAATCAGTGACTTAGCACTAACCCTCTGTTTTTACAGGGGGTTTATTTTTGGAAGGTGCCATTGACAATCAGCCAGAAACCCCGTAGAATCAATATAGTGAATGGAGGCTGATATGGATAACTCGACCCAAGCTGATTCGGCTGACTACGAAATCCCCTACGTCTCCCGCCGCTAATCTGGAGCTTGACTATGCACACTGAGGCTTTGCTTTACGCTTTCGCTCCCCTTATCGCCTATGCTCTAGGCTCAGTTCTGACCCTCATCTGCTACAGCTACGCTATAAGAAAAAAGACCAAAAACGCCAAAAAGGGCCATTGACAATCAACCAGGAACCCCGTAGAATCAATATAGTGAATGGAGCCAACATGAAACTGATTCTTTCTTATGGGGAAATCCCTGATGTGGAAATCGAAGGAAACTTCGACTTCGACTCTGCGCTTGCATACATCGAAATGCTTGAGAATCAGGAAAATCCTGAAATCGAAGGAGCTGAAGTGCTTCTCAGAGATGGAGTCGACGAATGGTTCCTTGACTCTGACGAAAACTCGCTCTACTGGTCTAAGATTGTCTAACAGGAGCTGACCGATGGTAAACGTGGAAAAGGTGTCCAAGTTCTTAAAAGAATGGTTCGACGATGCCGACAAGGTTGAGTATCACAATGTTGCTGGCGGCTATTGGGACGTGATATACTATGATGGCGACGACGTTCGCGTCGAGGCGTACAAGTTCGTGGATGGGAAGTTGAAAAACTTTTCTTCCATGGTGTACGGGGAAGACATGTACGAAGAAGAATGAGACTGGAGATGTGCTATGGTTGAACAGATTACCCACGTTGTCGAATTCAGCTATTGGTATCGCTGCAACTACGGAATGGAGCTAGGTTCCAACGAAAGGAATTTCGTCAGTGAGTCTGCGGCCGATGAGTACGCGGATTATCTGATGAAGAACCACGAAGTGGTATCAGTTCGTGTCGTCAAGCTCGATAAGCCGTTCATGGCTGGCTCTCAGTTCGAGGAGTAATGCGATGATTAAGCTCAACGATCGCGTTCAATATATCAAAAGCATCGAGTGGGGCCCAGCGACTGGCGATACTGGCGTTGTGATACACGTCTTCAGCGACGGAACGTTTCTGGTTCGTGTTGACGGTGCGCCTGGCGCCTACTGCACTCATCGTCGTGAAGTTGCTGTTATTAAGTGAAGGACAGTAGCGATGACTGAATTCTTTCAAGACGCATAAGTTCATGACTGGTCCTATGTTCGGTTGTGTTAAGTTTCAATCTAGGGGATGAAGTGACAATGTTCGTATTCGTGTTTGAGGATGTACTGATCGACTACTCTGCTGGTATGGCAGTGATTGTTGCTAATGATCTTCAGCGCGCTCAGAAAATGGCTTATGAAAAGTTTGGTGTTCGTGAGTCGTATGAACAGTTCATGGCTTCCGAAGATGGGGCGGGTTTTGCAAAGCCTACTGCTGAGTTCCGCACTGATGACTTCGAAGAAGAGCAGATTAAGTATGTGTATGGTGGAGGTTGATATGACTGTGAAGTATCGTATTCAACTTGTAGAATCCGAGCGTGGATGGGGTCAGGAATACTGGTCTGAAGAGTATGACACGTTCGAAGAAGCGAAGGAACGTATCAAAGACGTCAATTCTAAGAACATCGGCGCAACCGTTCCTGGTTGGTATATGCAAGCCGAAGAAACGATTGAAGCCGTCGAGGCTGAAAGATAACCCTTGACAACTATCCGCCAGCGTAGTACAATTATTAAATGATGAAGGAGAGAACTATGGCTGAACAGAAAACTGTAACTCCTGGCGGATCGCTCGATAAGCTCGCGAAGCTCCTCGCGGCTGAGAACATTATGGTTGAGCATAAGCCCATCAAGACGGCTTACTTCGACGTGAAGAATCGCGTTCTAGCCCTTCCTATGTGGAAGGAGATGACTGAGTCGCTCTATCACATGCTCGTCCTCCACGAGGTCGGTCATGCGCTGGATACGCCCGCTGACGGCTGGAAGGGTGCAATCGACAAGGTCAAGGAAGAAGAGAAATCTTCGTTCGTGGCTCAGACGTTTCAGGGCTACCTCAACGTCGTCGAAGACGCGCGCATTGAGCGTAAAATCAAAGCCAAGTTTCCTGGCTCGCGTAAGGATTTCGTCGACGGCTACAACTGGCTGCACGACCAAGACTTCTTCTCGATCAAGAACGAGAACATCGACAATCTGTCGCTGATTGATCGTATCAATCTCTATTTCAAGCTCGGTACGCGCCTTCGTCTCAAGTTCACTGACGAAGAGCGAGTGTTCGTTCGTCGCGCTGAGCAGACTATCACGTTCGACGACGTGATCAAGTTGGCTGAGGATATCTTGGCTTACGCTAAGAAGAAGCGCGAAGAAGAGAACGAGCAGGAAGAGAATAGCTTCACTATCGCTATGGAAGGCGAAGACGGCGAAGAGTCTGACGACTTCGACGATTTTGACGAAGACGAGGCTGACGACTCTGACGACGAGAGCGGCAACCAGCGTTCGTCGAAGGGTGAAGGTGATATCCAGGACGACTCTGGCGGTGGTCGTAAGGGTGGGAGTTCTTCGAAGCCTGTTGATGAGGCTAAGACTGACTCTGCGATGAACGATCGTATGGAAGAGCTGCTCGACGAGAAAGTGTCGGGGCGTTCTTTCACCTACATCATGTACCCTAAGGATATCACGCACGAGGAGTTCGTCGTTCCTTACAAGACCGTTCTTCAGCTCGTCGAGGGTGATTTCAATAAATGCTCCGACAAGGCTAAGGTTGTCGAGTATCGTAACTGGCTGGCCAATCGTTTCCGTGCGGAAAACAACACGGCTATCAACTATATGGTCAAAGAGTTCGAGATGAAGAAGGCTGCTGTCGCATACTCGCGCAGCAAGCAGGCTAAGACTGGCGTCATCGATACGAACAAGCTGCACGGCTATAAGTTCAATGATGATATCTTTAAGCGCCTGACGATTGAGCCGACTGGCAAGAACCATGGCGTCGTTGTTATCCTCGACATGTCTGGTTCTATGACTACCAACTACAAGGGCGCGATGGATCAGTTGATTTGTCTGGCTATGTTCTGTCGTCGTGTTGGTATTCCTCATCGTATCTATGGGTTTACCCAGGTTACGGATGACTTCAATAAGTTCGACAAGACGAGACGTCTTAAGAAGACGGAGATGTTTGCGCGTATCTCGCGTCGTGTTGGTGATAAGAGCTTCATATTCCCTGACATGGACTTTGATCTCGTAGAGTTCTTCCACGAGTCGATGTCGCTCAAGGAATTCAACACCATGGTTGGTACCTTGCTGCTTTCAGCCAAGATGCAGCATAGGCACCTTAGTGATGATTTCCTTGGAAAAACGCCACTCTCTGAGTTCCTTTCTCGCAACGTGAAAGATTATCATTACGGCTTCCTGCATTTCCTTCAGCTGGGTGGTACTCCGCTGAACGATGCGATCCTTGTATCTCGTGATCTGTTGGCTAAGTTCCGCAAGGAAAAGAACATTCAGATCATGAACTTCGTGTGCATCACTGACGGCGAAAGTAATGGCTCGTCCTACTACAGACCGAGCCGGCATCCTGATTCTCTCCATAAGGAAGAGAATCTTGCATGTCGCTCTAACAAGTATGACAAGAATACGAATATCTTCATTGACGAAGAGAGCCGTATTCAAACCATGATCCAGTTCCAAGAGAACTACCAGATCACGGCTATGTTTGCTCGTACCGTGAGCAAGTCGCAGAACACGACGTTCGTTGGCTTCTATATCGTCAATGGTACCTATGATGTTCGTGGTGTCGCCTATCGATATGCTCTTAATAACATGATTGAAGAGTTCATGGCTAAGTGGAAGAAGAGCAAGGGCGAGATCGCTGTCGATGGCATGCTCAACTTCGATGTGTTCTACATCATCTTGGGCGGAAGGAATCTCGAAGCCCAGCAGACTACGTTCGAAGAAGCCAAAGACTTGAAGAAGGGTCAGTTAGCCAGAGCTTTCATCACAGCTCAGACCAAACGCGGCGCTTCCCGCACTGTTCTTGGCAAATTCATCGAGAAGATCGCGGCTTGACAACGAGCCGCGACCCCTATATACTAAGTCTAATGGTTAGAGGAGATGGGCTAATGCGTCGCATGCGTTTCAAGGTATCATATACCCTCAAGAACGAAAACAAGCTGCTGGAAGACTATTCCCTCGGGTTTAACGAATTGCGTCTTGCCATTGTCTTCATGAAGCAGCTCGCGAATGTTGATGGCTTTCTTGGCGGAAAGCTGGTTGGCAAACCGACCATCGAAAGAATGTGACTTGACAACCACGCGCCAACGTGATACAATATGTTATATGATGAAGAAAGGTGAATGTGATGCTCAAGGCTAATCAACTCAAGTTCCTCGAACTCGCTACTGAAAAGTTTGGCGTAGAAGCTGTTGTTCCTGTCTCAGAGCTCGTTGCTCTGGCAGAATCTAACGGTATGGCAAACGCTGATCATCATTGGCTTTATAAGTCAACGTATCGCGCTGGGCGTGCTCAGTATCGTTTGCCGCGCCATGAAGCTGATACTACTTCGCTGGCGGCTATGGCTGCTGACATTGTTCCTATTCGTCGTGAGTCGCCTGTGGCTAAGAAGTTCGATCCGAACGTTGTTTCCGAGCACGAGTATGCGCAGATTCCTGCTAAGGATAAGCACTACGTTGCGTTTGGCGAATTCAAGATGATCGAGAAGATCATCAGCTCTGCCAAGTTTTTCCCTGTGTTCATTTCTGGTCATTCCGGCAACGGTAAGACCTTCATGGTCGAGCAGGTTTGCGCCAAGGTCAAGCGCCCGATGATTCGCGTACAGATGTCGCGCGAGACTGACGAAGACGATCTCATTGGCGGCTTCCGTCTCATCGAAGGTGAGACTAAGTTCATGAAGGGCCCAGTGCTTCGTGCTATGGAGCTTGGTGCGATTCTGCTCATCGACGAGGCTGACCGTGCTGATCCTGGTAAGGCTATGTGCTTGCAGGGTATCCTCGAAGGTAAGCCGTACTACATGAAGAAGACTGGCGAGATCGTTACCGCGGCTCCTGGCTTCAACGTGATTGTTACTGCGAACACCAAGGGTCGTGGCTCTGACGATGGTCGCTATGTTGCGGCTACCATGCTCGACGATGCGTGGCTTGAGCGTTTCCCGATCACCATTGAGCAGGAGTATCCTGCGCCTTCGATTGAGAAAAAGATCTTGACAAACTATCTGTCCGATGATACAATGACTGATGATGATAAGTCATTCGTTGAACATCTTGTTGTCTGGTCCGAGATTATCCGCAAGACTTTCACTGAAGGTGCGATTGACGAGCTCATTTCTACTCGTCGCCTTGTTCACATCGCACAGACTTATCGTATGCTTGGCGATCGCATGAAGGCTATTCGCCTGTGCATTAACCGTTTCGACGAAGAGACGAAGACTGCGTTCCTCGATCTCTATTCTAAGGTTGATCCTACCATCAACCCCGTCCCCGAGACTCCTGCTGTAGTTGCAGCGGAGAACAGTCAGGAAATTGCTTTCTGACTGTAATCTAAACCAAACTGGAGTATGACTATATGACTAAGACTGATTCTGTTCTCACTGCCCTCAAGAACGGTGAAGAGCTGACAGCCGCACAGATCAAGGCTCGCTTCTCTGTCGGCAATCCGCATGAGGTGATTCGTACGCTGCGCGAGCGTGGCTATGCAGTCTATCTCAACGAGCGCACCAACTCGAAGGGTGAGGTCACTCATAAGTACCGCCTCGGTACGCCTTCTCGTCAGATGGTTGCTCTGGCGTATGCTGTTATGGGTAACGAAGTCTTCGTTCGCGAAGCTGCGTGATGCTATATAAGGGAGGGGGAGCAATTCCCCTCCCTACATTTCTATGGAGCATTTAATTGGCAACTGATACCCGTGAACCTTGGGAACACCTCAAGGGAGTTTCTGTCACTGTTCGCAATAACGATGTGAACGGTGCTCTTCGTGTTTTGAAGAAGAAGATTCAGCGCGAGAACCTACTGCGTGATCTTGCTGAACATGAACACTATACACAGCCCTCAGTTAAGCGTCGCATGAAGAAGCAAGCTGCTGTTGTTCGTTGGAGGAAAAAGCAAGCAGAAATTGCTGAATCTCTCTAATCCGAGCATACATAATAACATTACATTGGAGTAATCATGGCAGCTATTGAAATTTCAGTATCCATCGAAGAACTACGCAAGAAGAAGATCTTCGTCGCGACACCTATGTACGGTGGTATGTGCGGCGGGCAGTATACCAAGTCCACAGCCGACCTTGCGTCGATGGCCGCACAGTATGGCATGGACGTTCGCTTTTTCTATCTGTTCAACGAGTCGCTGATTCCGCGAGCACGAAACTACCTTGTGGACGAGTTCCTTCGTTCCGACTGCACCCATCTTATGTTCATTGACGCTGACATTGGCTTTGATCCCAATGACGTCATCGCTCTTGCTGTCATTGCAGAAGAGGGAACCGATAAGTATATCGTATGCGCGCCGTATCCTAAGAAGTGTATCGCTTGGGAAAAGATCAAGCGCGCAGTCGATAAGGGTGTAGCCGACCGCGATCCTAACATCCTCGAGAACTACGTAGGCGACTACGTGTTCAATCCTAAGTCTGGCGCTTCTTCGATTCCGCTCGATGAGCCAGTCGAGGTGCTGGAAAGCGGCACGGGCTTTATGATGATCCAGCGATCTGCGTTGGAAAAGTTCCGCGAAGCGTATCCTCAGTACATGTATCTCCCCGATCATGTTCGCACAGAACACTTCGATGGTACGCGCGAAATCCTTATGGCTTTCCAAGCTGAGATTGATCCTGCTTCTAAGCGATATCTGTCGGAAGACTATTGGTTCTGTCAGAAGTCCGCAGATGCTGGCATTAAGACTTGGCTGTGCCCGTGGATGAAGCTCCAGCACATGGGCTCCTATGTGTTCGCTGGTTCGTTGATTGATTTGGCTACGATTGGCGCGTCGGCTACAGCCGATGAAAGCTCCATGACCAAGCCGAAGAAAAAGAAGTGAAAAGTCTTGACAACCCCACACAATGATGATACAATCAACAGATAGGAGTTTACATGATGAAGCTATCTAAAGAAACCACAGAAATCCTCAAGAACTTCGCGGCTATCAATCCTTCTCTCATCTTCGTTCCTGGAACTGTACAGAAGACGATGAGTCCACAGAAGACTGTGATGGCTAAGGCTAACGTCGCTGAGTCATTCAGTAAGGAGTTTGCTATCTACGATCTTACCCAGTTCATCTCGACTGTTTCTTCGTTCGAAGATCCAGATCTCAAGTTGGGTGATGATCGAGTGACGATCACTAATGGTAAGGGGTCGGCTGACATTCGCTATGCTAAGTCTGACCTCATCAAGTCGCCCACGAAGGAAGTGAATCTTTCTTCTGTCGATATCAGCTATACGATTGAAGCTTCTGCGTTGCAGAGCGCTCTCCGCATGGCTGGCGTGCTTTCTCTTCCTGAGATTGCGCTCATTGGTCGTGATGGTGTAGCGTATCTCGCTGCTATCGATTCTCGTAACGAAGGATCTAATACCTTCATGTACGAAGTTGGTACGGCTGAAGCCAACTATCGTATGATCTTCAAGTCTGAGAATCTCAAGCTCTTGAATCGTGATTACGAAGTTCGTGTTTCTGCTAAGGGTATCTCGCATTTCAAGTCGAAGACTGGAGATGTTGAATACTGGATTGTTGCTGAGCAGGGTAGCAAGTACGGCGAGTGATATTGGGGAGCTACGGCTCCCCTTCCTTTGTTATGTCGGAGATGTGATATGTACATCAGTGATGAGAAACGACTTTTGATATCCGAGATTTTAAAGATTGGTGTCACTAAACCCTTCCATCGAGTTACGCTTCGTATAGTCGTAGATCGAGAATTTCGATTTGGCCTGAGTATGACCTTTAGGGAAGGAGGTGTTCCTACTTATTCTACGGGTCTGTACGCTATCTATGCGGAGGGTCCTGAATTTGATGAATGTCTATATGTTGGTGAATCTAGACATTGTGTGAGTCAAAGGATTAGAAAGTTTTTCAAAGAACTAGCAGACTGCAGTCATGAAGATGAAGATCATGCGGGAGCTAGGAGAGCGAGTGATAATGGCGGATATACTATCGACTCGCACGAGTACAAAGTGAAGTGGGTTTCATGGGAAGAAATTTTTCGCATAGCGAGAGAAAAGAACATCAACACAGACTTTAGATATCTAGATGAGTTCGTTGCTCATCATCTGAAATCAAAGTACAATTCATCAACGTTTCTACAGTATGGATACAATGGTCGTACTCTTGAAGAGTTTCTGGAGATTGCATAATGCGTGAAGAATTTCTGTGGGTTGAAAAGTATCGTCCTCGTAAGATTGCAGATTGTATCCTGCCTGAAGATCTTAAGGCTACGTTCCAGCAGTTTGTGAACAACGGTAACATCCCTAATCTTCTTTTGAGCGGTACGGCTGGCGTTGGCAAGACTACAGTTGCTCGTGCCATGCTGGAAGAAATCAACGCGGACTACATCGTTATCAACGGATCGATGAATGGTAACATTGACACACTCAGAACGGATATACGTAACTTCGCTGCGACGGTATCTTTTACTGGAGGTCGTAAGTACGTTATCCTTGACGAGGCAGATTACCTTAACGCAAACTCAACTCAACCAGCTCTACGAAACTTTATGGAGGAATTCTCATCTAATTGTGGGTTCATCCTCACCTGTAACTTTGTCAATAGGATCATCGACCCACTTCATTCGCGTTGTTCCGTTGTAGAGTTCAAGATTGGCGTCAAGGAGAAGGCTGAGCTAGCCAAGCAGTTCCTCGTGCGCGCGTGCGGGATCCTGGATCAGGAGAGCGTTGGCTATGACAAGAAAGTCCTAGCCGAAGTGATTATGAAGCACTTCCCAGATTGGCGTCGTGTGCTGAATGAGTTGCAGCGATATTCAGTCCGCGGTACTATTGACTCGGGTATCCTTGCGTCGGTTGACAACGTAGAGATCAAGGAGCTTGTAAAGTATCTGAAGGCTAAAGAGTTTGAGGCTATGCGAAAGTGGGTCAGCCAAAACTCTAGCATGGACGTTAATGTGCTGTTCCGTAAGTTGTACGATGCAGCCAGCACGATCATGAAGCCAGAGTCTATTCCGCCGCTCGTTCTTACCCTAGCCGACTATCAGTACAAGGCTGCGTTCGTGACTGACCAGGAGATCAATTTGGCTGCTTGCATGACCAACATTATGATCGACTGTGAGTTCAAATGAGCAACCCCTTTGTCTATGTTGATAGTGTATGTTCCACCAAAAAGAACCTCATGCGAGGGACTGCGAACGACGAGCTCGCTGAAAAGGAGTACAAGGCGTATCTAACGAATCGTTCGCTGTCATACCACCAGGACGCTATATTCTACGCCAACGAAATGAATAGGCGTCCTCAGCTCGACAATAAGCTGCAATACGAGTTTTTACTAAATAGCCTGCGGAAGCGGAAAAGATACGCTAAGTGGCAAAAGCAAAAAGCTGATGCTTCCGTTGATATGATCATGGAGTATTTCGGCTACGGTCGCGCAAAGGCAGAACAAGCATTGCAAGTTTTGACTGATGACCAGTTGACCATGATCGAGAAGGCTCTCGATAAAGGTGGAAAGGTATGAACACATCAGTCGAAAATATGATCGAGGTAAAGCTCCGATCAGCTGAAGACTTTCTAAAGATCCGTGAAACGCTCACTCGTATTGGCGTAGCATCGCGTCGTGATAAGGTATTGTTCCAGTCATGTCACATCCTGCATAAGCAGGGTCGATACTACATCGTTCACTTCAAAGAACTCTTTGCCCTCGATGGCAAGCCCACGAACTTCTCTGACGAAGATAAGGGTCGTCGCAATACGATCGCTAATCTGCTCGCCGAATGGGAGCTGATCGATATTGTTGACGCCGAACGCACTAAGGATCCTGTGGCTCCGCTGAATCAAATCAAGATTCTAGCGCACAAGGAGAAGCACGAATGGAAACTCGAAGCCAAGTACAATATCGGCAAAAAGAAGTCAGGCGACTAAGACGTAAGTTCTTCGTCGAATATTCCTGCAACTTCCTGAACGCTGTCGCGTTCTTGTCGGTATTGTGCGTTTGGTGCTTCGGTTTGTACCATCAATCATTATAGAGATTTATACGGCACCACCGTATAAATAACCCGTGACGCCTTCGGGGTCACATTACTAACCTTGCTTAACAGGAGGTCTAAATGACTAAGAATGATTATACCCAAAACACCAATCCTTGGGGTCAGTTCGATCCATTTTCTGTAGGATTCGACAAGACTTTCAAGCTGCTATCTGCTCATCTCGATGGGATTGGAAAGTCGCTTCCAGGCTACCCGCCATACAATATTAAGAAAGTCGACGATAACAAGTATGTCATCGAACTAGCTGTCGCTGGTTTCGCAAAGACTGACCTTGAAGTCGTTCTTGACGGCGGTAAGCTGACAGTCGCTGGTAAGACTAAAGAAGCCAACGACCTGGATAACGCAAACGCCTATTATTTCTACAAGGGTATCGCAGAGCGCGCATTCACTCGCACGTTCACTCTCGCCGACTCTGTAGAAATCAAGAACGCCGAAATGATTAACGGTATTCTTAAGATCTGGCTCGAGAACTTGATTCCTGAGCACAAGAAGCCTAAGAAGATCGACATCAAGGACGCGGAGTAAGTCCCCCGTGAGTTCTTGACTATGACGCTGGGTAGCAACCGCTGCCCAGCATTTATCTTTTTAGGAGCAACCATGTTAGAACGAGTGTCACAAGCATATCAATACTACAAAACAATCTTCGAACTCGCTCGCTTATCCGACCAGGATCTGGAGCAGTTAGGTTTGTCGAGATCTGAAATCGTATTCGTTGCATATAAAGCTATTCTGGTGCAACATGATTGATTTCATCATCGAAGTTAGAGAACTGATGCGCCAGCTTATGGGAAATAGACCGTACGGCTAAATAGCTTCCGAAAGGAGGCCTCATGTTAGTTACGCATCAACAACTATGTCAGTTCTTTGAAGATACTGATGAACAATGGCTCGCAGAAGTGTTAGAACCGCTCAATGAAGTTCTAGCTTTCTACGAGATCAATACTCCCCAAAGAATCTCCATGTTCCTAGCTCAAGTTGGCCACGAGTCAGCAGGTATGTCGGTCATGGAGGAAAATCTAAATTATTCTGCTCAAGGCCTTAATAAGATCTTTCCAAAGTATTTCGCCCGCGCTGGGCGTGACGCGAATGCGTTTGCAAAGAAACCTGAGCTCATCGCGAACGTAGTGTACGCAAGTCGTATGGGTAATGGTCCTCCTGAATCAGGAGACGGATATCGCTATCGCGGTCGTGGATTCATTCAGCTAACAGGTAAGTCTAACTATGCGGCATTCGCAGCTGATATGGAGATGTCGCTGGATGAAGTTGTACCTTGGCTTGAAACAGCAGAAGGCGCATGTTGGTCTGCTGGTTGGTTCTGGGATTCCCGTGAACTGAACAAGTGGGCCGATAAGGGTGATATTGTAACAGTAACCAAAAAGATCAACGGTGGAACAATCGGTCTGGAAGATCGTAAGCATCATTATGAAGAAGCTCTACACATTTTTTCATAAGGAGTTACGATGCCTAGATTCGGTAATCCTGATCCAAACGAGGAACCAGTAAAACCACCAGTAGCAATGGATCAGCTAGATCCAGCCACAAAAGGCGCGGCTGCTAGACCAGAGTTCAGTTCGAGACCATCGTTCTCTGCTCCTGCGCCTGCAGTTCCGCAACTATCAGAAGCAGCTCAGCTTGCCACTATTGAACTAGAAAAGCAGAAGTGGGAAGCGGAAAATAACAAGCAGAATGAAGATTGGATGGTCAAGAAGTGGCGACCCGCAATGGGTTGGTGCTATATGGTTATCTGCGTGCTCGACATGGCTATCTTTCCTATCATGTGGTCAGTCGCGCAGGTTATGGTTAAGATGCCGCTTACTCAATGGAATCCTCTAACGCTACAAGGCGCTGGTCTATTCCATCTAGCAATGGGAGCCGTCCTTGGTATCGCCGCATGGTCCCGCGGCCAAGAAAAGATACAAGGTGTTGCAAAGTAAGGAAATGATATGAACGTGAATCCTGTGAATGTAAATGAAGTGCAGAATGCTCAGTTGTCAGTCGTAATGCTTCGTCTATTGAATGGCGATGAGATTGTAGGTAAGGTTGGAGCAGTAGGTAACATGATCAAAGTCGTGAAGCCTGCTGCTGTCATGATTCAACCAACGGCTACTGGTAAAGCAAGCATGGCGTTGGTTGACTTCATCCCTATGGCTAAGAACAAAGAAATCTTTCTCGATCCTCGCAACGTTCTTTTCACATACGAGCCCGACGATCAGATCGAAGCTGCTTATCAGCAGAACTTCGGTTCGGGATTAGTGCTACCTAAGAAAGGGATCTTGACAACTGCGTCGTAACGTGATAGAGTATCACTATGACGAAATTCTACACGAATGCAATTGAGTACGGTAACAACATCCTCGTCCGCGGTTACGATCGCGGGCGCCCTTTCAATGAAAAGATTCCCTACAAACCAACTCTGTTCCTACCGTCCAAGCGCAAGGATCTTGCGACGTGGAAAGACATCGTGGGTAACACGCTTGATCCTATGCCATTTGACTCTATGCGCGATGCTAAGGATTTCATCAAGCGATACGAGGACGTCAGCAACTTCAAGCTGTATGGTATGCCTCGCTTTCTGTATGCGTATCTGAACGAAGAGTATCCTAACGAAATCGCATACGACCAAGATCTAATCAAGGTTGCGTATATCGACATCGAGGTTAGCTCAGAGTTTGGCTTTCCTACGGTTGAGCGCGCGTCTGATACTGTTACGGCTATCACGCTCAAGAAAGACGGCGTCTTCCATGTGTGGGGATACGGCGACTTCAGGCCCAATCGCAACGACGTTCAGTATTACCAATGCAACAACGAAAAGGAACTGCTACTCAAGTTCCTCAGTGAGTGGAGCTTAGATTATCCTGATCTCGTGACTGGCTGGAACGTCACGTTCTTCGATATTCCTTATCTCGTTCGTCGTATGAGCGCGGTGCTTGGTGAAAACGAAGCAAAACGCTTTTCGCCATGGCGCATCTTTAAGGAACGTCGTGTTCGTACGAAGTTTGGTAAAGAAGAATCCGTCTACAACATCGCTGGCGTTGCTACTCTCGACTATCTCGAGATGTATCAGAAGTTCACTTATACTCAGCAAGAAAGCTACAAGCTCGATCACATCGCGTTCGTTGAACTCGGTGAGCGCAAGCTATCGTACGACGAATACGAAACGTTGCATGAGTTCTATATGAATGACTTCCAGCGATTCATCGAGTATAACATTCGAGACGTTGAGCTCGTCGAAAAGCTCGACGATAAGATGAAGCTCATATCCATGGCTCTCGCGCTAGCGTACGACGCGAAGGTGACTTTGCTTGATGTGTTCACACAAGTTCGTATGTGGGACGTTATCATTCACAATCACCTGTACAAGCAAGGTATCGCTGTACCTATCGAAGGTGGCGGATCTAAAGACGAAGCGTATGTTGGCGCGTTCGTCAAAGAACCTAAGCCTGGTGGATATGACTGGGTTATGTCATTCGACTTGAACTCTCTGTATCCGCATCTTATCATGCAGTACAACATCTCTCCCGAAACGTTGCTGCGTGATGGTCGCAATCGCGCAGTGAAGATTGATGTAACAGTGGATGAACTGCTCGATGGTCATATCCCTGAAGTTCCAGAAGGATATGGTCTAGCTGCGAACGGCTGTTTCTTCAGCAAAGCGCGTCAGGGTTTCTTGCCTGAGATCATGGAGCGTATGTACAACGATCGTGTCGTCTACAAAGATAAGATGATCGCTGCTCAGAAAGATTATGAAAAGACTAAGTCTAAGCAAGCATCCAAGGATATCTCTCGATACAAAAACATGCAGCTCGCTAAGAAGGTTCAGTTGAACTCAGCTTACGGCGCGATTGGTAATCCTCACTTCCGTTTCTTCGATATCAATCAAGCGACGGCTATTACTCTTGGTGGTCAGCTATCTATCCGCTGGGCTGAAAACGAAATCAATAAGTATCTTAATAAGCTCCTAAAGACTAAGGATACGGACTATGTCATTGCTTCCGATACGGATTCGTTGTATATCAGTTTTGATAGACTTGTACAAGTGGTCTTTGAAGGTCGAGGATCGCAGCAAAGTGATCCTACAGCACAGAAGCAGAAAATCGTTGACTTTCTGGACAAGGTGGCTCGTGAAAAGATTGAACCTGTTATTGATGGGATTTATTCGGATCTTGCTGTTCGGATGGAAGCATTCTCGCAAAAAATGAACATGAAGCGTGAGGTTATCGCTGATCGTGGTATCTGGACTGCGAAGAAGCGATACATCCTCAACGTTCATGACTCTGAAGGTGTGCGATACGCCAAACCCAAACTAAAGATCATGGGCATCGAAGCTGTTAAGTCGTCGACTCCTGCTGTGTGTCGTCAGGCAATTATCGATGCGCTGAACATCATCATGTCTAAAGAAGAAGAGGACTTGCATAAGTTCATCGCTGACTTCAAGTCTAAGTTCTACAAGCTGAGCTTCGAGGAAGTTGCGTTTCCGCGTTCCGTACAAGATCTAACTAAATACGCAAAGGAAACTAAGAGCATTCCTATCCACGTTCGTGGCGCGTTGCTCTATAACAATCTAGTCAAGAAGCTTAGTCTACAGAAAAAGTACGAGCTTATCAAGGATGGCGAAAAGATTCGCTTCTCATACTTGAAGATGCCTAATCCTGCTCGCGACAACGTGATTTGTGCGTTTTCATCTTTACCGTCAGAGTTCGACCTTGAAGAGTATATCGATTATGATATGCAGTTCGAGAAAGCGTTTATGGCTCCTCTCAACTCTATCCTTGAAGTGATTGACTGGCACTCTGAGAAGCGAAGCTCATTGGAGGACTTCTTTTCATGAAGAAAAAGACTAAGAAACCCGCAAGGAAACCAACTCGCAACGATCTAGATAAGATGTCGTATGAAAAGCGAGAACGAGTAAGAAAACAGCTAAGAAAAGGGGCTGTATATACAAGAGCGTTCAAGACACCACAATCATTCGGTGCAGCCAGTCCAGTTAGACATGTTCCGATTGAAGAGTATTTGAAAGAAATCAAGAGTGATTCGTGAAATCTTAGTGCATCAGGTAGATGCTATGTCTCACGACAGCCGCGTAGCTGTTCTACTATCAGGCGGAGTCGATAGTGTATCTATTGCGTTTGCTGCGCATCGGCTCGGAAAGAAGGTAGTCGCTTACACGTTTCATCTCGATGGTCAGCCATCATATGATTCGCAGAAAGCAGTCGAGATCGCAAAGATCATGGAATGGGATTATCGTGTCGTGGTAGTCCCAACCAATAACGTAGAGCAAGACTTCATTCGTTTGGCTAAAGAAGTTCACTGCGAAAAGAAAACACACTTCGAGTGTTGCTTTCCGTTTCTATACGTGTACCCACAGATCAAGGAGTATGAAGTTCTAAGTGGATGGGCTGCTGACGGATACTATGGTGTATCGAAAAAAGCGAACATTCACTACAAGCATACGAAGGAAAAGTTCGACGAGTTTCGTAAAGACTACTTTGGTGCTAACAATCGCGCTGGATATATGTGGCATAAACGAATCGCGGAGAAGTTGCATAGCAAACGATTCATTGCTCCGTATCTAGATCCAGACGTTGCTAAGTTCTTTATGAGCAAAGATTGGTATGAACTGAATCAGCCATATCAAAAGCATCATGTAGTCGAAGCATTCACTGAGTTCAAGCAGATTGGTGGTGTGAAGAAACATATCAATCTGCAACTAGGATCAGGAATAGATAAGCTATTCGAGAAAGAAGTATTGAGCAACACCAATCTTAATTTTTACAATCGCAAGCGAGTTATGGACGTATGTCGTGACTGGGCAAACAAAGGAGCAGAGTTGTGGTAAAAGTGCCGCAGGAGTATGCTGACTTCGACTTCGGTTTCACTGGAGTTGATGAGAGTGAAATCAAACAAGATGTTCTGAGAGAGCTGACTGCTAAGGACGAAGCTCTGTCAGCAAAGGAACTGGAGCTGGCTGATAAGGTAAAGACGCTTGAAGCTATCATCGTCCCTCTGCTGAACAACCTAATCAAGACAGCGGATAAGGAATACATCTACTGGCCTAATCGTAAAGAAAAGTGTCAGGATATGTTGGAAAAGGTATTGAAGACCACTAGAGGGGTCAAATGAGCACCAATATGATTCAGCTGAATCCTCCTATCCCTGTTATGACACCACAGGGTAGGGCTATAGCCCATTTCATTATCGACTATGGTATGGAAAACGACTTGATGTGGGTTTGCTTTCAGGATGACACAGGAGAGTGCTGGACCTGGGAAAACGCCTACATCCGCGCTCGTACGAATCAAACCATTGGGCGTAGAAAGATGAGCAAGATCGATGTTTGAAGTAACAGAAGACAACTATCTCAGTTTCTTGACGCTTCATGGTCAGGACCCAGAATGCGCGCAACGAGTAGTAGAAACATATGATGGATCTGCGGGATATCATGAACTCCTATCAGTCCGCATATGGGTAGAAGCGTCAAAGATGCTTCTAAAGAAGCATGCTAACGGCTAACGTAGATCGTTGGCTTATTATGACGACGGGGATTGCTCTCTCCGTCGTTTCTGCGTGGTACTCAGTCACAGGTCTTACTGCTATTTTCGCTGGTGCATACTGGGCTATCATAATCCTAGGAGGCACACTAGAGTTCGGTAAGATCATTCTAGCTTCGTGGCTCTACAGGAACTGGAAGTATATTCCGTTCCTCATGAAAGCATACTTCACGAGCGCGCTTATCATACTCATGGTTATCACTAGCATGGGTATCTTTGGTTTCTTATCCAAAGCTCACCTAGATCAAGTTGCACCATCTGGTGATATAGTGGCTAAGATAGAACGCATCGATGATAGCATCGCGCGCGAGCGCACGCGCATCACGCGAGCAGAGCAGCAACTAACTCAGCTCGACAAGGCTATCGACTCTATCATAGATAGAAACAATCGTGCGCAAACTGCTCTACAGATACGCCAGCAGCAGAAGAAAGAACGTGATACGTTAGCTGCTGATATCAAAGATGCGCAGAAAGCCATTGACGTTCTGCTCGATGAAAAAGCTCCGCTCATGAAGAGCACTAGGGCTATCAAGTTAGAAGTTGGTCCTATTCGTTATGTGGCTGAGTTGATCTACGGAGAAAGCAATGAACGTGATCTAGAATCAGCCATACGCATTATGATACTTCTGCTCGTATTCGTTATTGATCCCCTGGCTGTGTTGTTGATTATTGCAGCCAGTAAAGAGGTACGTAAAGAAGTAGAGAGTATAGATGCTGTTGCCACCAACGGAGACCTATGGGAACCGATGATCCTGGAAAAGAAGTCTTGACAATCGAACACTTACAGAGTAATATGATAGTGGAGGTGAAATATGTCGCTTAAAGAAAAGTTGATTAAGAATAGCACGATTGAGTTTACGGCTACTCTCGACAAGAGTAAGATCTTTACGAAAAAGGATATGGTCCAAACGACAGTGCCGATGATTAATGTCGCGCTATCTGGTTCAGTGGACGGTGGTATTACGCCAGGCATTACAATGCTTGCTGGTCCTTCAAAGCATTTCAAAACTGGCTTCGCGCTACTAATGGCTTCTGCCTTTCTGAAGAAGTATTCAGATGGTGTGATCTTGTTCTATGACTCTGAGTTTGGTACGCCGCAAGCATACTTCAACACGTTTGGTATTCCATTTGATTCAGTTGTTCATACGCCAATCATGGATGTGGAGCAGCTGAAGTTTGATATTATGAAGCAGCTAACTGCGCTTGAGCGCGGCGAGCATGTTATGATCGTCATTGATTCTATTGGTAACCTCGCTTCCAAGAAGGAAGTTGAAGATGCGCTAAATGAGAAGTCAGTTGCTGATATGTCTCGTGCGAAGCAGCTCAAGTCGCTGTTCCGTATGATCACTCCATATCTGACACTGAAAGATATTCCTATGGTTGTGGTCAATCACACCTACAAGGAAATTGGTTTGTATCCGAAGGATATCGTCGGAGGTGGAACTGGTTCATATTACGGGTCAGATAACATCTGGATCCTTGGTCGTCAACAAGACAAGGATGGTACCGAGATCCAAGGCTATCACTTTGTCATCAACGTGGAGAAGTCACGCTATGTCAAAGAAAAGTCAAAGATCCCAATCACTATCTCATATGACGGAGGGATTAATCGTTGGTCTGGTCTTCTCGATGTCGCTCTTGATGGCGGCTACGTATCTAAGCCAAAGGTTGGATGGTACGCGCGAGTGGATCGCACAACAGGAGAAATCGTGCCTCCTAACATGCGAGCCTCAGATCTAGTTGATAACGGCGAGTTCTGGAAGACTATGTTCAAGGAAACGGACTTCGCTAAGTACATCAAGGAAAAGTATTCTATCGCGCACGGCGCAATCTTGTCGGAGGAAAACGAAGATGCTTCTGAGTGAATATTGGAGCGACGACAGAACGAAGAGAGCCGAAGTCCATAAGGACTCCGGCGACTTCTATGTTAAGTTCTACGAGGACGAAGAGCTGATTCTAACTGAGTCATATGTAGATAAGAGTCAAAGCTGGGCTGAAGCGGCTGCTGAAAACTATACGATGGGAATTAAGGTGGTGCAGAATGGCAAGCGTCGTTGACAATCCAGTCGCAGTGAAGTATAATCATATCACTCGCGAAGATGTACCAAAGTTCGTCTGCATCAAGATAGAGGAAGGCGAGTTTGAGGGTATCATCTATCATTATGAAAACGTCAATGTCGGTGAAGAAACAGAAGATGGTGGTGCGCTGTTAAACTTTAACTATCACGTCGTCGAATCGTTTTTGGCTGAAGAAATGTTAACTGACAGCCTAAAGAAACGTTTCGAAGATACAGTCGCTGGTATTCTTTTCGACATTTTGGTTCAGCAAGTAGGAAGGATTGGGAATGAAGATCGAACTGACGATTCTGAAGAATCTGGTTCATAACGAAGACTTCGCCCGCAAGACTCTACCATTCGTAAAAGAAAACTATTTCAGTGATTCGTCTGAGCGCTTGGTGTTCAGGCGAATCCATGACTTCATGACCAAGTATAATTCACGCCCGACGCGCGAAGCTATTGGTATTGAAATTGAGTCTAGCACGAACTTATCTGAAGAAGAGCACAAGCGTTCGCTGGAACTGGTTCGATCACTCGTCGAACCAGAGCCCGTCACGATGGATTGGCTTCTAGAATCTACGGAGGCGTTCTGTCAAGAGCGTGCAGTGTATAACGCTATCATGGATAGTATCTCTATCCTTGATGGCAAAGACAAGAACCGCACCAAGAACGCTATCCCTGAGATTCTATCAGAAGCTCTTGGCGTTTCATTCGACAGTCATATCGGTCACGACTTCATCGACGACTTTGAAGAGCGATATGACTATTATCATCGCGTAGAAGAAAAGCTCCCGTTTGATATTGAGTTGATGAACAAGGTTACTCGCGGAGGCTTGTCGCGTAAGTCTCTCAATATCATCCTTGCAGGCACGGGTGTTGGTAAAACTCTTGCGATGTGTCACTTCGCAGCAGCTAATCTTGCGATGGGCAAGAACGTTCTCTATATCACTATGGAAATGGCCGAAGAGAAGATCGCCGAGCGTATCGATGCTAATCTGTTGAACATTGCTACAGAAGACATCAAGCAGCTTCCGAAGGAAATGTACGAAAACAAAATCAAGCGACTTCGAGCAAAGACTACGGGGAAGCTCATCATTAAGGAGTATCCCACTGCGTCGGCTCATGCTGGTCATTTCCGTCATGTTCTTAACGAGCTTAACCTCAAGCGCAATTTTGTTCCTGATATTATTTACGTTGACTATCTTAACATTTGTTGTTCGTCGAGAATCAAGCCAGGAGTAAACGTTAACAGCTACACATACGTCAAGTCTATAGCCGAAGAACTGCGTGGGCTTGCAGTCGAGCGCAATTTACCTATCGTGTCAGCTACTCAGACAACTCGTTCTGGATATACCAGCAGCGATCCTGGGCTGGAAGATACTTCCGAGTCGTTCGGTCTGCCTGCTACAGCTGACTTCATGATCGCGCTCGTGCGTGACGAAGAAATGGATGAGCGTGGCCAGCTCATGGTAAAGCAGCTGAAAAATCGTTATAGCGATCCAGCGGAATACAAGCGATTCTTCGTTGGCGTCGATCGTATCAAGATGCGCCTGTTCGATCTCGAAGACTCAGCCCAAGAAGACATCATCGACGATAGTCGCGGTGGCAAAACCAAACGCTCTGAATCAGTCATGGACAACACCAAGTTCGGAATGGAAGATCGTGAACGCAACAAACCCAAATCCAAGTTCAGCGGCCTCAAGTTCTGAGGGGCTAAATAATATCGTTCTTGACAACGACGATAATCTACGCTATGCTAGTCCAATAGTAAGAGGAGGTGTCATGACCTCAAGATTGGAGTACGCCAAAAATAAAGCCAAGATCAGTATAACAGGCGGATCGCCTTTTAAGCGTAAGATGCTCAAACGAGCAGCCAGATGGATGCTAGGATATACTCTCGGCACCCGTTTAGCCAACAACATAACGCTGAAGATTCGTATCGATGACTCTTTGGTAAACACTAGGTTCTATGGTTCTGTCATCTGGGAAGACGATAATCATCGACCAAGAAGTTACGACATGGAGTTATGCAACTATCTAACTGATAGAACATTGTTCAAGGTTCTTGCTCACGAGATAGTTCACATCAGACAGTATGCAACCGGCGACCTTAAAGATCTAGCAACTCAAGCCAACTATTGTAAATGGAAAAACAAGCTCGTACAGGCTGAAGGCAAAGGTAGAATATCGTATTTCAAACTGCCGTGGGAAATAGAAGCGAGACGTGATCAAGAGATCATCCTTAGAGAATGGAAAGAAACACACGGCTATCATTTCAGACAAAAGACTGGGGAGTTGTATAGTGAGCGTGATAATCTATAGCAGGGATGATTGCCCTTGGTGTGTTCGAGCTAAAGATATGTTGTATTCTATAGGAAAAGAATACGAAGAGATTAAGATTGGTCGTGATCTCACGCGCGAGGAGTTCAAGGAACAGTTTCCAGAAGTTAAAACAGTACCATATATAATCATTGATGGAACCGCTATCGGTGGTTATGAAAATCTGTTATCACATTATAAGCTCTCATAGCTCAATTGGTTAGAGCCCGCCGCTCATAACGGTGTAGTTCCAGGTTCGAGTCCTGGTGGGAGCTCCATTTAGTCTGAGGAATCATGAAACTTCTTGTGCCGTTGAACTCTGAACTGATGCATCTACTCAATGATGATTCAGTTCGTCCTGAACTTAGTTATGCGTTTAGAACATCAAATGGTCGAGAATGTTTCGTCCTAACGGAAGACGATCCTCGGGCTGTTATCTGTGTAGCATATACACATCAGGTTCCTACGACTGTAGAAGAGCTTGATGCGTATAGCTTCAATGATACCAACGATCCAAACGGTATAGCAGTTTTCTATACTGTTTGGTCGTACGGTAAAGGCGCTGGGCGCGATATTGTGTTCAGCGTAGTAGACCACATCAAGCACTTCAAGCCATGGGTCGGGCGATTCGTAACTCTCAGCCCCAAAACCGAGATGGCTAAAAAGTTTCATTTAAGCAACGGTGCTTTCACACTCAGTGACAATATTGAGTCCGTGAACTACGAGTATCGCGTTTAATCAGCCTGAGAAATAAATAAGAAATGCGCAACATATTTACAGTCATTGCGCTGTCTGCTTTTGTTGGCGGATGTGCAACAACAGAAGCAGTCTCGAGTTCATATTATGTTAATGCGACTTGGTATGCTTGCTGCAATCGTACAGCAAATGGTGAGAAATTCAACCCAAACGGGATGACGGTCGCTCACAGAAGGTATCCTTTCGGAACCATGCTGAGAGTTACTAACCCAGACAACGGCAGGTCCATAGTTGTCCGAGTTAATGATCGTGGTCCATTTACGAAAGGCGTGGATCTAGACATATCGAGAGGAGGTGCCCAGCAATTGGGGATAATCAATAAAGGTCGAGCGAAAGTTCGAGTAGAACACTTAACGTCTAGATAAGATACGTCATTATATCTTCCTTTCGTAGCGTAAGCCAAAATAGGAGATAAAATGAGGCTACTAAAAACATTAACAGTAATCTCTGCTGTTGTTCTAGCATCGACTGCATACGCAGCGCCTGGAAACCGAAACAGAGTTACACCAACACAAAATACAACCACTACATACATTAACAGCGACGACGAATCTCATGCTTCTTACTGGACTAGAGAAAACAACATCACTAGAGTCACATTACAAGAGCATGTAGAAACTAGAAATAGAGTAAAGAAAGTTGCACAAAGACCTGTGCAGCGAAAGTCAAATCCGGTGGTTGTAGCGAAGCAGTTTGAAGGTTTGGATGCCCGTAGGCATAGAGCCGCGCTTCGTAATCTAATGGATGTAGATCCTTTAAAAGTACCTTGGTGTGCAGGGTTTGTGAACGCAGTTCTTTATCGATCAGGAGTACAAGGAACTTCGTCACTGCAAGCTAGAAGTTTCCTGCACTGGGGTATGTCTACCAGGAATCCGCAGAAAGGTGATATTGTAGTTTTTACACGAGGAAAAGGTAACACTACTGGTCACGTTGGATTCTATATGGGACAAGAAGTTGTAGATGGCGTAAAGTATATCCTCGTTCTAGGTGGGAACCAGAACAAGGCTGTCAATGTCGCTTATTATCCAGCAAACAGATTGCTTGGATTCCGCACATTTGGCTGATGATTAAGGAGGTGTGTTTTTTGTCATCAGTCGGGGAGGCGTGTGGTGCGCCTCCCCTTTTTTGCGTTTATAAATAACGTATAGCATCAACAGCTAATCAACGAAGGAACGGACATGAAGTCGTTTAGACAGTACTGCAACGAAGAGTTTTCTTATGTCGAAGAATCCTCAGAAGGTACAACTTTGAAGGATTACCCGCATCTCCATAAGCATGTTGCGGAAAAACAAAAGAAACAGAAACTTCCAGCCCATTTCATGCATAATGTTGGCGATACTCCGGTACATCCTAAGTCTGCAGCTGCTCACAAAAAAGCAGACAGTGCTTTGTCTAGCGGGCATCCTACAGCAAAACGTCGCGCTGACGACGTGTATCGCGGCACCTATGATTACGAGGGTTCAGCTGAACGTCGCGTCGCAAACGCAAAGAAGTGACGATTAATAGTCAAGGACAATAGATAATGGCTAAAACGATTTCAATCGCTGTGGCAGCACGAATCAATGAAATTTCTGTTTTCAGATATGGTAGTCCTGCTAAGTATAGTTCTAGTGGCGGATTAGCCGCTAGAAGACAGCTGGAATCTGACATAGAGCCGTTTACTTCGAAAGAAGATATCAGCGAAATCGCAGATCAAGATGGTCGCGCGAAGCTGATGGTCGAGGAGTTTATCAAATGGGCTAAAAGCAACGGATACTCTGGATCCGTTGCTGATTGTTGGTGGACGGCAAAGCCAGGTGATTTGACTAGAGTAACAGGTAAAACGGTAGATTCGTCTAAGAATCCGACAGACGTGCTTTTCAAGTTCACTTCTGGTCCAGCTGGATCTGAAGGGTTTCTTGGTTTGTCTGCAAAGTCTACGGGCAAAGCTAAAGAAATTGGATTTAAGAATCCGGGTGTAGGAACGCTTGAAAATCTACTAGGTATCGAGCTATCACCTATTCTTAATGACTACGTCGCTAGAATAGTTAAATTGCATAAGTTTTCTACGACAAGCTCGAAACGAAAAACTGAAATTAGAAGTTCTTCGAAGAAAGTTCAAGACTCTGTGGATGCAATGGGTTCTTTGGCTATGAAAGATCTAAGAGACGCTCTACTAAAAAAATATAAGGGTATCAAAGATCAGAATTTCATAAAGAACCATATACTAGATGACTGGATGAATTTTAAAACTGACGATAAGCAAAAGATCTTTCCTCCATACATAAAAGTGACTGGACAAGGAACAAAAGGTAGGTATACAGTATCTATCGTAGATCCTAATTCAAATTCTAAAATTGATTACATCAAATCTAATAAGATAACTTTTGAAGCAGTTGGTAACGAATCTATTGGTGTTAAAGCTGGAACACATCAGATTATGAAAATTCGTTTTAAGTTTGAATCTCAAAAACTGGCTTCCTCTATGAAGTTATCTGGAGAACCTTGGTGAAAAAGCTGTCGACGTTCATCGCTGAGGAAAAGAATCTGCATATGGAACACATCGAGGACTTGATCCTCAATGATGGCGTCGCTGGTGCAAAGCAAATCTTCAACTTTCTTATACAGATGCGCAACATGCTTGGCGGCAGCACCACAAAGAAAGTATCTGGAACTGTGAAGTGGGATGGTGCTCCTGCTATCTTTGCTGGTGTAGATCCTCGCGATGGAAAGTTCTTTGTAGCGAAGAAAGGCATCTTCAATAAGAACCCAAAGATCTACAAGACACAAGCAGATATCGACGCTGATCTATCTGGCGAATTGGCTGATAAGTTCAGCGTTGCTCTTCGTGAGTTCAGCAAGCTAGGTATCACGTCTGGTGTATACCAAGGCGATCTCATGTTCACGAAGGGAGATGTTAAAGCAGAAACGATCGACGGGAATAAATACTACACGTTCCAACCAAACACAATCGTCTATGCTGTTCCAACTAACTCCGCGCTAGGTAAGACGATCGCTAAAGCAAGCATCGGTGTCGTATGGCACACAACCTATACAGGCGACTCGTTCGAGAGCATGAAAGCATCATTTGGTAAGGGTATCGTCGAGAAGCTGAAACAAGTTGGTACGATCTGGATGGACGATGCTAACTATAAGGACGTCAGCGGAACTGCTACGTTCACAGCAGCCGAAACCGAAAAGTTCAACGCCATACTTTCGCAGGCTGGTAAGATTCTACAGGGATTACCAAGCGAAGCTGTAAATGCGTTTTCCAGAGATTCAGAGTTACTGATCCGTGTCAAAACGTACAACAACTCTAAGGTACGAGCTGGCGAAAAGATTATGAATACGACTTCACATGTTGCTGGCTTTATCCACTATATGAACGACTATTATCAAAAAGAAGAAGATAAGAAGAAAACGCCTGCTGGTAAGAACGCAGTGAAAGCTAAGAAAGCTCAGTCGTTTGGACCTATCGTACGAACACCACTGCTTCAGCTGAAATCCATATTTGATTTTATGAACCTGATTGTTGACGCCAAGATGATGATTATAGCAAAGATGAATTCAGCAGCGAGTGTCGATACGTTCCTACGTACACGTCAGGGATTGAAGATCACTTCGCCTGAAGGATATGTTGCAGTAGATCATTTGACTGGTGGAGCAGTAAAGCTAGTAGATCGTCTGGGATTCAGCCAAGCAAACTTTAGTCCAGACATTATCAAGGGATGGGAGAAATAACATGGAACTCATTATCGGATTCGCAGCAGGACTCATCGTAGGATGGAACTTCCTACCTCAGCCTACATTCATTAAAGGATGGATTGATAAGATTAGCGGTAAGTGATATACTGACCCCTCGTAACACTACTCATTATAATGGTTATATCTGAAGTTGTCAAGACGTTTTTATAAATAAAGGGAGCAGAAGGCTACGGCAATCCTGCTCCCAACTCATATGCGGTCAGGCCACGGCAATCCCGCGAGGATAAAATGAAGAGCGTTGTATTCACATTCGGGCGTATGAATCCGCCTACGACAGGGCACCAGCTACTGGTGAACAAACTGATCGCTCTCGCTCAAACGAGCAAGTCGACTCCTCGCGTTTACTTGTCACATTCAGTCGGCAAGAAAGATCCCCTTCCATACGATAAGAAGATCGCGTTCGCTCGTGCAGCGTTTGGTGCTATCGTACGCAAATCAAACTCAAAGAACGTTATTCAGATTCTCAAGGATCTTGAAGAAGAAGGTTTCACTCACGTCACGATGGTCGTTGGGTCTGATCGCGTTCCTGACTTCACTAGACTACTCAACACATACAACGGCAAGGAATACACGTTCGAAAAGATTGACGTCAAGTCAGCTGGCGAGCGTGATCCAGACGCAGACGATGTGACAGGTATGTCAGCCAGCAAGATGCGCGCTCTAGCTAAAGACGAAAAGGTCGCAGAGTTTCTTCGCGGCGCTCCCAACACCCTCAAAGCAGCACAAGCCAAAAGCATGTATACGGCTGTGCGTAAGGCTCTACTAGGAGAAAATGTTATGGAATATGGCCATGACGAAAAGTTCCTCGAATTCATTTTCGAACAGGATACAAAGGAAGACGACGATCTGACGGATATGCCGTCGGATGGTGAGATCTCAAAGCACTTCGATTCACTGCATCCAGACGATCTTGATCTCGACGACGCTGATGCTATGATGCTCGATGTTATTCTCGGTAACGAAGAAGAAGAGGAAGAAATCAAGGAAGCCAAAGTTCTTTCGATTCAGCAGCGTCAGAAGCTATCTCAGCGCATGAAGGCTATGTCTAAGCGTCTAGCTCGTCTTCGTCAGATCAAAGCAAAGCAGATGCCAGCTCAGCAGCGCCTTCGCATGCGCGCGCGAAAAGCTGCTATTATGCTTCTTCGTAAGCGCGCAACAGGCAAGAAAGATCTAGATTACGCTTCTCTATCGAAGTCACAGCGCGTAGCAGTAGACACTGCTCTTGTTCAGCGTTTTGGTAATAGTCTCAACAGAATCGTAGATCGTCTATCAACACGTCTGCTCCCTCGCGTACGCAAGCACGCGCAGGAGTACGTTAAGAAAGCTCGTGAAGAAGTCAAGGAACAAACACTCGATCCAAAGACAAAGAAGCACGTTTCGGATCAGAAGCAAGATAATCCTCTGAATCTTGATGCGCTCAAGCTGAACATCTTGAATACTGATCCACAGAAAAATGATCGTGCGGCACCAGATCCAAAGCAAGCTCATCTGCATAAGAATAAGAAGGCTACACACTTCTTTAAGACATTCGATGAAGGTCGTAAGAGTTCTGCTGATAAGGACGCTCGCGATGCTGGTGATACCAACATCATCTATCAGATGCGTAAGACTATTAATTCGCGCGGCGAGCATGAAACAGTGTTTGCTGATGGGCACAAAGCAAACGTTTCAATCGCAGACGCCAAGAAACTTCTAGCTAAGTTTGAAGCTATTCGTATGCCTGCTGATAAGCAAGAGTTCACTATCCAGGCTGGTAAGTCTCTTTCTTCATTCAAAAACGTGCTTGCTCATGGCGTGAAGCAAGAAAAGAAGAAGATTTCGCTTGGCGGTAAGAGCTTCAAAGAGTTTTATCTTGGTGTGGGTCGCTCGCGCACTGTTTCTGCATATGATAACGATGAACCACCAGGAACTCGTCGCGTTGCTGAAGCTAAGAGCGTTGGTGGCGTAGAGCCAGATGCGAACGATGATCCTAATGTTTCGCGTAAGCCTAATCCAAAGCTAGACCTGTTGCTTCGCCTTGGTCTAGCAGATACAGACGAGCTGCAGAAGTATCGTCGTGCGCTGCGTTCTAGCAAAAAGCAAGCTCTTGGTTCGCCTGAGATGCGTAAGAAACTAGCTGATCTGTTGGATAAGCTGATTGATATCGTTACAGGCGATCCATCAACTTATTCGCGCGTCAGATACAAGGTACAGGCTCAGGAAGCTATCTCGCTTGTTAATAAGGCTGAAAAGTCTGGTGTAGACGTAACAGTACTAGCTGAAGTGTTCATGCGCGAGATCGCAGAAACAAGTGATAACAACAGAGCTTTCAATCGCGTGAACTCATTCATTGCTGGCGGGAAAGCTGCTGAATTAGACAGCGATCTGTCAGAAAAGGCAGATTTGCCTCACAAGTATCGTGCTGGTCTATCAGACAAAACCGCTGCTGCAAGAAAATCGCATTGGGATAAGATGAACAAGCTGTCTGATCGCGATCCTCGCGCGTACGAGCCAGCACCTGGAGATGCGACTGCAAAAACAAAACCATCGAAGCACACGCTAAAGTACAAGAGAATGTACGGAGAAGAAGCTATGGACGAAAGTTCTGAAACAGGATTAGCTGCAAAAGCTAAGAAGTCTGGTGTTTCGCTCGGAACGCTGAAGAAAGTGTATCGTCGTGGCGTCGCAGCATGGAACTCTGGTCATCGTCCAGGCACAACTCCGCAGCAGTGGGGAATGGCTCGCGTCAACTCTTACATCACAAAAGGTAAGGGAACCTATCATGGCGCAGATAAGGATCTGCGTGAAGACGAGCTGAATGAAAAGGGTCCAGGTCTGTGGGCTAACATTCATGCAAAGCGTCAAAGAATCAAAGCTGGCTCTGGTGAGCGTATGCGTAAACCAGGATCCAAGGGAGCACCTACAGCAGATCAGATTAGAGCAGCTAAGAGCGAAGAAACACAAAACGAAGGTCAAGCTAACTGGGCTAAAGCTCGTAAAGAAAACGAACGCTCTAGCGTTGCGTATCTGAATCGCGCAAAGAAGTCATACGTTGATCGTAGTGTGACTCCATATAAAGCTGACGACGCTAAGATTGCTGCTGATTCCATGAAGGATTTCGTAGCCAGAGGCGGTAAGATTCAGCAGCTTCCGCCTGGTAAAAAGACGATCAAGTCGCTCGTTAAACCTAAGAAGTATATGACGCCTAATCAGGCTTCAAAGATTACAGAACAGAACATGACGACACATGATGCAGTTCCTCTCTCGAAGAGAGTGAAGCGCGTTAAGAGCTTCCATGCTTTCCATCCTCCAGTGAAGGAAACGGTGCAGCGTGATTCTGATATTAGAATGGTTAAAGTTCGTATGCCCGATGGAACTACCAAGTTCCGTAAAGAACGTGCGCCAGCTAAAGTTCAGCAGGAAATGTATACAGGTTCGGAGCCAACTACAACTAATCCAGCTGATCCAGCAAGTCGTTTCGTAGGAACTAATGCTATTCGTCAGACGTATGCTAATGTAACTCCTGGCCAGGGATCAGTTGCAGGTGAAATTGCAGTAGCGAAGTATGCGCCCGAAAAGGTCAACTACACATCGTCAATGGCTAAGAAGACGCATACAGAAGTGGATCAGTCTAAGGATAACCTGAGCAAGAAACACTTCAATGACATTCGCAAGGCTCTTGGTGGTATTCGTGAATCGCATGATCTTAACGAAGCGTTTGCTGCTGGATTTGAACTAGCTCCATTCGCGCGCGATTATGGTATGACAGTTCAGTCAGCGTTTGAGCATCATCCAGACGTAGAACGTATGATGGACGAGTCCAATACCAAAACGACGAAAGCGATTGTTTATAAGGACAATAAGCCATTCGCTATATATCCAGATATGAAATCTGCTCAGAAAGAATACTATGGTAAGGATGGTTATTCTATCGGCACTGTATCTTTGAGTAAGTCTAAGGCTTTAAAGAAATTAAATCCAGGTCTCAAGATTGTTGAAGACTCAATGGATGAAGCTACATATCAAGGGCGCAAAGTTCCACTTAACAAACCTATGAAGGGTGATGTTAAGAAGTCAAAAGTTTATGTTGATCCAGACGGCGACGGCAAAGCTAAAAAGATCAACTTTGGTGATAAGAATCTAAGTATCAAGAAAGATCAACCTGCTCGTAAGAGATCATACTGTGCTCGCTCTAGCGGTCAGGGTAATTTAACTAAGAAAGATAGTGCCAACTATTGGTCACGTAGAGCATGGAATTGCTAATAGAGGAGAAATGAAATGAATGACGCTATTATCTTTGGTTCAATCGTAGCGATTGTTTTGTTCTTGGGTTGGCTTTGGTGGCCAAAGGAAGAAAAGAAGGAAGAGAAGAAAGAGGAAGCTCCAGCTGCTCCAGTAGAGCCAGTTGCTGCTCCAGTCGAGTCGCAGATCACTGATGCTGTTACTCAAGCTGCTCCTGTAGTGCCTGACGCACCTACAACAAAGAAGCCAAGAGCAAAGAAAGCAACTTCTGCTCCTAAGGTTACGAAGAAGGGAAAGTAATATGGATCCACTCGTAGAGTCGCTCAAGAAAGTTCTAGCGAGTAGCTTTTCTTTCTATCTGAAGGCGCACAACTATCACTGGAACGTAGAAGGTCATAGCTTCTCGGAGTATCACGCCTTCTTGGGTGATCTCTACGCAGAAGTCTGGGGTGCGGTTGATCTCATCGCAGAACACATCCGCACTCTAGACGCATACGTTCCTGGTTCACTTACACGTTTCCAGCAGCTGACTTCAATCGAAGATGAGCTTGCAGTTCCAACTAGCCGCATGATGATGGCTAAGTTGTTTGCTGACAATCAGCGCATTCTTAACGATCTGCAAGCAGCTCATGCTGTTGCTGAGTCTGCTGGTAAGCGTGGTATTGTAAACTTCCTTGAAGATCGCATCGACATTCATGAAAAGCATGCTTGGATGCTTCGTTCATTTACTAAAGGTGAATAATGGCTCAGTTCAGAACCGATACGAGTAGATATCTACCTAACTGCAACACGATCTTTGAGGTCGTGATGCTTGCGGATCCTTATGGGAATCGTATCGGTCCTGCTAATCCATCAGGTGTTGCTGTTGATGCGTTCGGGCGCGCTCGCGTGTCTATGCCGCTTACGCTGTTTGATTCTTCACATAGATATCGCGACAATGGTTTGTGGTCGACATCGAACACGGCAGGCACGACTTATGCGTTTAGTCAGAACGAAGGTCTAGTGAAGCTGAACGTAACAACTGGCGCAAATCAAGAAATCGTTCGCGAAACGATTAAGGTGTTTTCATATCAGCCAGGTAAATCGTTACAGATCATGAACACTTTTGTGATGGATAAGCCTAAAACTGGATTGAGACAGCGTGTTGGATACTTTGGTGCAAACAATGGTATCTATCTTGAGCAGTCTAACAGCGATATCTACTTTGTAGAAAGAAACTACACCAACGGAACGTTGAGAGAAAATCGTGTATCTCAAGCCAATTGGAATGTCGATACACTTCTTGGTAATGTTCCTTCGAGCCCATCGCATCTCACGCTCGACTTGACTAAAGCACAAATTTTGTTTACAGATATTGAGTGGCTTGGATTGGGAACGGTTCGTTGCGGATTCGTTATTGACGGACAACAAATTCACTGCCATTCATTTCATCACGCAAATGTGTTGGAAACGACTTACATGACGACTGGCTCGTTGCCATTGCGTTATGAAATCAAAAACACAGCAGCAACTGCTAACAATAGCACGTTGAAGCAAGTATGCTCGACTGTTATTTCTGAAGGTGGATATGAACTACGCGGATCACAGCAGTCTGTAGAAACTACGATTGGTAGCCCAAAAGATTTACCGACAGCAGGAACATACTATCCTGTGATATCACTACGACTAAAAGCGACGCCTAATCGATTAGACGCTATTGTTATCCTCACTGCGCTTTCGCTTCTTGGTATTACTAACAACGCAAACTATAATTGGCGTGTAGTTACGGGTGGAACAACAACAGGCGGCACATGGGTAGATGCTGGTTCTGACTCTGCTGTTGAGTATAACAAAACGGGAACAGGATTTTCTGGCGGAAGAGTTATGGCTAGCGGGTTTCTAAACGGTTCTGCTCAAGGTTCAACGCCTACAGATATTCTAAAAGAAGCGCTGTTCAAGTTTCAGCTAGAACGTAATGGTCTTACATTAGCACCATTTGAACTAACATTAGTTGCAGCATCAGATACAAACGGTGCAGATATCTATTCATCACTGGACTGGGAAGAGATTTCAAGATAAGGAAAGCAAATGTCATATAAGAGCTTAGAATCTGTTATTCGCGAAGCAGCTCGCGGTCCACAAAAAGAAAACAACGAAGTCGATGACGAAGGTAATATGGCTAAAGGTGAACTGCGTATGATCGCTTCGCGCGCGCAAGAACTTATTTCTATGCTCGACGACAACACTCAGCTTGAGGGATGGGTACAAAGCAAGATCACCAAAGCTGAAGATTACATCAACTCAGTATATGATTATATGAAAGGTCAGAAAGGAAACTAATATGTCAGTAGATCCAAAGAAGTTTGGTATCACGCCATCTCTCGTAGAAACAGTGAAGGAAGCTCTGAAGGGAAGTCAGCACAAGATTGACGTTGCTGAACCTAAGGGTAAGATCACTGGAGCAGACTTCAAGAAGTTGCGCGGTGAAACATCAGATCCAGTTGTTCAGAGTAACCTGGATAAGGTCAATGCAGTTGCAAGCGATCTTAAGAAGATGGCCTCTGAGCCAATTAAGCCAATGGGCTCTAAGACATCAACAACGAGTCTTCCTAAGGCTACGTTCAATCTGAAGCCACCTATGGGTGAAGCAGCGAAGCCAGACTTCCTCGATCTCGATAAGGACGACAATAAGAAAGAGCCAATGAAGCATGCTGCAAAGCAGACTAAGGAAGAAGTCGAGCAGGTCGACGAGCTTTCCAAATCAACTCTTGGCTCTTATGTTAAGAAGGCTTCAGGTTCTGCTGCAACACATACTGGCGCAGCAGCTGCTTATGGTAGCTCTAGCAAGAGTCCAGATCCAAAGAAGATGGCGCAGCATCAAGCTGTAGCAACAAAAAGGTCAACAGGTATCGCGAAAGCAGTTGGTAAGCTCACTAAGGAAGAAGTTGAGCAAGTCGATGAACTTTCCAAGTCAACTCTTGGCTCTTATATCAAAAAAGCTAGTGGAAGAGTTGCAGATAAATCACGTCATGCGGGTGATATTGAAAACAGACGCGACGTTTCACCAGCAGCTAAAGAAGTTTTGGCAAAACAGAATAGAAAAGTTGATAATTCTTTAAAAGGAATTTCAAGAGCAACAGATCGTCTTGCAAAAGAAGAAGTCGAAATGACTGAAGCTGAATCACAGGCTGCAAAGCAGATCGCTGCTAGAAAAGAAGCGATGAAGACGCACATTCAAAAAAAGATCGCTAATAAGCAGATGTCCGCGATGCAGGCTAAGGCTAATCAGCGTCTGAAGAGCATCAATGCTTCTAACGATAAGTGCAGCTGCGGCGACACGAATGAGTCAAAGATGAAGTGCGAGATGCACGGTGGTAAGGATAAAGAAGCTAAGATGGGTCGCGAGAAAATCGAAGTGAATCCACCACTACGCGAAGCAGAAGATCTACCAAAGAAGGTAGTCACTAAGGGTCACGAAATCGCCAAGTCTCTAATCAAGAGCAAGGCAAAAGTTCGCGAGCCATATGCAGTTGGAATGGCTCAAGCTAAGAAGTCTGCTGGCATCAAGGACTAAATACTAAACTATATCATGCCGAGTAGTCACTAACGAAAAGCGGAAAGGAAACGACTATGCCACTTTGGGGTTTTTCAAGAGAGTCAACACAGGTAGCTTCTGGTGCAAACACAGTAGCTTCTATCGTTAAGGGTTATCGCCCACTTCCACGCGCATCAGGTTCGGAAGAGCCAGATGTTGGTGGAAACATTCAGAACGCTAACAAGCGCAACATAATTGCAACAACGGTTGGATGGGTTCGTCGTGTTAACAGACGCGATACTCACGGTAACCAGCGTCAGATTGATGAAGTTCTTGTAGCAGCTGCACCAGGCGGCGGATTCTATTACACGTCAAACACACATCTAGGGCGCCCAGATATCGTAGAAATTTTCGTTAAGCCAAACGCAAACGGCGTTATCTCAGCGAACGTTTCTGCGAACTTGTATGTTGTGTTCAATATGCCAGTTCACCTACGCGCTTCTTCGAACGCGCTGTCGATCAACATTGCAAACACAGCCGGTGGTAACAACGGAGTGGCGCGTATTGCTGCTTCTGCTGCTGCGCGCGCAAACGTTGCTAACAACGTTCTCGTGTTCACGATGCCTAAGCTACAGGGTCGCGCGGGATCACTGAAGGCCACTTATCATATTAATGCTCAATCGATTCTTGTGACAGGTAATCCACTTTATAATCCAGAACAGGGAACAACCCATGCAGCTAACCTCGTAATCACAGGTGCAGTTGCTAACGGATTGTCAAACGGCTGGGGTGCTCGTATTACTGACTTCACAGTATCACCAAGAGGCGTTTAATAGGATCGGAGTCGCTAGATGGCTGACAAAAAGGTTACACAACTTACATCATTGACGACCACAGCGGCTCCAGATCTGCTGATGATCGTTGATGATCCAACGGGAACACCAGTATCGAAGAAGATCACAGTAAAGAACTTCTTCGCTACTGTTCCCTCTAATACCGTATTTACTGCAAACGTAACTGCTTCTGGAAACAGAGTGCAGCTTGCGTCGAATGTAAACATCACCAAAACTCTTACAGCTAACACAGTCAAAATCACGTTTGGTTCTACACCAGCATCAAACAACGCAACGACTGTGGGTATGGCTGTAGGAGAGATGCGTTTTACTAATACATATCTTTACATTGCAGTAAACGCAACAACGATTAAGAGAGTAGCACTGAGCACGTTTTGATGATTGAGCCAATACTTGAATTCTTGAAACAAAATAATGCAGCGAGCAATGGTCATAGCGGTCGTAACCTCATCGATCACTTAGTTGGGACCGCAGACCTACTAGCTCAATGGAACTGTGATATGGATGTAGTATTGGCTGGCTTGTGTCATTCAGTGTACGGTACAGATTCATATCATACCGTTACCATAGATCATTCTAGGCGTGATGAGATACGCGCTTTGATTGGAGAAAGAGCAGAACGACTTGCGTGGGAATTTGGTAACAGAAAAAACCCACGCATCGTTTCGTTCTTACAGAATAATGAAATAGACCTGATAGTTATTGAGTGCGCGAATCTGATCGAGCAACAAGTTGATCCTAGCCAATTAGCTGCTGCGACTGTTGTACAACTACCTGATAATGTTCAAAGAGCCGTTAACGATTACTTGGGGACATATCACTGATGTCAATAGAAGCAGCAGGATCATACGTTACAGCCAAAGCAGTATCCGCAGCAGGAGGAATGTTTGGTGGACTAGCAATGTTTGCGTTCATGAAACCTAAATCAATTTTAGACGCAACTATTCGCGGCGGCGTCTGCACAGGATCTGCTATCATATTCGCTCCCGTTCTTTGCGAGTATTTCGAAACATCACAATCAACGAATCATCTTCTAGCTGCTGGAGCAGTTATTGGGTTCTTAGCATGGGGCGTGCTGTCTATGACGGCGCGCTTTTTCATTAAGGCTGAAGCATCTAACAAAGATATTGTAGAGGCTGCAAAAGAAATAAAAAAGTGAGATGAAAGGTAAATTGGACGATTCAAATTTCTTTCTTTATGCTGCACATCATTATCTAAATCCATGTGTGGACGAGCAAGAGTTCTTAGATGATTTGAACAGGATCAAGAACATTCGTAGGCTGATTGGTCGTTATGAAAAACACGGCGAGCTGAAGGAGCGATTGATACTGAATCATCTAATGGTGCTCTATAATGTGTTTGAACATAAAGCTATGACGCGAATGCTTGCGTTTAGGCTGTATGAGTTCTTACCCATACTCAAACCGTTTTTACTCTTGCTGAACTACTGGCCTGAGAAGATAACCGATATAGGATCAACTTGCGAAACGATCAGATCAAACGATATCATCATGGATATGCGAGTAGTCGAAATCTTGAGGAAAATCTAATGATCAAAGAAGATATGGGTGGAGGATTAGGTGGTGCACCTGGAAGCCCAACGACTAGCGGCATCGCTAACGTAGCAGGAGCGAACGTAAGCACTGATCCTGTTCACTGGAGCAAGCGTCAGCCTAAGATGGGCCCTAAGGGAACAATGAAGAAGTATGGTCAGCCTATGGTGTTCAAGGCTGTGCTTCGTCGTAAAGAAACTAACGAAGCAACTGTATACTATAAAGCTCTGGGTAAGCGCGTGAAGGCTGTAAGTCGCACCAGTGCCATGGGTAACGGAAGTGATGGATCGGGAGGAAACGGAGGGACATAGCACATGGGTATAGGCATCAAGATAGCTATAGCAGCTATCCTTTTTTCTGTTGTTTCTGGTGGATACTTCTACATTCAAGCTCTACAGGGTAAGCTAGAGGCGGCTGCTGAAGTGCAGCAGCGTATGGAAGGTGTGATCACCCAGCAGAAGATTGTAATGGAGCAGACCCAGCGCGACTTGAAACTCATGAACGAAATCAATCAGGATGTAGCCGAAAAGGCTCAGGCTGCACAGAATGAAGTTAACAATCTAAGCCGCAAACTGTCTCGTCTTGATAGCCTATCTAAGGCCCCTCCTAGCGAAACTGAAATGCGCGTCAATCGCGGAACGCGAGATGCTTTGCGTTGTAATGAAATCGTGACCGGTTCACCATTGACAGCTGATGAACTAAGTGGTAAGATTAAGAATAATGTGTGCAATGACCTAATCCAATCACTCCTACCAAAGAAGGAGCCAGCAAAATGAAAATCGTAGTTGCTGGATTGTGCGCCATGCTACTGGCTGGATGTAGCGAAACAGTGAAAGTGTTTGATAAGCCAGTATTGGTTGATAGAGCACAACTGATCCTTCCTCCAGTTCAGCCTATCAATCAGGGTGAGATGAAATGGATTGTTATTACCCCTGAGAATTATGCTTCTAAAGTGAAAGAGCTGAGTGGAAGAGGCGATGTAGTCCTGTTCGCTCTTAACTCTCAAGGCTACCAGACGTTGTCTATGAACGTGGCTGAGATGCGTAAGCATATTCAGCAACAGAACGCCGTGATCGCAGCCTATAAAGAATATTACAAACAGGATAAGAAATAGTCTTGACAATCTTCCTTGAGCTTATTATAATGAACCTATGTCTACTATCACTGATCACAAATATGCACAGATGATCTCGCACAAGCTTCTGCTGTTCAAGCGGAAGTCTGAGCGGGTCTATAACTTCCGCTGTCCTTTCTGTGGCGACTCACAGAAGAACAAATTGAAAACCAGAGGCTACCTGTTTGAGAAATCAGGTGGACTCATTTACAAGTGTCACAATTGCGATGTCGGTACTAATCTTGGTAAACTTATTGAGCTCGTTGATCCTGGTCTGGCCAAAGCGTACAGACTAGAGTCCTACAAAGAAAAAGTTTCTTCCAGCACAGAAAGCGAAGCGTTCCTGATCCCTAAGACGGAAAAGGAACGTCCTTCTATCATTCTTGACGAGATGCTTCCGCGTCTCGATCAACTTCCTGCGCATCATCGCGCAGTGCAATATGCCAAGTCGCGTAGTCTACCGAAAGATCGTTGGAATGATCTATACTACGCGCGAGATTTCAAAGAACTCGAAACGTTGAATCCAGCCTATGAGGGGCGTTTGGCATCAGACGAACGGCTAGTGATTCCGTTTCGACGCGAGGATAGGTTGCTCACTGGCGTTACAGGTCGCGCTATGGGTAACTCATCCTTGCGATATGTTACCATCAGGATCACTGATGATCCGTTGATCTATGGTCTCGATCGCGTGATGCGTGGTAAAACTATATACGTCGTGGAAGGTCCTATTGACAGCATGTTCCTTGATAATGCTATCGCTGCCGGCGGGACTGACTTCCAACGAGCTCTATATAGTTTGAACGGCGAAAATGTTGTTCTTGTGTTCGACAACCAGCCGCGCAACAAGCAAGTTGTAAAGCGTGTCGAATCATATGTTCAACGTGGATACCCTATGGTTATATGGAACTCAAGCTGGACATATAAAGATATCAATGATGCTATACTCTCAGGACTTAGTGTTTCAGCAGTTGAGCATATACTAAATAAATCCACGTTTAAGGGTCTAGCTCTTAAACTCGCAATCCGAGATTGGAAAAAGTGCTAACGCAGACTCATACTCTGCGAACGGATAACTATTGTCTAAGAAGAAAAAACGGAGTTCCATATGTCTAATTCTCTACCGACCCTCTATCAACAGTTTATTCATCTTTCGCGTTATTCTAGATTCTTGTGGGACGAGGGTCGTCGAGAAACTTGGAATGAAACGATTAGTCGTTTCTTTGACTTCTTCGAAACGCATCTCAAGGATCAGCACAACTACGATATCAAGAAATATCGTGCTGGTCTCGAAGAAGCAGTTCTTTCGCAGAAGGTTATGCCTTCCATGCGTTGCGTTATGACAGCAGGCGAAGCGCTCAAGCGCGAGAACGTCGCAGCATATAATTGCTCGTACGTCGCAGTCAATACGCCGCGAGCTTTCGATGAGATTCTATATGTTCTTATGAACGGAACGGGTGTAGGATTCTCAGTAGAATCAAAAGACGTTGAACAGCTACCTATCATTGCAGAAGATTTCCATCCCTCAGATACAACCATTTTCGTAGCCGACTCTAAGCTAGGTTGGGCTAAAGCTCTCAAAGAACTCATTCATCTTCTCTACTCTGGACAAATTCCTAAATGGGATCTCAGCAAGATTCGTCCAGCAGGAACTCCTCTTAAGACGTTTGGTGGTCGCGCTTCAGGTCCTAAGCCTCTCGATGCTCTTTTCAATTTCTGCGTTGATATCTTCAAGAAGGCCGCTGGTCGTCGTTTGAATACGCTGGAAGCACACGACATCGTTTGTAAGATTGCTGACATCGTTGTCGTTGGTGGTGTTCGCCGTTCTGCTCTTATCTCTCTGTCAGATCTGAACGATGACCGTATGCGTATAGCCAAATCTGGTCAGTGGTGGGAAAACGATTCGCAGCGCGCACTTGCTAACAACTCAGCCGTGTACAAAGAAAAGCCAGACATGGGTTTGTTCATGGAAGAGTGGAAGTCTCTCTATGAGTCGAAGTCTGGTGAGCGTGGTATCTTCAATCGTGCTTCTGCAAGAGCTACTGTAATCAAGCACGGTCGTCGCGATCCGAACTATGAGTTCGGTACTAATCCTTGCTCCGAGATCATTCTACGCGATAAGGAGTTCTGTAATCTTACTGAAGTTATCATTCGCGAAACCGACACTCTCGAAACACTGAAGGAAAAGGTCTATTGGGCTACTATCCTTGGCACATGGCAGTCAACGCTGACGAACTTCCGTTATCTGTCTTCAGCGTGGAAGAAGAACTGTGAAGAAGAGCGTTTGCTTGGTGTATCTCTAACAGGAATCATGGACAATGACCTCACAAACGGAAAGCTCCCAGGCCTTAGCGATCGCTTGGAACAGCTTCGTGAAGTTGCAGTCGCCGCGAATGCAAAGGTTGCTAAGGAGCTGGGTATTCCAGTATCTGCTGCTGTTACCTGTGTTAAGCCTTCTGGCACTGTTAGTCAGCTTTGCGATAGTGCTTCTGGCATTCATGCTCGCCACAGTCCTTACTATATCCGTACCGTTAGAGCTGATAAGAAAGATCCGCTCGCTGCACTGATGATTGATGCTGGTGTTCCAGTTGAAGATTGTGTGATGCGCCCAGACAACGTCTATGTGTTCTCTTTCCCAATGAAGGCTCCTGAGAACGCAGTGTTCCGCACAGACATGAGCGCAATCGAGCAGTTGGAACTTTGGGTTACGTATCAGGATCACTGGTGCGAGCACAAGCCTTCTGTCACTATCTCCGTCAAGGAACATGAGTGGCTCGACGTTGGTGCATGGGTCTATAATCACTTCGACAAGATGTCTGGTGTTTCGTTCCTTCCGTTCAGCGATCACGTTTATAAGCAGGCTCCTTATCAGGATTGCTCGAAGGAAGAGTACGAAGAATTCGCAGCTAAGATGCCTAAGATTATTGATTGGGCCAAGCTCAGAGATTATGAAAAGACTGATACTACGACAGGAGCGCAGGAACTTGCTTGCGTGGCTGGCGGGTGTGAGATCTGAGCATGGCAGAAAAAGATCTGTCCTGCCCTTGCGGAGAATACGATTATACAGTGATATACGAAAAACGTGGAAAGAAAGCTACTCCTCAGTTCTGTCCCTTTTGTGGGGCAGACGCTGAGGAAGACGAGATACAAGAGTTAGAGGAAGATGATGAATAGCGGCATATCTTTTATCATACCTTGTTACAACGAAGAGCAGTTCATTAGAGATTGTGTTCGTTCTATCAAAGAAGATACACAAGGTATGCCTAACATTGAGATCATCGTTATTGATAATAACTGCACTGATGCAACAGCAGATATCGCAAGAGATGAAGGTGCGATTGTTATTAGCGAAGAACAAAAAGGCGTTGTCTTCGCTAGACAACGCGGCTATCTAGAATCTAAGTATGATCTAATAGCAAACATCGATGCTGACTCTAGGATCCCTTTGGGATGGACCAAAACTGCGCTTAGAACTATGTCTGATGAATCTGTTGTTGCAGTAACAGGTCCGCTGATTTATGATGACGCATCTTTGAAACTTAGATTCGCAGTAAGATTATATTACTATCTTGCTTATATCAGTTGCCTACTGATTGGAGTATTTCTTCAAGGCGGAAATTGCTTGATTAGAAAGTCTGCGTTAGATGAATTGGGTGGTTATGATACTTCTGTAGCTTTTTATGGTGAAGATACCATGACTGCGAAGAGGTTAGAGCGTTATGGTAAAATCAAGTTCAATATGAAACTGAATCTTTTCTCATCAGCAAGAAGATTGGAAAAGCAAGGCGTTCTGAAGACAACATGGTTATATCTCGTGAACTATTTGTATGTGACTGTGAAGAACAAACCACATACTAACGAGTATAAGGACTTCAGATGAAATCTTATAAGACAGTGTTCATTTCCGACATTCATCTTGGCACTAAAATGTGCCAAGCACAAAATCTGCTAGAATTCTTCAAGACGTTTGAATGCGAAAGGATGTACCTTGTAGGAGACATCATTGATGGCTGGGCTATGCGAGGAAAGAAGTATTGGCCTCAACATCACAACGACGTTGTCCAGAAGTTACTAAGACGTGCAAGAAAAGGCACAGAGATTATCTATATTCCTGGTAATCACGACGAGTTCATGCGCGAATACTGCGATGCTGAGTTTGGTCATATGTTATTGCAGAAAGAAGCGGTGCATGTAGGCGTAGATGGTAAGATCTACTACGTTACTCATGGCGATCAGTTCGATGTCGTGATCACGAACGCCAAATGGTTAGCACATCTCGGTTCGTGGGCATATGACGTAAGTATTATGATCAGCCTAGGATTGAATAAGATACGTCATGCTCTAGGTATGCCCTACTGGTCTCTATCTTCATACCTTAAGCAAACTGTGAAGGAGTCTGTGAACTTCATCGGCAACTACGAAGAGACGCTTTCAGACTATGTTAGTAAGAAGGGTTACAATGGTATTATTTGCGGTCATATACACCATGCTAATATTCGTGATATTAGCAGCGTTAGATATATAAACTGCGGCGATTGGGTTGAAAGTATGACCGCTATCGTCGAGCATCATGATGGGCGTTTTGAACTAATAGAATGGAAATCAAATGAATGAATCCCTGATGAGCATCAATGAACGTTATAGCATGCTGCTCGATAAGTTTGAATCTATCCGCGCTAATGTTCATCTCGTTGCTGGTGAAGAGCTAGAGTTCGCTATGAAGGAAATGGATAAGATAGAAACTATCTTGAAACAGCTTGAGGACCTATACCCAGAGGACGTTTCACGCCATATATAACTGTATGGCCAGTTATGATAATCCTTGGACTTTTAACGGAATAGAGTTTGACAGTGAAGATATCGGGAACTCCTATGGGTTTGTGTATCTTATTACGACGCCAGAAGGCCAGAAGTATGTCGGAAGAAAATACTTCTGGTCAGTCCGCAAAGTACGCGGAAAGAGTCGTCGCCAGCGATCTGAATCCGACTGGAAAACTTACTATGGATCCAGTGACGCCCTCAAGGCTAAGATCAAAGATTCTGACAAATCCCTCTTCAGACGCGAAATAATTTCTTTACATTCGACTAAAGGTGATGTGAACGTAACTGAAGTCCGACTACAATTTGTTATGAATGTGTTGGAGGACGAGTCTTTCATCAACGAAAATGTTAATGGTAAGTGGCATCGGCCTCCAGATCACATTGTCGCGAATCGTCGTATTTCTGCTGAGTACATGTTAATTTTTAGAAAGGATATAAATGTATAAGAAACGATCAGGTTTCGTTAATGGTAGACCATTATATGGCTGGTCGACTGGTAAGCAAACAAAACCGAATGATTATTATAATCCTTATAAGCGCGATCCACACTTTACTGGTGGAATGAACCGAAAGATACATGAAAGCAAAAAGAACGGTCTTTATTGGTTGACAGATGAAGAAAGAGAACGTATGATACAGGAGTATATGGAGAACAAAGAAAATGAGTGAAACCGATTCTCTGCCCTCGCATCTAGGCGGACATCTCAACAAGACGCATAACGATCGTGGTCTTCTCCAGTATCTTATTGGAGAATACAAAATCAAGTCGTTCCTTGACGTAGGTTGTGGTCCTGGTGGTATGGTCGCGCTCGCGGGAATGCGCGGGCTCGAAGCTGTTGGCATCGACGGCGACTGGGAAGTTCCTAAAGAGCCAGACACGAATATCGTTATCCACGACTTTACCACTGGTCCTTGCCTTCTGACGAAAGCTCAGTTTGATCTTGGTTGGTCTGTAGAGTTTCTAGAGCATGTCGAAGAGCGATACATGGATAACTACATGGCTGCGTTCCAGCGATGCAAGTATGTTGTATGCACTGCTGCGCCGCCAGGCTATCCCGGGCATCATCACGTAAACTGTCAGACTGAGGAATACTGGATTAAGAAGTTCGACAGTTACGGATTCGATTTTGATCTGCAACAGACAGTTACAATCCGCGCAATGTCTACTATGCAAAAGCCGTTCATGCAAACCACAGGAATGTTCTACAGGAGACGATAATGAACTACAACTCAATGGATGTCGCTTCAATTAGAAGCAAGATTGCGTATGACGAAGGTCTGCGCAATTTCATGTTGCAAGTATATAACTACATGACGTTTGCGCTTGCGCTCAGCGGTCTCGTAGCACTCGGTGTATCTATGTCGCCGACGCTCATGGCTGGCATCTGGGGATCGCCGCTCAAGTGGGTTGTAGTGTTTGCTCCGTTGGCTATGAGCTTGGGCTTCATGTTCATGGTTGACAAGATGTCTTCGGCTACAGCCAGACTATTCCTGTTTGCGTTTGCTGCTGCGATGGGATTGAGTCTCAGTTCTATCTTTGCCATCTATAAGATGGGTAGCATCATCCATGTGTTCTTTATCTCGGCTGCTACGTTCGGGGCTGCTTCGTTGTATGGTTACACAACGAAAAAGGACTTGACAAGCATGGGATCATTTTTTATAATGGGAGCTATTGGTATTGCTATCGCAAGCGTGGTTAATCTGTTCCTACAGAGTTCAGCCTTCGCTTTCGTTATCAGTATCCTTGCTGTTCTTGTGTTCACTGGCTTGACTGCGTATGATACTCAGCAGATCAAGCAAACGTATGATGAAACTGAAGGCGACGAGCGACAGAAGGCAGGCGTGATTGGTGCGCTGATGTTGTACATGGACTTTATCAACATCTTCGTCCATCTGCTACAGATCCTTGGAGATAAGAAAGAATGATGGAACCTATTCGTATTTTCGTAGGCACCTCCTCTAACAACGAGGACGCCGAAGCTGAAATGGTTCTGGAGTATACGCTCCGTAAGAACACCACAGTCCCTCTTGATATTACGTGGATGCGTCAGACCCACGACGAGAACAGCATCTGGGGTGGCTGGGAAACTCGTCGTTGGTCGACTCCGTTCAGCGGATTCCGTTGGGCTATCCCTGAAGCATGTGATTTCACGGGACGAGCTATCTACATGGACGTAGATCAGCTGAACCTGCGCGATATCTCAGATCTATTCTGTATTGACCTTGAGGGTCGTCCGATGGCTGCGCGTCGTGGTGCTCGCTTTGGTGGGCACGAGTTTTGTGTTATCCTTATGGACTGCGAGAAGCTCGGTGACATGCTACAGCCAGCTGCACGAATGAAACGTAATGCAGACGCGCACCATCGTTATATCGGTATGTTCTCAGGAAGCGACTACGTTCTTGATCTAGATCCGCGTTGGAACTGTCATGATGGAGATGGTCGTGAGATTGCTGATATCTGGCATCTACATTATACCGACATGGCTACGCAACCATGGAAGCCAGCCTGGTATACGGGCGTTCCATGCGAGCATCCGCGTCAGGACCTAGTTAAGTTGTGGCATGATACGCGAGCAGAAGCTGCTCTGAATGGTTGGGCTCCGCATCTCAATAATGAAGTTTATGGTGATTACAGGATTATTGGTCGATGAGACTATTTGCTTCATGCGATTCCGTTTATCTTAATCAACACGCTCCCGCGTTGATTGCTTCGGCTGCATATGCCGAGAACTCTATTCATCTGCATGTGATTCAGCCGAAGCATGAGGACTTTGAATTCCTAGATCATTTGTCTTCACGATACAACAAGATCGTTGGTTGGCCTCAGAGCGAGTTTACATATTCGACTGCGCCTATGTGGACTGAAGCTAAAGAGAGCGAATCGCGTCGAACTGTGTATGCTACAGATCGTTTCCTTTCTGTCATGACGCAAATGATCGCACGACCAGATCAGTATCTTATCATTGATACTGACTGTCTCATCATGAAGCACATCAGCGAAAGTGATTTGCATGGTGATGTGGGTCTGTTCCTTCGTGATCCGCTGCCAGGAACTGTTGGATGGGAAGCGCAAGGTACTCGTTGTGCCGCAGGCGCAGTCTATTACTCTTCGCGTTCTATAGAGTTCGCTCAAGCTGTTGCTAAACGTATTCGTCAGGGTCCGCTCGCATGGTTCCTCGATCAGGTTGCTATCAGCGAAACGTATGCGGCGATGAAGGATCGTTATAGATATCAATACTTCGACGGAAACTTCATGGATTGGGAGTTCAAGGAAGGAACGACGATCTGGACAGGCAAGGGTCCACGCAAGTATGATAATCCAACGTATGTGGCTAAGAAGTGTTATTACGACGGGATGATGAGATGAGGAAGATTGCGTTTTTGTTTCCACGCCTTGACGTTACTTTCAAGGAAGGTCATGTTCCCCAAGCGAGAGGACCGATTCCTCCGATTCGTGTTCACTGGCAGAAACTAGCTGATCGCGTTGTAAACGCACATCGCCTTAAAGGTGATATGGTGCAGTTCATTGAAAAGCCCTTGTGGCAGTTTACTACGGAGTTCGTGGAATCATTAGACGTTGATATCGTATACGTTCCGCATAAGTCAACGGACACGTTCCCAGTCTTTAATAAGGAAGTCCGTTATTATATGCAATCAGTGTTCCCTTTCCAGTTCTATATCGACTCGAAGGGGTTCGCTGGTGGCGCTTCAAGATATCCGTTTGACTTTGATCGGGATCGTGAAGTGCCGCATGGTAGCTTCTATTCTCAGATGATCGCTCGCGCGCTCACGGGAGAAAGTAAGTTCGATCAGCCATCTAAAAAGAATCTAAGCCTACCCAACGATTTCGTTCTGTATCTGTGTCAGATCCCGCATGATGAGACTATCAAGTATCATTCAAACGTAACTGTCGAACAAGCAGTTGAAACAACTTGTAAGGCTACAGAACAGCTAAATATCCCACTATACGTTAAGGGTCATCCAGTCAATCCCATGAGCATGGTCAATCTTATGACCATCGCTTCGCGATATAGACACACCAGATGGATTGAGGATGTTAACATTCATGATTTGATCCCTCACGCGCGAGCAGTCGTAGTCGTGAACTCTGGAACTGGTATGGAGACGCTACTTCATAAGCGTCCTATTGTTACTTTCGGGCGTTGTGAGTATGATTGTGTGAGTAATCAAGCTACGACTGATAACATCGTCGATATCCTCAGGGATCCTAAATTCGACGAGAAAGAAGTACGAGCGTTTTTCGAGTCGTGGTACGAATGGACCTACGACACAAGAAACAGTAAATCTTTTGAACGACTTTAGGAGGCTAACATGGCATATTGGGGATACCATCTTCTTCTAGATTGCGCAGAACTTGACAACGCAGCAATCACGAGCTATGATACTATCTACGCTTTCACGAAGCGCCTCGTCAACGATATCGACATGGTTGCTTACGGTGAGCCACAGATCGTAAACTTTGGATCTGGTAATAAGGCTGGATACACTCTTGTTCAGCTGATTGAAACATCTAACATCGTTGCTCACTTCGTACCTGATGATGGTATGGGTGGAAACGCAATGTACCTTGACGTTTTCTCTTGTAAGGAGTATGATGATCAAGTTGTTATCGCTTTGGTCAAGGAATATTTTGGCGCTAAGTATGTTCGTCCGAACTTCTTGACAAGACAAGCGTGACGCGGTACAATGAACAATAAAGATTGCGGGTATAACTCAGAGGTAGAGTGTCAGCCTTCCAAGCTGTTCGTCGCAGGTTCGAATCCTGTTGCCCGCTCCAACTTTCTTGACTGGTGTAAAATCACTATGTCATTGATCCTCTGCAACTGGATGGCTATCTCTGCTGGCATCATGTTGTGGATTTATAATGTTGTCTTCAACTAAGGAGTAAATATGAAGAATACAGTTATTGCGTTCGCTCTGCTGGCTAGCACTGTTGCTGCTAATGCTACAGACATCTCAAGCATTCCTTCGCGTCTGAGCCCTGCCGCTCCAGTTGCTGCGCTCGTATCTCCGCCTAAGTTTTGGGTCGGCGTCAACGGCGGTGCTTCTGTAACTAATGGTCTCAACTCCGATTCTCCGTGGAACGTCGGTGCTGTCGCTGGATATAACTTCTTGAGCTTTGGTCCAGTTTCTGTCGGAGCGGAAGCCGCATATGACTACGTCAAGGGTGGTACTCAGGAAGTTGGTGGCAATGCAGTCGCTTCTGTCGGTATTGGTTTATTCTCACCATATGCTCTCGGCGGCATTGGATATCGTTGGACCGACTTTGGTAACGAGCGTATCTGGACTGTTGGTGCGGGTCTGAAGTATTCTATCGCTCGTAATCTCGAGGTTGATACTCGTTATCGTCGTATCGAAAACTGGGATCGCACGAATCATGATGATCGTGTAACTCTCGGCGTGAACTACAAGTTCTGATGGCACAGGCCGCATATATAATTGCGGCTCTGCTGTTCTTGACGGCTGGGCTTATGCTTTGGATAGCATTCGGTCCAGCCGTTTTCCTTTCCTATCTAGCGTATTCGTTCATGTGCTAATGCCCGCGTAGGCCAACTGGTTAGAGTCAAGAGACTTAAAATCTCTAAAGTGTCGGTTCGAATCCGACCGCGGGTACCATAGCTTTGGCTAGACCATAACGGAAGCGTAACAATAGGGGGGCCCTTGACAATTATCCCCTTACCCGCTAGAATCAGTAAATGGATAGCACCCCGCTACCCCCACCCTATAGCTACGCCCTAGCTATAGCTACCCCGTATAAGGATTTTCTTATGGACCTCGAGTCAATCTACCGCGATTTTCAAGCCCTCGCTTCTGTAGCTGAAAAGGTTACGTTCCTTAAGCAATTAGCTACGCTTAACCTGCCCTACGATATCAATTACGAAGCGCTCATTTCCGCTTGGGAACGTAACGAAAATTGATACAAAAAAGTTGAAAAAACTCCAAAAAACTTTTCCGAGTAAAATCAGTGACTTAGTGCTAACCCTTTGTTTTTACAAGGCTTGACAACCAGCCTGATACCGTATACAATCATATATGTAAGGTCGAGTTAAGGAGTTCAGCGTATGTCAGCCACCGATATCCTAGTCGTGTTCAGCCCCCTCCTCGTTCTGGTCACGATCATGTTCATCGGGTTTACCTACGTTCATTACCTCGATAACCGCCCTTGACAATCTTTCTAGCGCCCGCTAGAATCAATAATGTACCAACTTGTGGAGACCTGTATATCATGGCTATCAAACTCAACCCCGCTAAAGCTCAGTTCGTTATCGATCTGCTCAAGTCTAACTCCAACCGCTTCACGCCTGCTCAGCTTCTGTCTGCGACTGGTAACGAGCGTCGCGCTCGCTCCGCTCTCAGCCATGCTCGTATGGCTGGCATTGTGCTCGAGGCTGTCCGCGACAGCGGTCGTGCAGTGACTGCGTATGTCGCGAACGGATCGCTCCCCTCGCTTCCTGCGAGCGCTGCGAAAGCGTCTCGTGCGAAGTCCGCTAAGTCTGCGAAGACTGCTCGCGTAGCTGCGACTCCCAAGGTCAAGGCTGCACCTGCGGTCAAGACCAAGCGTGTCGCTAAGGCTAAGGCTGCTCCCGCCGCTGCTCCCGTCAAGTCTGACGAGGAAGTTGCTGCGATCAAGGCTAAGAATCTCGAGACTATGCGCGAGGTTTCTCAGCGTCACGCCAAGTTCGAGGATCGTCTGACCCCCGAGCAGCGCGCGATCCGCAAGGAGTTCTACGCCGAGGAAGAAGCCATCGCTCGTATGGAAGAGCAGGCTGCGTTGCGCGCCAACGCTCCGTCCTTCCTGTTCAAGGAATCGTATTCCGAGTGATCGCTTGATTTAACAGTACCACGGGCCCTTGACAACCATATCTGCCCGTGGTATCATTAAATCAAGTTCAATGAGGTTCGCTATGATCAAGTTGTCCAAGGCTTCTAAGATGCCTGCCAAGTCCTGGTCGCTGCAAGCTCGCAAGACCTGCCCTGGCTCTATCGATCCTAACACGAAGCAGCCTGTTGCTGTTTGTGCTGGCTGCTACGCCGCTGAGGGTTTCTATATGATGCCCGACGCGATCGCTGTTCGTGAGCACAATCGTGAGGATTGGAAGCGGGCTGAGTGGGTCGATGATATGGTCCACGAGCTGCGTCGGCAGAAGTTCTTTCGCTGGTTTGATAGCGGTGACGTATATCATCCTGCGCTTGCGTTCAAGATCCTTCTCGTGATGCAGAAGACGCCTCACGTGAAGCATTGGCTGCCTACCAAGTCGTACAAGATCCCGCGCATCCGCGCGATCCTTGAGCGTATGAAGTTGCTGCCTAACGTTTCTGTTCGCTACTCGTCCGACTCTATGACTGGCGAGTACGATGCTGATCACGGCTCGACGGTTATCCCGTTCGCTGACTCAGTGACCAGCGCGAGCAAGGTGTGTGATGCGTATGAGCGTTCCGGTAAGTGTGGCGACTGTCGCGCATGCTGGAGCAAGGAAGTCAGCGTCGTAGCGTATCCCGCTCACGGTCGTCGTATGGGTCGTATCGTAAAGGAACTCGCAGCATGACTTGGGTCGCAAAGCCTTATCTGAATCGTAACACGGGTATGAAAGAGTTCGAAGATGCTCCGTCAGCCGTGAAGTACCTTGAAGACTTCACTGGCTTCAAGATGGACTACGAAATTAATCGCAAGACTAAGGAGAGGTCCTATGGCTGGGAGCTATGTGGAAAACTCTACAAAAAGATCGAGAAATCCGGTCGCGCGTGAGTTGCGCACGACTAAATATCGCGCTCGTGTAGTACGTTCGCGAAAGCAGTATAAGCGAAAGGGTCGCGTAGCTCAGCAGGATAGAGCAACAGACTTCTAATCTGTGGGTCGAAAGTTCGAATCTTTCCGCGATCACCACTTGACAATGGAGACGAAAGTGACTAAGATAGTGATTAGTCGGTGCTATGGTGGCTTCGGCGTTTCTGAAGCTGGTATGCGTCGGTATGCTGAGATCAAAGGTCTGCCGTTTTATGTTTGGCAAGACCCTCAGTATCCGAAGGCTTCTACTGATATGTTCAAGCTGTACTTCACGGCTGATCCGTCTGGTATGACAAAGATTAACAACGAGTTCTATCGTAAGTATAGCTTGTATGATGGAAACCTCGACCGCGCTGATCCTGTGCTTGTTCAAGTCGTCGAAGAGCTTGGTGAAAGGGCGAACGGTTGGGCTGCTAAACTTGTGATTGAAGAACTGCCTAAGGGGACTCTGTATCGTATCGAAGAGTATGATGGTTATGAGTCCATCGAAACCGCTGAAGATATTAACTGGAAGGTAGCATGAAACGAATTATGGCAGTCTCTGTTCTCGCGCTTGGTCTCGCTGGCTGCAACGCGACTGTGTATGATAGCGGATATCATCGTCGCCCTGTCGCGTCGGTGTATGTCCAGCCTGCTCCAGTCTACGTTGCACCGCGCCATGTGTATCACCCTTATGCGTATCGACCCGCGCCTCCGCGTTGTTATACTGTTTGGGAACGTACACACTACGGAATGCGCGAGCGCAGAGTCTGCCACTAGGACTCTTAGCTCAGTAGGTTAGAGCAACGGTCTTTTAAACCGCAGGTCCTGGGTTCGAGTCCCAGAGAGTCCACCAATCCTCCTGTAGCTCAAAGGTAGAGCACACGACTGATAATCGTGCGACCATGGATCGATACCATGCGGGAGGACCAAAATAAAACGGGTTGACAACCACACGCCAACCCAGTATGCTACTAAATATGGAACTTGCTGTTTGACAATCGAATCTGGTAGGAACAACGAAAGTTGTTTCTTCATGAATGCATCAGAGCGTGGGTGATCGTAAAGCCCGCTAGGCTTTCTCATTCCGTCTAAGTTGGCCATAATTGACGGTGGTTATAGGAGCTAGATAGCTGGTGCATTCTTGTAGAAACATTTTCCGTGTGTAGCGCAGCTTGGTAGCGCATCTGGTTTGGGACCAGAGGGTCGGGAGTTCGAGTCTCTCCACACGGACCATATTCGGAGGGTAGCGTCTAAGGTAGACAAACGGTCTTGAAAACCGTGCCACCGCAAGGTTGATGGTTCGATTCCTTTACCCTCCGCCATATTTGCTTCGCTGGTATAGCTGGTGCGTACGCTGGTCTGAAGAACCAGAGGATGCGGTTCGATTCCGTGGTGAAGCACCAATAGCGCCCGTGACTTCGTGGCGCAGCAGCAAGTTACGAGTCTAAGATTTCGCGTGGGCTGCAGAGACGGTGGTTCTGCGACGGACTGTAAATCCGTTCCCTAAGGGTAACGCTGGAGGTTCGAATCCTTCCCCACGCACCAAGTCAATCCTCTGTTAGTGTAGCGGTCAAACATACCCGCCTTTCAAGCGCGGAGATCATCGGTTCAAATCCGATACAGAGGACCAAGTTGCCAACAATCAGGTCATGAACTGATTGGTCGTTCGTCTAATAGGATAGGACTTTCTTGGGAGGTTTCCTGATCAGAAACCGATAGGAAGATATGGGTTCGAGCCCCATACGACAGGCATTGATTTTGGACCGTTAGCTGAGTTGGTTTTAGCACAGGACTCTTAATCCTAGGACGGGGGTTCGAATCCCTCACGGTCTACCATATATAGAAGTATCATTCCCAAGGAGCCTGATTGGTACAGGCACGTGACTGTTAATCACGCCGCTATAGGTTCGAGTCCTATCTTGGGAGCCAGTTTGGTCCGTTAGCTCAGTGGGAGAGCAACTCCTTTACACGGAGAAGGTCGGCAGTTCAACCCTGTCACGGACTACCACTTTGGTGGCTTGTAGGAGCATTAAAGAACGGCACAACCGTTCGCCAAAACATTTTGGGGGTATAGCTCAGTTGGGAGAGCGTCTGCTTTGCAAGCAGAATGTCGGCGGTTCGATCCCGTCTACCTCCACCAAGTTGACACGGGTAATACAGCGACTCAAATCATCCGTCACTATCGACTGTCGTTGGCGATAGCGTGTCAGCATATCGGGTGGCTACGTAATAAGCCCGCGTGGGTCCACGGTTAGCCCACACCAGTTCCGCCGGTATAGCTCAGTTGGTAGAGCAGTTGATTTGTAATCATCAGGTCCCGAGTTCGATCCTTGGTGCCGGCACCAGAACCAAAATGTGGGGTCACCGCACAATAGGGTAAGCGCACTTGCGTTTGTAATGCTAAGGTGATAGGTATTCGACGGGTGGACCTCAACTAACCCGTCACAGATTTAATGCAGAGTAGAGAAGTGGTCATCTCACGTGGTTCATACCCACGGAATCGTCAGTTCGAATCTGACCTCTGCAACCAAGATGTGCTGTAGGATAGTCCTCTGGAGAATACGAGCAGAGTGGTTTCTGTAAGTACCATGACTTCTATGCCTCAGTCTCTAGATTAACCAACTAGAGATCGCGTGAGGGCGCTGTTACCGAGCAGCAGGCAAGGTGAGGAGATCATCATCGGTTACTAATTCACAGGGGATGGGAACCTGTGCATCACCAATCGTATGACGCGAGCTCAGTTTGCGTCATGAAGCGCGCTGCTGCTGCGATTGGATATAGGCTCAAGCCGCCTGAAGAGTCTTGGTTAAGCAGCCGTCTAATCCTAATTGAATCTGTCACGCGAAAAGGTGACGCTGGATGGCAGTAACCAGCTGTGTTATGAAACGGCTAATGCGTTTTCATATTATTAGCCGTTTCATAACACATTGGCTTCGTAGCTCAGTTGGGAGAGCATCCGCCTGTCACGCGGAAGGTCGCGGGATCGAGACCCGTCGAAGTCGCCATTCCAGGATAGTTCAGTCGGTAGAACATCAGATTCTGATTCTGAGTGTCGGTGGTTCGAATCCATCTCCTGGATCCATTTCGGTGCTTGAGCAGGACGGTAATGCGCGGGACTGCAAATCCTTGAGAACCCAGTTCGACTCTGGGAAGCACCTCCATATCAAAGGGAAGTGAGCATGAGTTGGATCGTGATTATACCTGACGATGTTACTGGTGATATCGTTCAGGAGTTTCTATCTTACTACGACGCCGTTCTGTTTGCAGATTCTTTGCAGCATTATGGCGCGAGACTTCTGTACGATCTATGAACTTCGACGATCCTCACTTCAAAAGTGAGTTCTGGCGCTGGTTCGATAACATATCACCCGCAGAACGTAAGAAGTTCAAAGAGTACTCAGCTGACATGGCGGAGCTCTTTTTCTACAATAAGTATTTCAGCAAGGGGATCGACCCCTTCGAAGATCAGGTAGCTCAACTGAATAGAGCATCGCGCTACGAACGCGAAGGTTGAGGGTTTGAGTCCTTCCCTGATCGCCATATATGTCACCGACGATGTTGTGAGAAACATTGTTTCCGAAAAGAAACATAAGCCGTTTGAATCGGATAGGTGGCCACCAACTGCGGGTGTAGCTCAATGGTAGAGCAGAACGTTGCCAACGTTACGACGAGAGTTCGATTCTCTCTATCCGCTCCAATATCGCCCCTGTAGCCCAATTGGTAGAGGTGCCGGTCTTAGAAACCGTAGGTTGTCAGTTCGAATCTGACCTGGGGCACCATTCACGTCGGAATAGCTCAGTTGGTAGAGCAGTGGTTTCATACGCCGCGCGTCGCAAGTTCGATCCTTGCTTCCGACACCATATCGCCCATGTAGCGCAACTGGTAGAGGCGGCGGTTTCAAACTCCGCATGTTGGGGGTTCGAGTCCCTCCATGGGCACCAAGATGGGTTGTTTGCGTTAGGGCTTTGCCGCAAGACATGAAAGTATAAGGTTCGCTCTTATACGCCCAATGAATATATGCTCGCTTGGTGTTGTTGGTCAGCACGCTAGATTGTGGATCTGGAAGACTTGGTTCGAATCCAAGAGCGGGTACCATATATAATCGTGGAGGTGATTCACGAATGATGAAGATTCTTATTACAACCGCGTTCCTACTTGTTTCCAGCTCTGCAGTCGCTAATCCATACGACTACAGAGTCATTCGCGTTTTAGATGGCGATACAGTTGAGTTCGACGCACCGTTCCTACCAAAAGAACTGAAGCAGGTATTGAAGCTTCGTATCGAAGGGGTCGACACTCCTGAGAAAGGGCGGATGGCTAAATGTGATAGAGAACGCGATCTAGCAGAACGTGCTACTCGTTTCACTCAGCAAAGAGTAGCCAGCGCGAAGAAACATCAAATCGTTATTGTTGGCTGGGATAAGTATGGTGGGCGAGTGATTGGCGATCTAATGCTAGATGGTCAGTCGCTGAAAAAGATGCTTCTTGACAGCAAGAACGCGATGCCCTACGATGGTGGTAAGAAAGCGAGTTGGTGCTAATGAGCGGTGCAGCCTGGAATACCAAAAAGAAAACGCCCGAGCAAGAGTGGGACGAGCTCGTCATTATGAAGAACGAATATTCAGATATCCTAACCACAGAAGAATGCTTAGTTCCTACCTTTGAAGAATACAGAAAGCAAAGATGGGAAGAAGTTAGAGGAACTCCATACGAGCCATCTGGTATGTTTGGTTGTTGGGGATTCAATGTCAGGCTGGAAAAAGAATACAAAATCAAGTATCCTAAATAAGGAGCGTGGGCAGGATGGTAATGCAGCGGTTTGCTAAACCGTAGGACCGTAAGGTTCAATTGGTTCGATTCCAATACGCTCCGCCATACATCAGTGAAGTGTTACGGTAGCACGGCGGTCTCCAAAACCGCAGGCGAGGGTTCGACTCCTTCCACTGGTGCCATTTCACTCATATGAATGTTATATCTGCATCATGATTCGTAAGATCATTATCTTCTCACAGAATAATGGCGCAGGATTCAATTTCATGAAATCTGCGTCTAATCTTCGTCTATCCTACATGCTAAGATCTGTAGGATACGAGGTGAAGCAGATCCATAACTGTTTGTCATTCACTCCTGAAGAAATCAAATGGATCGTACAGAACTTTACTCAAGGCGAGCCCGCATTAGCATGTTTCAGTTCTTCATTTATCAATACGACATTTAGAAAGAATATCGCAGAGCTGAAAGGCATAAACCATATAGAAACTTCTCAAGTAGGCTTCAGATGGGGTTCTGAAGCCTTTTCTTTCTTGCTGAGATCATTCTCAGTAATCAAAAGCATGAACATACCTATCATGCTAGGTGGATGGGAAATAGAAAAGAACAAGTTTCAAAGCGCGAAGAACAGACACTCTTGGGGATTGGATGTTCTAGATAAGTTCGTAGATCTTTATGTCATCGGTAACAATATTGACGTGATCTTAAATTTCACGCGAAACGAACATATTGAATACGAAACAATAGGCGGCTCGCGAATAGCTATTGCGTCTGATATCGTCGATTTCAGTGACTGCGCTTCGACTCCTCTCATCGAAGATCATATTCTAGAAGACGAAAGTCTTCCAACAGAAATAGCTGCTGGATGCATTTTCAGTTGTCAGTTCTGCAACTATGCTGCGCTTGGTAAGAAAAAGACCGAGTATGTTCGTACATATGAAAGTTTAGAGCGAGAGCTCATTTCCAACTACGAAAACTTCAAGACTCGTATGTATCTCCTCACAGACAACATCATGAATGACTATGAGGAGAAGCTGAAGTTTCTAATTAGAATCCGTGAAAAGACTGGAGTCGATATTAGATGGACGGGATACGTTCGTCTCGATACGATCAAACGCAAAGAGCAAGCTCAGCTACTACTCGATTCAGGTATAGCTGGTGCTACATTTGGTATAGAATCTCTTAAGAAAGATGCTGGACCCAGCATTGGTAAGATGACTGATAAGAGTAAGCTGATTCAGTCGATGGAAATATTTCGTGGCGTGATAGGAGATAATTGCATAACGACTGGTTCGTTCATAGCAGGGCTCCCGAACGAAACTATCGACGATCTGTTGAAAACGAAGGAATGGCTAAACTCAAAAGAAGGAAGATATTTCATAGATCAACACACGTTCACGTCTCTAGTGTTGTTCGACGGAAACGAAAACAAGAATGATATCAACATAGCTCGAAACGATCCTTTCAGAGACTATGAAAGAACGAACAATCCATACAAGTGGAAAAGCCCTTGGGGAAGTTCTGATGATTTCATGGCTCTTGCTAGAAAGTTTAATACAGAAGACCGAATGCAGACTGCTGCGTTCTCGCTCCCATTCTTACATAATGTTGGGTTAAAGGTAGAAAATGCAGTCAAGCTGACTAGAAACGCAGACAGAGAACTGCAGAAACAAATAATAGGTAAACTTCAACCAAACTACAAGACCAAAATAGAAACATACAAGTCGAAAATGCTAGGTAAATAGCTATGATGAAAAACATGAATCTAGATGAAGTCCGCGAGTTCATTCGTAACACTTCTGACGAAACTTGCATCTATATCGGCGCTGACAGTGAACGCTATTGTGGAAAAAATAATCTGTGGTACGCCGACTACACGCTGGCTGTCGTGATTCACTACGACGGATCGCGCGGATGTAAGGTGTTTGGTAAGATGGAAACCGAACGCGACTATGATCAGCGTAAGGATCGTCCAGCTTATCGCTTAATGAACGAAGTGTATAAGGTTGCTCAGCTATACATGGATCTGGCTGAAGCGATTGGAGATAGACACGCTGAAGTTCATCTCGATATCAACCCTGATATTATCCACGGCAGCAGCTGCGTGGTGCAGCAAGCTGTCGGATACATTCGAGGAACGTGTAACGTTGTGCCTCGAGTGAAACCCGACGCTTTTGCTGCTTCTTATGCAGCTGATAGATTAAAGGAGATTCTTACCGCATGATTACGATAGAAAACTTCATCCTCCAATATGATAATCTTTTCTCAGCTCAGGAGTGCCAGCAGTTCATCGATTCATTCAATCGTATGGAGCGCGCTGGCTTCACGATCAGTCGTCAGAAAGAAGGAAATTCGTCGACTGTAAAGAAAGACGATCAGTTCTACTTCTCAGATTTCTTGTCTGGAATGGAACTGGATATATCTGACATAGCACCATTCAAGATGATGACGGAGCGTTTCTGGAATAACGTATATCCAGCTTATGCTGAGCAGTATGGCGCTTTGAATCAAATGGCAAACATGACGGTTCGTTTGGCTAAGATTCAGAAGACTGAGATTGGTGGCGGATATCACATCTGGCACAATGAAGATGATACGCCACAAAACATGCGTCGCGTGGCTACGTTCATTCTGTATCTAAACGATGTGGATGAAGGCGGAGAGACGGAGTTCTTGTATTACCCAAAGCGAGTTAAGGCTAAAACTGGCAGATTCATTCTGTGGCCTGCTGGCTACACCCACACTCATCGCGGCAATCCGCCAATCAGCAATACCAAATATATCGTCACTGGCTGGATGGAAATGACTTGACAACCTGACCTTTTGTGCATATAATTGATATTGTCATGAGGGGTCAGTATATGGCTATCTTACCAATCTACTACACCACTACCAACATGCGTAAGCGTAAGACTCGTAAGCCAACTCAGGCTATGATTGAGTCTCAGCGTAAGACACAAGAGTTGCTTGATCGTGTAGGCTATCGTAAGCCAACCAAAACGACTAAGAAATTCACATACTCACTCGAAGTAGAGTCTAATGCAGCTCCTATGTCTAACACCATTCCTGGTGGCATAGCTGCCAAGCGTGATAAGCTGAACGATCATAAATGGAAACGTGGTGCAGAAGAGTCTGCTGCTACTGTCAAAGCTATCGAGGATAAGGCTAAACGTCTTGCTCCTGCATTCAACAAAGGTGCAGTGCAATATATCACTGATGAAACTGATGCTAAGTATCTTGGGAGGAAGGTATGAACTTGAAGTATCCAGCTCTATTTATTCTGCTTGCTGCTGGGTTAGGATTGATCAGCGTTGTCTATAAGATAGCGATAACGTTCTGGTCTGACGATATGCTGCTAGTGTTCTGCGTTGGTTGTATGTTCGTGTCAGAATACCTGTCATGGATTAACTATTGGATGGAAAGGTACTGGAAATGATTTTGACTAAGGAAGCGCTCGCTGAAATGCTTCGTGGTGATAAGCTGGAAGTATGTTTCACAAAGAAGGATGGCACCAATCGTGTTATGAACTGCACGTTGCAGGAAAACTTCCTACCTGTGTTTCAGGGTGCAGAAACTCGTAAGGAGAATCCCGAAGTGCTTGCTGTTTGGGATATAGATAATAATGGATGGCGTTCGTTTCGCCTCGATTCTATTACTTCTGTGAGGATTGTTAATGACTAAACTGAATATCGTCGGACTGAAAAACTCTGCAACCAAAGCTAAAGATATGGAGCCAGCAGAGAACGGAACGTATGCTCATATTGGTTCCAAGGGTGGAACTGAGCAGATGTACGAAGGGCTCATGGCTCGACTACCTACAGAACTGACTGATAAGTTCAATATCATCTGCTCGCGCGTGCGCGAAGAAAATATCAGCAAGACTAAGAAGAATATCCTATGGCTCCACGACACATGGGATGATCCAGAGTCGCAGCACCTAAAGGATCGTAAAAGCCTTGACCGATTCGAGAAACTCGTATTCGTATCACACTATCAGCAATCTACTTACAATCTCGGGCTTGGAGTACCCTATGACAAGGGCGTCGTTATCCAGAACGCGATCGTTCCTATCGAGCCTCATGAGAAGCCGCAGGGATCGACAATCAACCTTATCTATCATACCACTCCACATCGCGGACTGGAACTTCTGATTCCTGTATGCGAGTTCCTTGCTGATAAGGGATTAGACTTCCATCTCGACGTATATTCGTCGTTCAGTATCTATGGATGGCCTGATAGAGACGCTCAGTTCCAAAGCGTATTCGAGCGTATCAAGAATCATCCTAAGATGACGTATCATGGCTTCCAGCCAAACTCCGTTATCCGCGAAGCTCTGAAGAAGGCGCACGTATACACGTATCCGTCGATTTGGCCTGAGACTTCTGGTATCTCAGTGATCGAGGCTATGAGCGCTGGCTGTAACGTTATCTGCCCAACGCTGGCTGCGTTACCTGAGACTACAGCCAACTTCGCGGTTCAGTATGGCTGGACTGAGGATAATAACAAGCACGCCAATATGTTCGCTGGCATCCTAGCCATGGTTATCCAGCAGTATCGTAGCCAATTCAACCAAGAGCGGCTCAAGTTCCAGAAAGCCTACTTTGATTCGTTCTACAATTGGGATACTAGAGCTAGACAGTGGCAGGACTTCCTAACCTCCCTGAATAGGGGCCCTTGACAATTACCCTGCCGCGTGGTATGATAGATATAGTGAGAGGAGTGATTCATGGCTAAGAGCTTACTCAAGTCTGCGCCCATCAAGAAGAAACGTACTATCACGCCACGCGGTTTCGACGCCAAGCATATGGGCGACGAGCCTTCTTGGGAAAATCAGTTTCTCGTAGATGATGACGAGCGTCAGTCGATGCTCGGTCGTGCATACAATTGGTACAACTATTTCTACGAGGCTAAGACTGGGCGCAAGTGGCTCGTCGAGTATATGACAGAGCAGGGTATGTCCAAGGCTGCTATGTCGATGACCAATCGCGTGTCAGACGCGAAACTCAGCTCGACGATGTGTAATACTGCGCGCATGCTGTCGATGGGTCTGGAAGACAAGAAGCTTCAAGAGAAGCTGAACAACTATCTCGTCACTCTCGTCGAGCAGGGAGTTGCTATCGCTAAAGCTGAAAAGGCTGCGGCTGCTAAGGTAGCTCCCGCATATGAAAAGAATCCTGCGGCTGATCTTATCGCTACCATCGAAGAGATGATCGACCACGATCCCGACGAGGAATGGCGCAATTCTTTCTATAGCTGGCTCAAAGATACGAAGCAGGTCAAGCCGACTCAGGCTCGTGCGATCGCTGACTACTATCGCCCGTGGCTTGAAGAGCTGCGCGAAGTGGCTACGACCAAAGACGCTGAACTCAAGTATGCGTATCGTCATCTGAATAAGAAAAAGCTCAAGGAACGTATCGCGCTGTTCACTGGCATCGTCAACGATTGCGAGTCTCTGGTATCCAATAGTCGTAAGACTGTCGCGCGCAAGCCGCGTAAAACTAAGCCTAAGACGGCTGACAAGATCGTATCCAAGATTAAGTTCCAGAAGGAAGATACCAATCTTAAGATCGTTTCTGTTGATCCTACAAAGATCGTAGGCTCTACTGAGCTCTGGGTGTTCAATACTAAGTACAACGTCCTTGCTCATTATGTTGCTGGCGCTGGTGGGCTTTCCATGAAAGGCACTACGCTCCAGAACGTGAGCGATACATCCAAACAGAAGAAGCTGCGTAAGCCCGCAGATATTCTGCCTAAGATCACTGGCAGCACGGCTAAGGCTGCTGAACGTACATTCACTTCAATCAAGACTAAGGAAAGCGACCCTAATGGGCGAATCAACGAATACTGCATCATCCTTCGCGCAGTCAAGTAATGTTCTGCGCTTTCCTAAGAAAAGCATAAGAACTATCCTACCAGATGAAGATCAAGAAGCTCGTGATGCGGCGCGTCGTTTGTATGTTGATGAGGTGGTAGAGTCATATGCTTCTCATTTGGCTAACAAGTTGGCTCAGCAAGGTTTCGATGTGTTCCATGATGCGTTCGACAAGCATTTTGGCTTTACGATGGAAGCCTTTAGGTCTACGTTGCTTTTGACGATGGAACTGGATCATCCGTTCCAGGAGATCGTCGAGCAAACGGTACAGACGATTAAGGATGTTCGCCCAATTGAAGTCGAAGACGATTTCGATCCAGCTTGACAACCACGCATAGATAGTATATGATACTATCATGCAATGGAGTTCGTTATGATTCTCGTAGATTTTAGCCAGGTCATGATTTCTAACATCATGATGCAGCTAGCCAACAATGAGAGCAAGCTCGAAGAGGATATGGTTCGCCATATGGTTCTATCGAGTCTGCGTCTATACAAGCGCAAGTTTGGCGCTGAGTACGGCGAGATTGTTATCTGTGCCGACGGTCCTTCGTACTGGCGTCGTGAGATCTATCCTCACTACAAGGCTGGTCGTCGTAAGGCTCGTGACAAGTCGCAGCATGACTGGTCGCTGATCTTCAATGCACTGCATAAGATCCGTGATGAGATCGCTGACAATATGCCTTATCCTGTTCTGCGTTTCGAGCGTGCGGAAGCTGACGACATCATCGGTGCTCTGTGTCACCAGTTTGGTATGCACGGCATGCTCACTGATCCCAAGATCCTTATCATCTCAGGTGACAAGGACTTCGCTCAGCTGCAGAAGTATGATAACGTCCAGCAGTATAGCCCTATCACTAAGAAGTTCATCGTGCCTGATGTGAATCCTGAGCGATTCAAGCAGTATCATATCCTGCAAGGTGACGTTGGTGACGGCGTACCTAACTTCTTATCGGCTGACGATACGTTCGTATCTGGTGGTCGTCAGAAGCCTCTTCCCAAGAAAAAGCTCGAAGAGTGGACGCTGATGAATCCAGAAGAGTTCTGTCAGGGTGAAATGTTGCGCAATTATCACAGAAACAAAATGATGGTCGATCTTGATTGCATTCCTGACGATCTACAGAAAGAAATCGTATCTGCGTATGCTACATACAATCGTAATCCACGCAGCAAGATCTTCAACTACTTCATCGAACATCGCCTGCGTCAACTAACTGAAGCCATCTCGGAGTTCTGATATGACTAGCTTTATGATCGCTGTTCAAATATGTCTGACGCTACTGGTTACTGGCGGCATGACTTATCTCATGATTAAGAACGTCGTCGTCGAAGACGTAAAGAACGTCACTCAGTATCAGAAATTCGTGGCTGTGTTGCTTCTTATCCACGCCGTCCTCGGTCCTATCGCCCTCATCAATCTTATCTGGAGTTACTAATGATCGATCTGAATAAGTATGCAGAATTCGTCATGGCTGTTACGAGCAAGGAAAGCCGCGAAACGCAGGTTTTCATTGACAGGATGAAGGAACTCCAGTATCATGATGAAGATAGCAGGAGCAAGCTCAATCTGTCGTTGCTGATTACTGCTATGATTGGGCTTACCAGCGAGGCTGGTGAAGCGCAAGAGATTCTCAAGAAGGTTCTGTTTCAGGGTAAGCCGTTCACTGAAGATACTCGTCAGCATCTCAAGAAGGAGCTTGGTGATGTGATTTGGTACTGGATCAATGCTTGTAATGCTCTTCAGCTCGATCCCAATGAAGTCGTGGCTGAAAACGTGAAGAAGCTCGAAGCTCGCTATCCTGGCGGCAAGTTCGATGCGTACTACTCCGAAAATCGTAAAGAAGGCGATATCTAATGTCCAAGCTCGTTATGGTCGACGTTCTTTCTTCGTTTCGTTTGCGCTACGTAGTTCGTGCAAACACTGTTGAAGACGCGCTCGATGAAGTTGTGATGCGCGAAAACGATGCTGACTTCAAGGAGTTCAGTCAGAAGCACCTCGAACCAACAGCGATCATCGATCATCGCGAAATCACTGAAGAGGAGTATCTTCAGATCTTCAGTGAAGACAACGACTATCTGAAGACCTGGACGGACGAGCAGAAGAGGAATTATATCAACGTGATTGACTATTACGAACAGAAGGAGAATAAACATGGCGCTTGATACCAATAAGTGCATGGCAAATATCGTATCGAAGATTGAAGCACAGACTACCGTCGAAAAGCAGGTTGAGTTTCTTCAGTTGCATAGTTCATATGCTTTGAAGGCTGTACTGGGTTATGGTATGGATCCGAACGTGAAGTGGTTGCTTCCTGATGGTGATCCGCCGTATCGCGGTTTGTTTGACGCTTCTGACCAGGAAGGTCGTTTCTATGTCGAGTGCAAGAAGCTGATCTATTTCGTTGATAGTGAAGAAGGTCGTCAGGTTAAGCAGATCAAGCGTGAACAGTTGTTCATCCAGGTGCTTGAGTCTATTGATGCTCGCGACGCGAAGCTGCTTCTTCGCATGAAGAATCGTCAGATCAATATCAAGCCCGAAGCTATCGCTCAGGCGTTCCCTAACATGTGGGAAGCGTGGGGTCGTACTGTTGCGAAGCCGGTCGTGATCCAGGAGGTAGCTCCTCAGGAAACTCCTTTTCGTACCGAAGAAGCAGAAGTTCCTGTCAAGCGTGGTCGCGGGCGCCCTAAGGGTTCTACTAAGAAGGAAGTAGCATGAACACCGCCTTTATCATTGGTAACGGAACGAGTCGCTCTGACTTCGACCTAAAGAGGCTCAAGCCTTATGGAACGATCTATGGATGTAATGCGCTTTATCGTGATTTCCCTGATCACTCTATTCCTGACTTCCTCGTTGCTATTGATGACGGTATTATTGCAGAGATAGAATTCAGTAGGTTCCCGTCTAATCGTTTCATCGTTCCACCGATTGATGAGCGCTGGGAACCTTCTGAGTGTAACATCGGTCGCCCTCGTAGCAACGCTGGTATGAATGCTATGCGTGAGGCTATCAAGGCTGGGCATAATCAGCTGATCTGTCTTGGGTTTGACTTCCTCATTGGTGGTAAGAATCAGTTCTTGTCGAATCTGTATGACGGCACCGAGAACTATGGTCCAGACACTCGCGCGAGCGCGGGAGACAATCCTGGTCGTGTCAACTATCTTCAGTGGTTGGTACGTAAGCATCCAGACGTTGACTTTATCTTTATCTATCCAGATATCGAAAATGTGACAGTGATTAACGGCGATAATGTCTATTACAACACATTTGAAAAACTCTTGAAACATACATAGCATCGTAGAAATTAAAGAAGGAGAGTGCTATGGTTAAGAAAATCTATCTTGAACATTCAGATCGAAACAAGATGGATCACTTGTTGGGTAAGTTCCTCGATCACGACTGCTATGATCTAGTGCTCACCGAGGATACCGATGTTTACGAACCACTGACTCAGTTGCAGATTGACCAGGGCGAAACACACAGCGAAAAGAATCTGCTATGTAAGTTCCGTAAAGGTGTGTTCAGCAAAGAAATGACGGACGCGGCATATAAGGCGCTGCGTTCTGGTGCCATCATGTCAGACAATCGTGGTCTTGCTGCTGGTATCTTTCGCGACACAGCATATCAGAAGCTGCCTGACGGCGAAGGTTCTCGTCGTTGGGTTACAGAGCGCGAGAGAGCTGTCCTTCAGTATATGTTGAAGGATTCTCCTAAGACTGTTAATGAAGAAGATCAGTTAGAAGAGATCTATAAGAGTAATCCAGACACTCCTCTTCAGGGGCGCGGTTCTGGAGCGCATAAAGCTAAGGGTGATATTGGCGCAGGTGCTATCTGGATTGTTAACAAGTCGAAAGACTTTGTTTTCGATGACTGGTACAACTCTGTAAAAGATAAGAGCCCGGCTGAGCGTCGTATGGCTGCGGATCATATTCTCAATGATCTAATCTCAGACACGACTTATGCTAACGGTGTTCGCTCAGGCGTTGGTGGCTTCATGGATCGTTATCCGCGTATTCCGTTCTGTCGCGAGACAGGTTGGAGTGCGAGCCATCATAAGCTATACGAAGCTGCGCTTCCGTTGTTTGAACAGGCTTCGAAAGTGTTCGAGGAAAATCTACCAGTGCGCTTTGCTGGTCAGATGGAAGCTATGAAGCAGCTTGGTCCAGATTGGCAAATCGGTAACACGCCATACACTACTCTAACCATCAATCGCGACTTCCGCACAGCTGCTCATCGCGACGTTGGTGATCTGTGTGAGTCGTGGGAGTCTCATGCAAATCCACGCGGCTTCTCGAATCTGCTAGTATTAGACAACGGAAAGAGCTATAATGGATTCTATCTTTGCTTCCCTGAGTTTCGTGTAGCGGCTGATATTCGTGCTGGCGATATGATTATGATGAACGCACATCGTATTCATAGCAACAGCCCAGCCTTCGACTACGAAGAAGGCTTCGAGCGTATGTCAGTTGTGATGTACTTCCGCGAGTCTATGCTGGAGTGTGGTAGCCGTAAGTATGAAGATACACGTCGCAGCTTCGTGTACATGCGCGCGAACAACAAAGAACATCCTTTGTGGAAAGAAGGATGGAATGGTGTATCGCCTGGAATGTGGGATACTGAAGAATGGGGTGAGTACCTCGGAAACAATGGTCTCACTGACGAAGCAGAAGAAGTCCTAAGTAAGATTGGTAAGAGTGATCGATTAGTAACTCTCGAAGATTACTTTGCATAAATCAAGAGGTCGTTAATGTATTGCGTGATTCCTGCGGCAGGGCGCGGTGTTCGTTTCAACGAACTAGGTAAGAACTATCCGAAGTGCGTCCTGCCATATAAAGATATTCCAATCATCGTTCATAACATTAGACTGGCTCTCGATTCGGGAGCCAGAGAAGTTTCTATAGTCGTCGGTCATCAGGGTGATAAGATTCGTGAGATCGTCGGAATGTACTTTCCGGAAGATCCGCGCATCATCTTCTCGGAGTATCAAGAAACAGCCTCAATAGGTGGTCCTGGCGTTTCAATCTACTGCGGTATCCCTGATGACATCGGTGATGAGTCTGTCCTGATTCTTCTTTCCGATATCGTCGTAGAACATGTTTTGATTAACAATTCTAAAACATCCTGGATTTCTGTTCAGCAAGTTCCTGATTGGGAACGCTGGTGTATGGCTGAGACTAAAGATGGAACAATCGTAAAGTTCCACGATAAGCCGCGCGATATGCCTCCGACTAGTCATGCGGTCAGCGGAGTCTATTACTTTAGAAACGCATCGTTGTTCCGTAGTTGTTTGATTGATGCTATCAAAGATACTCGTTATGGCGAAGTTCAGATTTCTTCAGCGATGTCGCGCTATATGGAAAAGGAATCTATCTATACGAAGCCAATCAGGATCGTCGATTTCGGTACGTTGCAAGAGTATCTCGAGAATCGTGGTGTAAAGAACTCGCGTTCGTTCAATACGCTCTATCATTCTGGTGATGAAACTACGATCACGAAAACATCTGTTGCTCATCCAGAAAAGATTCATGCGGAAGCTAACTGGTACGACAATCTTCCGACGCCTATCAAGATGATGACACCTCGCATCTTTGATAAGACGTTGTATGGTGATCGACCAATGTATACGATGGAGCGTATCGACAGCCCTACGTTGCGTGAGCTATATCTGTATCTCGAATCTGATCCTATCTTCTGGGCTGAAATCTTTACGAAACTCTTTGATCTAACCGACAAGTTCAAGTTCTACACGAAGCCTGGTAAGCCAGAGTTCTTCGATCGTGTCGTAGACAAGACGTTCTCGAGATTCACAGAAGTCGATGCTGATCTCATAGAGAACGACGATCATGCGTTCATGAACAAGTTCTATGAAATGAATCAGCAGGGTATGTTCAACGTATTCCCTGACTCCCTGTTCCATGGCGACTTCTGCTTCTCTAACATCTTCTATCATCCAGGCAGCAAGCATATCAAGTTCATCGATCCGCGCGGCGACGCGTATGGTAACATCTTGTATGACTTGGCTAAGATCACACATTCAGCATACTACCCATACGATTATGTTGATGCGGAACTCTATCTAAATAAGAGTGGCGAAAAGCTATACATCTTCGATAGTGGCAAAGAAGTCGCTCGCGAAGCGTACAAGAAGCTCTTCGTTGCCAAATACGGTGAGTCAACGTGGCAGATCAATTTGTTCTTGACAGCTACTCTGTTTTTGAGTATGATTCCCTTACACTCACACAATAAGGTCAACCAAGAGTTATTCTATGCGCTCTATCGTAAGGCGGCCGCAGACAGCGGATTTGTTTGAACTTAGCCTCGTGGTTGATCTGGACCACACACTATGCGTTGGCGATCTTAGTATAGCGAGTTCAGCTGAACGATACGCCAACGCAAAGCCAATTGCAGAAACAATCAAGAAATTACAAGAAGCGTACAGTAACGGCTGGTACATCACCATTCTTACTGCACGTCATATGCGTTCTTGTCAAAACGATGCAGAGTTTGCGTTCGAGAAGCTAGGTAAGATCACTGAAGACTGGCTTGATCGACACGACGTTCCCTTCGATCAGCTTGTCTTTGGTAAGCCATATGGTATGTGGTACATCGACGATAAAGCAATGACACTGGATACCTTCCTACATGAATTCCAAGCCTAAGATTATCATCACTACGTTCATGCGCGAGGACAAGCAGAAAGCTGTGTTCCAGATTCCTGCTTCGCTGCATGAAAACGTTTATATGTTCACTCGCGAAGATCGCGTCGATGAGCTGCGTAAGTATGTTCCCGAAACGATTCGCATCATCGGTAATCCGATGGATATCGACGGTATCGCTGATATCCGTCAGCGTTGTATCGATCATGTTCCGAAGGGTAAGGTGTGGTTCATCGACGATCTCGCTACGTTTGGTTGGCGCGATCAGAATCTAAAGCAGTTCAACGATATGCCCGAGCAGAAGTTCGTTGAGATGTATGCCACGCTCGACAAAATGCTCGACGACTATATGCAAGTCGGTTTCTCAGCTCGTGGTGGCAACAATCACGTGACTGATCCGTTCAAGGAAGTTGGTCGTGCATACACCACATATGGATTGCGCTCAGACTGGATGGAGCGTGAGGATATTCGATTCGATGGTATGTATCGACAGAATCCTAACGTGAAGCTCTACGAAGACTACTGGATCACGCTCTCCATGCTGACCAAGGGTTTCAAGAACGCTATCATCTACGACTATTTCTTCAACTACACTCACAACAACACAGGCGGCAATTCTACGTTCCGTACGCTAGAACTCCAGGAGCAAGCCGCTCACGAACTCCATAGACACTTCCCACAATTCGTCACAGTAGAAACGAAGGAAGGGGTATGGGGAAAGATGGGCATGGAGAATCGTAAGGAAGTTCGCATTCAATGGCAGAAAGCATATCAAAGCTCACAGGTCACTAACACGCTCGACTCGTTCTTCGAATAACAGGAAATCCTATGAACACCGGAATAGGCTATGTCGAATATCGTAATCTGTTTGAGGGCATCCGTAGAGAAAAGCCAGGAGACGAAAGATATCTAATCTACTTCGGTCGAGCCCATGTTCAAGATCACATAACTAAAGTTGTTTCTAGGGGCCCACTGAAGATTGGTCGAGGAAAGTTCGCAACTGCTCTGATGCGCGGGAGGAATCAGCCTGGAGTAGACTTTCGCATATATTCAGAAATCATCGTTCCTTACAATCAAGACACATACGATTGTGAACAACTGATAAAGTCTGTTCTGAAACATCGTAACATGAAGATGTCGCAGAACCAGCAGGAACTTTATGATATCAGAGACGAAGAGCTCGAACAAACAGTCAGCGCGATAGTTGAAATCATAAAGGCAGAAATGCCTGACATCAAGCTGCTGGAAGTTAACAACTACTTTCTAAAAAAGGAAACCTAATGGACACTCTCATGACCGCAGTGCAAATCGTGATTGCCCTTGGTATCGGTTACTTCGTAGGTAAGATACTCGCAGGATTCGTTAGCGCATATTTTGCAAAGAACGAAGAACCTGTTATGATTGGAAGTGTGTCTGGTGATGACGTACTGGATTTCGATAAGAGCGAAGTCCCGTTCATTCCTGTTCGTATCATTAAAGAGCACAACCAGTATTACGCTTGGTTCTCTGTGAACGAAAAGTTCATTGGTCAGGCGACTACCATCGAAGAGATCCATAAAGCGGCTTATGAGCAGGTTCTCAGGCAGATGGGGCTTCGGTGCGTGTTCACCCAGGAAAAGATCAAGGCTAAGCCCAAGACGAAAAAAGGGCCTTGACAATTAATCCATAGTCAGCTACAATTAAGAGTTAGCTATGGAGAAACGTAAATGTCAAAAGTAAACGCGCTAGTTTCCAAGTATAACGCCCCTAAAGCTAAGTATAAGGGTGGTGTAGCTAAGTTCGATCCTAGTAAAAAATGGGTCGAATATAGCTTAGATTTAATCGAAGCCAAGCGTTTACTTCAAGTCGCTGATTTTACTACTAAATTCGACCTAGTAAAAGTAATAAATCAAATCGAGAATAAAGTAAAGTTCCACGAAAATCATGTAGATTTTGATTTCAATTCTGCGCTAAGAAACTTACGTTTAGCTCGCAAATTGTTACGTATGTAACGAATTTTGATACAAAAAAGATCAAAAAACTTTCCCTAGTGAAATCAGTGACTTACGTATAAGCTACTGATTTTGCTAGGGTTTTTTCTTAGGGTAGCGCCATTGACAATCAGCCAGGAACCCCGTAGAATGTAAATATGATGAATCGAAAGGGAAATCAAATGGAATACGAATCTTTCTTCGAGAACGCCCGCCTTGCTCGCGCCAAAGAGCGCGCCGCGAAGCTCGAACTGATCGCTGCTGTCGAGCAGTATAGCATCCTGCTGGACAACTACGAGCTCCAGCCTGACAATCACTCCAAGAAAGCGTTGCAGGATTTCCTGAAGCGATTCCCGAATATCGCGAACTACGATTCCAAGGGTAACTGGATTGGAAACGTTCGTAACGAAAATGGTTGGGTTGCGTGACTTGACAATCAGCCACTAGCCAGGTAGAATGAACATATGATGAAAGGAAACGACATGAATATCGCCTCTGACCTCGAAGCCGCCCTCCAGAAGTATATCGCCCACATTAAGGCTGACTATGCCGGCTGGGGCGAGCGTTCGACTATTCGCGAAGAGATGATCCGCGAGTTCGACGCCTCCGTTCGCTACGAGCTTCATCGTAAGTTTATCAAGGTTATCACTGGACCGCAGACTGGCGTTCACTCGTTTATCATGCTGGCTGACGACGGTAAGTTCAAGCGCGGCGACATTCTCAAGGCGGCTAGCTGGAAAGCTCCGGCTAAGAACTTCGCTCGTGGTAATGTGCTGGCTGGACAGCTTGATCGTGTCCGTTGGACGGGAGCTCTCTAATGAAATATGATCTGGCTAAAGTCACCAAGGTTTATATGGGCAAGGATCGCCACTGTCGGTGCGGTTGTGGTGGCGAATACGTGGAACGCGGCGACGCCAAGTTCGACCTTCGCTTGAAGCGGTTCATTAAGATGTGGTGCGACTACACTCCCGCTCAAGATGACATGGGCGACAACTCGCTGAACGTTTCCTATGGGCAGAATCGTGCTCTTACCGTTTATTTCGACTAGGCCCTTGACAACCACGTCTGCTCGGTATAGAATGATCATATGGTGAAAGGAAACGACATGACCGCTGCTGAAGTTCTCCGCCTTGTCGCTAAGGTTAATTTCATCAAGATGGATGATCTTGACCGCGAAGCGTATTCTGGCGTCGAGTCTGACGACGCGATGATCGGCTATAATCTCGTCATCGACGACCATGAAGTTGAGTACGTCATTATCCTTGACGGAAATAAAGTTTGCCTTATTAACGAAGAAGGCTATGAATCTCAGTACATCCTCGGTGACAATATCTTCGCTTAATCCAACCTGGAGATTGCTATGACTGTCAATGAAGCCGTTGCTCTCGCTGCCCGCCTCGAGTCGCTTATCCGCCGCGCTGATATGTTTGGTAAGGATCGCACCTGCATCCTCGAAGAAATCAACGATATCGCGTTTGACTTGCGCGACTATGCTGACCGCCTTGACGAGGCTATGGAGGAGTTGCTCTGTGATGAGTGATACGTTCCTATCTGCTGAACCAGTTTCTTCTCGCGAGGAAATCATACAAGAGTTGTATGATCGTTTGCGCGCTGTTCGTCGAGCACTCGACGCGAAGTTTCCAGTCTACGACGACTTTGAAGTAGGTATCAATTGTCGTTTGGCTAACGAAGAGATGTGGCTGGAAGATCTACTCGATAAGATCGAAAGGAGCTGAGCATGAAGTATAGAATCGCTTTCGCCGCTGCGCTTGGGTTCGTGTTCACGGGCGTATGTCTGTTCGTGTTTGGTACGGAGTATGGTATGATCGTGGGTCTTCTGGGTTCAGCTGTTCTAGGTTTTGTCAGCGATGGTATCTATAATCGTATATTCGGAGCACGGTAATGCCTTACAAGGAAGTATGGGTCGACGAAGACGATATCAAAGATTTCCATGACGATGATCTTGTCGACGAGCTTGAACGTCGTGGATATATCGTCATGCGAAAGGGTACCAGCGAAGACCTGCTGTTCAAGATCAAGCAGTCATATATAATTGACTCACCCGATGACTTCCGTAAGTTCATCGAGCAATTTCTAAAAGATCATGGGCATCATGTATGACTAACAGAGAAATGATTCAGACTCGGTTCTACGAGTTTATCTTTAAATCTATGGACGACATGCGGACTCTGAATCCTGAGCTCAAGGAAGCAGAGGCTGCATATATCGTCATGACTGCTGCGTTCGACGCTCTTTCCAAGACGTGGATGAACGCATACGGCGCGAAGTACATGGCTGAATACTTTTATCGAGTTGCAGATCAGTATGTCGATCTTTCTAATGAGGAAGTTGCTAGATGACTAAGATTATCGGAATCTGTGGATTGATTGGCTCTGGTAAGAATACCGCAGCTGAGCATCTCATGCGCGAACATGATTACCTTGGTATTTCCTTCGCTGAAACGCTGAAGGACGCAGCAGCCTGCATCTTTGGCTGGGATCGTGATATGCTTGAAGGCGCGACAGCAGCAGATCGTCAGACGCGCGAGCTCAAGGATGAATGGTGGAGCGAACGGCTAGGCTTTGATGTTTCGCCGCGTTATATGCTACAGTTTCTCGGAACTGAAGTGATGCGCAACAATCTCCATACTGATATCTGGGTGTTGGCTACCGAGCGGCACATCATCGAAATGGCGCAGGACTATCCTTGGGCTAAGTTCGTGATCAGTGACGTTCGTTTCCCTAACGAAGTAGCCATGATCCGTAGGCTTGGCGGAAAGGTTATTCACGTTCGTCGTGGCGATCTTCCCGAGTGGTTTGGTCAAGACCCCGAAGATATCCATGCGTCAGAAACTGCGTGGAACAACGAACGCTTCGACGCCACGATTCGTAATGATGGCACAGTTGAAGAGTTGAATCAAAACATTGACAATCTGCTCAAAGAGTGGTAGAATATATGTAATGATGGAGCTTGGTTATGAACGTTGGCGATGTGGTTACCATTCGAGTTCGCGATTGTCGTAATGCCTCGATCTACGCGGCTGGCGTAGTGCGTGAGTTCAGTGAGTATACGGGCAAGATCCTGGATAATCCTAAGTGGGTATCCAGCGATTCCGTTTGCATTTCAACGGGCGATACTGCGTTCCCGTTCCGTATCATCGATCGCGAGCGCATCGTCAGTCTGAACGAAGCTCCTGTTATCCATACGCCTGTTGCTACTCGCAGCGAAACTTTCATTGTCCCAGGCTCCAAGCCAGGAGCCACGTATACTGTCACGCGCGATGGCTCCGCCTGGAGCTGCACTTGCGTTGGCTTTGGTTTCCGTAAAGACTGCAAGCATATCAGGGAGTGCAAGTGATGAGATACTCGTTGATCCGTGAACGCGATGGTGTTGGTGACTCTGGTCCTATGTGTCAGATTCTAGACTATGAATCATGGAAACCGATTGAAGGCGAAACGTATCCGCGAGTAGGATGCGGTGTTCGTGTTGGTTCATACATCGCTCGCACATATAGTGGACAGGATTGGTGGCAGTGTACTCCTATCACAGAAATCCTTGAAGAGTCTGTAGATGATGAAGGCTATAGGACTGTGAGGTTCAAGACTCGTAACTCTGTCTATACCTGGAAGGAGTTTTGATATGACGCACTCCATGAAAGAGATGAACACTCGTTTGCTTTCTGATGGTATTAAGAAAGACGTTGACGATAACAGAATCGTATACTATAAGAACGAAGTAGAGATCCTGCTGAAAGAGATTGCTCGTCTACGTGAAAAGTGCGATCGCCAGGCTCATATCCTTCGTAGGCTGACGCCCGAGAGTTATCCAGGAACTATGTTTATCTCAGGTGTTCTGGGAAAGACTGATCAGAATCGTATGCCAGAGAAGCTGCTTGTAGTGCCTGGTTATGGTGTTGAGTTTGCATACGTCTATGAGCGCACTGATAAAACGTTTGGCGCGGAGTGGTAATGTTTACGCCATACGAAAAAGAACACTACGACTTTCTTGACAGTCTGATGTTCGAACTGTATGATGAACAGACTCGCAACCTGATCTATGACTTCTATGATAAGTATGATGTGAAAGCATATCTTCCTCGACAGCTGGATCGAAAGAACTGGCTTGAGTACATCATCGAGTTTAGAGAACTGTCACTGTCTACCGATAGGTTTAAGATAGTTATCGAAGGTGATAGACATTCTATATGGAAGATTGACTGATGAATAACAACATAGTGAATTTTCCTGATAACAAGATTGTTCGTGAGGTAACAGCAGTCTCATTTGAGAAGATACAGAAGTTCATTCTGTATCATAAGATTGCAGAAGAATGTGATGCAGAATTTGGTGACTCTGGAACAGTCGTTTTTCCTAATATAAATTGTTTCGAAAAGTTCTGTGAGAAACTATTGGAGTCAAAATGATTGACGAACAACTGTATAAAGACACAGATGTCAGAGTGATCGATCAGCGTATTGGTATGGGTATCGGTGGTCTCAATACAGTTGTTCGTCTGTATCATAAGCCGACTGGTATTCTGATTGAGATGCCTAAACTACTTAGTAGTGATTACTACAATAAAATGCTGGCGTTTGAGATGCTGCAACATGCTCTAACAAAGTTGGCGGGTGAATGAGATACTTTTCATACAACGAATATGTCGAAGACGCTAATGCTAACTCAGTTGTTACACTGTCAGAAGAAGACATTCGCAGAGATTACTGGACATTTTGGTACGGTAAGATGTGTGAAAAGTATGGCAAAGAGCATGTTGATGCTACTTATTGTTTTGAAGACTGCTTAGATGATTGGATTGTAGTCAATTGGGCATGGGAGGTGAGCGATGAGCGACACAGTTAGAATTGAATACATGATGCTCAGTGAGCAAGGAATCGTTATCATGAACTGGACCACAGCTCAGGGTGGCGTTGAAAACAACCCGCAGATCTACGTTCCCCGCGCATTGGATGTGAAACGCAGTCTCAGCCCTAATCCTAGCACTAGTCGCGTCCGTGTTATCAGCGAACAAACTAACCGTATTGTGGATATGTTCCCATGAGTGAAGATAATCTCGATGATGCCCTTGAAGGGCTTCGACAAGCATTCGCAGACCATGACGCGGAACTTGCTAAGATGGCCGACGAATGCGATCCAGAAGTCAAGCTCGCTGTGACTAAATGGGTTATGAAGCACATCGTCGAGCACGCGCGCGAGGGAGGCAGCTATCGCTATCTCATCTATGATCGACTGGGCTTTGGTCCAGAAGCATACGCTCCGCTTTGCTCTGATGGGCTGACTATCAGCAACGAGTTTGATCTCGATACTGTTCCGCAAGCTCGTGCGGCTTTGGCTGCTGGAGATCATGACGAGCTGAAGAAAATCTTGAGCTGCTGCGATGAGCCAGGATGCTACGACGAAATCAGCGCGGGATGGCCATCTCCTAACGGATATCGCAGCACCTGCAGCAAACACTATCAAGAAGGAAATCGCAAGGATGAATGATATCATCGTCGCCGATGATCTGTTACCGATTGAAACACATCAGAAACTGTATGATCATATTAAGAAGCTGAACATGTCCAACGAATGGAGTAGTGTCAGCGACAAGAATAGGGCGTGGCACTGGAATTACGTGTTCCATAACTCTAAGCAGTTCATGCCTGCGATGGATCATACTCAGTACGAAGCTCTCAAGGAAAGCCATCCGTTCGTTGCTGATCTGTGGGATCATATAAGCGAAGCGGCTAATTCTAGAGTCGGAGCACTGGAGCCTCTACGAATCTATATGAACTGCAATCCGTATGGAACGAATGGATACATCCATCAAGACGACGGAGATATGACTGCGGTTTATTATGCGTGCCCAGAATGGGATACGGAATGGGAAGGCGGAACGTGTTTCTATAAAGAAGAAAATGGAACGTATGATGCTATCCATTATTCTTCATACAAGCCAAATAGGCTAGTCTTGTTCAAGGCTTCTACGCCACACAGAGCTATGCCTGTAGATCGATCATGTAGGCTTCCAAGATATGTAATCGCTATGAAGCTACAGTTCGACGTTAATGATCCGGAATATGCAAATAGGTTCTATAATGAAAAGTGATCTCGAACTTCTTGTCGAATATGACATGTATGTTAATGGCTTTGATCCCGACAACAAGGATGAAGTCATAGCCTATTGGGCGTATATGCTTGCTTAGTAAACGAGCAGAATGGTGGATTGAGTGGAGCTCGACGGCGATTCTTATCGTTGGCGTAGCCCTAACCGCCTGGAATATCTATCCGCTCAATGTTTGGCTTTCTTTGGCTGGAAACTTTGGTTGGCTAATTGTTGGCGTTTTATGGCAAAAATATTCACTCTTGACAATTCAGATCATAGTGAGTATAATATATCTAATGGGTCTGGCTAAACATTATGGAGTATGGCTGTGAATATCGCCCTCGACTTCGATGATACGTATACCCGCGATCCCGCCATGTGGGACGCATTTATCGATATGGCTATTTCGTGTGGCCACGATATTCGTATCGTGACGTTCCGTAAGTCAACGATGCGCGATTTTGCCCTAGATGATATGCTCATTCCCGTGATCTATACGGAGTATCAGCAGAAGCGTCAGTTTACCAACAAGATGGGCTGGATGGTCGATGTTTGGATCGACGACAGCCCAGAGTTTATCGTCAATCCCGTGGTAATGGTGGGACAATGAAGATCGGTATCATGTCTGATCTGCACATGTACAAGACTGTGCTGACCGAAGAAACACCTTGGGACTTTGAACCCGAGGATGATGTGTTCTATATTTGTGCTGGCGATATCTGTGAAGACGACGATTCTCGCCATCGCTGGGTACAGAAGCATCGCGATCATATGTTTGCCATCAACGGCAATCACGATTACTATGGCGGATATTTTACTGACGCGATATATGGCACGAAGACGCAAGAAGTCAACGGCATCAAGATCGCTGGTGCTACTCTGTGGACTGACCTATCCAAGCCTATTGACTGGGTAATGTATATGAATGGGCTGATCGATTGCCGCTACATCAAGGGCGTCACTCATCCGCGAATGATGGAGACTCACGATGCACACAAGCACTTTCTTTTTACAAGTGAAGCTGATATCATTGTATCTCATCATACACCATCGCTTCAGTCAGTTCATGAGAAGTATCGTGGTAGCCCTTTTAACTCATCGTTCTCTAACAACTTGGACGAGCAGATTCTTTCTATGAAGAAGCCGCCTAAGCTGTGGATTCACGGGCATACCCACGATGACTTCGATTATATGATTGGTGAGACTCGTGTTGTGTGTTGGCCTCGCGGCTACAAGAATGAGCGCGAGAACTACAGGAACTACAAGCCTAAGATCGTGGAGATTTGATATGAACATCTTCTACGTAGAAACTGATCCATACAAAGCCGCTGAGTCTATGGTCGACAAGCATGTCGTCAAGATGATTCTCGAATCTGCTCAGTTGCTTTCTACGGCTCATCGTCTTCTCGATGGCGTTGAGTATGTTGGTCAATCTCAGTCTGGTCGCAAGGCCAAGCGTTGGCGTTTGCCCGACGAGCGTGATGATATTCTGTATTCTGCGACGCACATCAATCATCCGAGCGCTGTATGGTGTCGTCAGACGAATAACAACTACACGTGGCTTTATTGTCACTTCGTCGGCTTGCTCAACGAGTATACATATCGTTATGGTAAGACGCATAAGTGTGCTGAGTCGACGTTTCGTCAACTGCTTCAGACGTTGCCAGCCAACATTCCTGTAGGTCCACTGACACCAGTCACGCCTGCGATGCTTGACGAATACAAGATTGGTAATGACTCACTCGCTTCTTATCGCAACTATTACAAGGTAGGTAAGACGCACCTACATAAGTGGACCAAGCGCGAAACTCCTCAGTGGATGCTCTGATATGTCTGAATATGTTCCTACCGAAGTCGAGAAGCAGAGACGAATCAGAGTTCTGCTTTCTCTCTACGCATACACATACGAGTACAAGGATCGTTCTATCGTGTCGGATGGAGACTACGATAGAATGGCTTTGCTCGTAGATACATCTATTGACACAGGCAACAAGAAGTTAGACAACTTCTTCAAGAAGCACTACTCACCGCATACTGGTATGTGGATTAGGAAGCATCCAGAAAAAGATAAGCTAGAAGCATTGTACGTTCAATACGATCTAGGATTTCCTAACTGGTTGCTTCGTGCAGGAGCAAATCTTTACGATTTAAGGGGAAATGATGTTCATCAAGCTACGCAATAATGCAGACGGATTCAAAGACGAAGACATTTGGATCAACGTAGATCACATCACAGCCATTTACGAACATCCTAAAGTTCCTGGTGGTGGATTGACTACGTTCGTTCATGGGCAGATGGGTCCTCCTATCACCTGGGAAGTCGAAGAATCTGCTAGAGAAATCATCAAGATGATCGAGGAAAACAATGCATAAGGTAACTGCGATTGCTGTCACTCAGCCGCTTATCACTACATCAAAAAGCACCTTTCCTCAGTATGAACCAGATGTTCGTATGAGCGTTGACGAGTTCATTGCATATGTTGCTCGTGTTTCTAATCCTTCCAATCAGAACAACACTCTGACCGCACCAAAGCTGCTTCGCTATCTCGCAAAACATAAGCACTGGTCGCCGTTTGAGATGGCTGACATTGTTATGGAAATTGAAACGACGCGCGATATCGCACGACAGATTCTTCGTCATCGTTCGTTCTCTTTCCAGGAGTTCTCTCAGCGTTATGCTGATCCGACACAGAGCCTTGGTTTCTCAACTCGTGAAGCACGTTTGCAGGATATGAAGAACCGTCAGAACAGCATTGAGATTGATAAGAACGACGACTATCAAGGTGGGCTGCATGACCGTTGGGTTCTGATGCAAGAAGCTGTTACCACGGAATCTAAAAGAGCTTACGCTTGGGCGATTGATAATGGTATCGCCAAGGAACAAGCTCGTGCTGTTCTTCCAGAAGGTCTGACTAACTCTCGCATGTATATGAAGGGTTCTGTTCGTAGCTGGATTCACTATTGCGCTGTACGAACTGACCCGTCGACTCAGAAGGAACATCGTGAAATTGCTCTTGATGCGTGGTACGAACTTACTCGTCTCTTCCCATCGCTGAAGGATTGTCTTGATATTGGAGCTGAGTGATGCCTAAGTATGTGAAGAAGCCTGTCGAGATTGAAGCAAGACAGTTCATTGAAAGCGACGGTGCTGAACTGGCTGAATGGTGCGGTGGTAGCGTTCAGATTAACGATTTGACAGGAGAACCTTCTATCGCTATCTACACTCTTGAGGGAGTGATGTCTGCAAGACTTGGTGACTGGCTTATCAAAGGCGTGAGTGGTGAGTTCTATCCATGCAAACCAGATATCTTTGATAAGACGTATGAACCTGCGAAAAGCTAAATAAAAGGGTAAGATGCCTAAGTACACATTTGAGAACACTCAAACTGGCGAGATCTACGAGGACTTCATGTCGATTTCCTCGATGGAAACGCTCCTCGCCGAAAAACCCCACATCAGGCAGATCATTGGTGCTCCCCTTATCGTTAGCGGCGTTTCGTCTGGCAAGAACAAGCCGGACTCGGGATTCCGTGACATTCTCAAGACGATTAAGAAGCGTCATCCACGATCAACAGTAAACACGTTCTAAGGAGGTATACACGACACAAAAATCGTTCTAGTTCGTTATGATTTTCAACAACAACAACATCGGAGCAGCCATGAAGACTGCAATCATAGACGAAGCATTTCTTGAAGCCGAAGCAAGTAAGTATTTGACGAGAAAAGAACGAAAACAAAAGAAGAGAGCAAAGGGAACAGGTTTCCGACAACCTGCGGTCCCCAGCTTGTGTCGTGTATCCCCTAAAACAAATGCGCAGCGCAAAGTCGTCGACGCATTTAATTCCGATAAGAATATCATCATGCACGGGTGCGCGGGAACTGGTAAGACGTTCCTTGCAGTATGGCTTTCAATGAACGCTGTTCTTGAAGGCGATGCACCTAAGCCTATCGTGATCCTACGCAGCGTTGTTCCTACACGCGACATTGGATTCCTACCAGGTTCAGTCAAGGACAAAGCTGCTGCATACGAAGCTCCGTATCAAGGAATCGTATCTGAGATCTGTGATAAGCCTTATGAGTGGCTGAAGACAAACGGATACGTTCAGTTTGATACGACTTCGTTCTTGCGTGGTCTAACGTTCCGCGATAACATCATTATCGTAGACGAGTGTCAGAATCTGTCCGATCACGAAATCCATACAGTGATGACTCGCGTTGGCGAAGGATGTCGTGTTATCTTCTGCGGTGACTTTACGCAGAAGGATTATACTCGTGAAGGATCTGGTATGAACAACCTGCTGACTGTCGCTGCTCAAATGAGATCATTCGAGGTAGTGAAGTTCAATAAGGAAGACGTTGTTCGTTCAGGCTTCGTTAAGGAGTACATCCTGACTAGAACTGATCTTGAGGAGCGCGGTCTTATTGCGTAATATATAATAATATGAAATTTGATCATGATCCCTACATTGACTTGCCTAGAGCCCGTCAAATCAATACTCCATCGGGGCGTCGCTATCAGACCCCCGATGGTAACGTATATCCTTCCATCACTACAGTCTTAGGTGATCAGCCCGAGAAGAAGAAAGCGATTGCCGAGTGGCGTGCTCGCGTTGGTGGAGCAGAAGCGAACAAGATCAGCTCGCAGGCTGCTCGTCGTGGTACCGATCTTCATAACCTCATGGAAAAGTATATTCTAGGAGACGAGATTGATGCAAAGAAAATCATGCCCTCGACACTCGCACGTTTTCGTCCTGTTCAGAAATGTCTGGATGAAAATCTGCAACTTGTATATGCGTCTGAAACGCCGATGTTCTCAGACATCCTCCGCATCGCAGGAACGGCAGACTTAATCTGTGAATGGAATGGCGAAGTAACAGTGGTTGACTTCAAGACAGCCACGAAGATGAAAACGCCAGAGATGATCACAGACTACTTCATACAGGCTACAGCCTACTCAATCATGTTCGAAGAGCATACTGGCCTCGAGTGTCATCACTTTGCCATTCTCATGATATCTGACGAAGGCGAGTTCCAAGTATTCTCTGGCAAACGCAACGACTATGTTCGCCAACTGATTCGCGTAAGAGATCAGTATGAGTGGAGGAAAAGTCTTGACAACCGACGCCAGACCGCGTAATATATACTAATGCTGAGGTCGTTGAGGCGTAAGAAATAAGCGGTTCGGACGCGGGGGCAGTACCCGCCGCCTCCACCATAAAGACTTCTCTAACTATCCTATTTTATAAATAGGTTCGAAGGAGAAATAAAATGAAACATTTACACCATATCATTCCTAAACATATGGGTGGGACTGATGAACCAGAAAATCTTATAGAACTGACTGTTGAAGAACATGCAGAAGTCCATAAGAAACTCTGGGAACAATATGGAAGATGGGAAGACAAATTAGCTTGGCAAGGTTTGGCTGGTTTGATTGGTAAAGAAGAACTAATCAAACAAATGCTAATTGAATCTGCTAAGAAAGGTAATGCTTCTAGACCTACAAATAAGGGAAAGAAGTATAACTGGAAAAAGTCTCCCAAACCAGTAGGAACTGGAGGAACTAGATGGTTTCATAATCCAGAAAATCCTACTGAAAAGAAATGTTTCAGAGCAGATCAGTCACCTCCTGATGGTTGGGTGAAAGGTCAAGGAAGAAAAGCAGTTAATCCTGGCTTAAACTTCCATAAGAAGTCTTTATGATGGGGGCGAAATTTTAGGATCGACGGGCGTAGTAAAGTTGCGAAGAGATCGAAAGCAAATCGTAAGTGCAGCGAATGACAATGCACCTCGTTTCGCTCTAGCAGCGTAACATGCGTTCGGGGAGTACGTGGAAACAGAAACTCCCCACTCACAATTCACAATGAGGTAAATCATGTCTGATGATAATGACAAGCGCCTTCGTTACGATGTTCTCTTGACTGCTATTGGTATGGTCGATACGAACTACTTCCAGCTCAAAGACTCTGGTGGTAAGAATGTTCCTGTTCCTTCGACCCATGACTATATCGAAAAGGCTCAGGAGCTTTTGAAGTTCGTCGAAGGCGATGGGCTTTCTACTGCTACTAGGCAGTTGCTAAACGAGACAGACACGACTGTTGGTTGTTGATCGGGGTTAGTTCAATTGGTAGAACTACGGACTTTGAATCCGTGTGTTGGTGGTTCGAACCCATCACCCCGAACCATTCCTGGAGATTGTTATGAAAGTGTTCATTGGTCCTTACAAGAATTGGATTGGTCCTTATCAGATTGCAGATAAGATCTTTTTCTGGGTAGACAGAAAGTCTATCTTTGAAGACGAAGATCCTTACATGCAACGATGGGACTATCGTGCGGCTGACAAGCTCGGCGACTGGCTCTCTGATAGCTGGGTCAAAAACTTCTGTAACTGGATTCATGAAAAGCGTGGCGACCAAAAGATCAGCGTTCGTATTGATCGTCATGACACGTGGAATATGAACAACACGCTCGCTGCTATCGTTCATCCTATGCTCATTCAGCTGAAGAACACTAAGCACGGCGGTCCTAACGTTGATGACGAGGACGTGCCTGAGCATCTTCGCAGCACTAATGCACCTAAGAAAGAACACGAGTGGGATACTGACGAGTTTTGGTTTGATCGTTGGGATTGGGTTCTCGACGAAATGATCTGGACGTTCGAGCAGTACGCTGATCCCAACGCTGAAGAAAAGTTCTATTCTGGAACCGTTGACATCAAGTACGAAAAGGATGAAGAGTCTGGGCTCAATAAAATGGTGTCTGGACCTAAAGATACTTTCAAAGTTGATCGCGAAGGTATGAGGGCTTGGTCAGAACGTATGGATAACGGAACTCGCCTCTTCGGTAAGTATTACAAGAATCTGTGGGACTGATATGAGCTTCTATGAAAACTGTGGGAACGATAAGCCCCTAAGCATTATCGCTGGTCCTTGTGTATTCGAGTCCAAGGATCACGCAGTTGAAACTGCAACTGCGCTCAAAGAAATGTGTTACATTGTCGGAGAACAGTTCGACACACAAGTCAACTTCATCTATAAGACCTCTTTCGATAAAGCGAATCGAAGCTCTGCGGATAGTTACAGAAGTGCAGGTTTCGACGAAGCGTTTTACGGAATGGAGGCCGTCCGTGCACGGGGCATCGAAGTCCTCACGGACGTTCACGACGCGTGGCATTGCGAACAAGTGCAGGCTGATATCATTCAGATTCCTGCGTTCTTATGCCGCCAGACTGACCTTATCCGCGCAGCAGCAGAAAGTGGTAAGCCTGTTAACGTGAAGAAGGGTCAGTTCCTCTCGCCGCATGAGATGAAGAACGTAGCAGAGAAGCTGCGTAAGTTTGGCTGCACTCAGTACATGTTCACTGAGCGTGGCACGACGTTTGGCTACAACAACCTTGTCGTCGATATGCGCTCACTGGAAATCATGAAGCAATACACCAACGCTGTCGTGATGGATTGCACTCACGCGGTTCAGCTTCCTGGTGGTAATGGCACAAGCTCAGGCGGGCAACGTCAGTTCGTTCCGCTTATGGCTCGCGCTGCTGTTGCTGTTGGCGTAGCTGCTTTGTTCATGGAAGTTCATAACGATCCAGACAACGCGCCAAGCGACGGTCCAAACATGATTCGTCTTGACAACTTCGAGAAAATCCTATATGATTTAGTAGAGTTGGATTATATATCCAAGCGGAGCTTGAGGCGATGATCTACGTTCTTATTGTTGTTACATACTTTGCTGGCAATGGTGGAAATGGTCAAAACGTTACTTTCCAAGAGTTCAACACATATGATGCGTGTATGTATGCGCTCAGGTTCATTGAAGAAAAGAAGCACGGAAGAAACATTTGGGATCAGTATAAGCTGGCTTGCGTAGCGAAAGGTTAATCATGGCTGTTATTAATGGTAAGGTGTGGGGCGATACGACCGTCCTTATTCAAACTCCAGTTTCAGAATTGCATAAGATCAATGCTAAGGCTGGGTTCAGATGCTCGGAGCATAAACATGCACACAAATGGAACGGATTCTACGTCATCTCAGGAGTGCTGGAAATCCATGTACGAAAGAATGACTACGCCCTCACTGATGTTACTACTCTCAGAGCAGGTGACTTTACCACTGTGCGCCCTGGTGAGTATCATTGGTTCTACTGCACTGAAGATTGTGTCGCACTAGAATTGTATTACCCTGAGCTGTTGTCTGAAGACATTCAGCGTCGAGATCATGGTGGACCTGTATACGATTTGCAAGATGTTGTTGATACCATTGAAGCAGAAATGGAACAAGACATTGCTGATCTTGTTGCAGGAGCAGGAACAGCTCGTCGATTTTCAGGAACGGCTGGCGCGTCGCCGTGCGTGAAGATCTGTAAGGTTGATGATAGTGGTACTCGTTGCGTTGGCTGCGGGCGCACGCTCGATGAGATCCGTGACTATGGTTTGAAAGGAACATCTAAGTGACAGAAGTCGCAAGCATCATGAGCTCTAATACGTTTGTTGCTATGGTTGAGCAACGCATCACTCAGAAGGGAATGAGTTACCTAGAAGCGATCACTGATGTTTGCGAAAAGACTGGGCTTGAGTTCGAGAACGTTTCCAAGCTCATGACTCCATCTATGCGAAAGCTGTTGCAGGCTGAAGCTATGTCACTCAACATGATTAAGCGCACTGGCTCGAGGTTGCCGATATGAGCATCGATCGACTGATCACTAGAGTTCAACAAGAGTTTCCTGATATATTCGTTGAATATGATTTTACGATAGACGCGTTGCTTATAGGCAAACGTCATCATGACGGATCTGTTGATCGAGTGCGAATCGATAGACATACATTACTCAATTATGTAGCAGATCCCATAGATGTCATAAGACATCATGTCTATGCTTGGACGAGCAGCACTACGACTTTGCCGCAGCGTGTCCGTCAAGGTGCAGTAGGTTCTTCTGTGCCTCTTCCATACATTCCCTCAATACCCGCATTCGATCCTTTCGAAGAAAAACCAAACATGAACGAAGTTGCGTCTCAAAACAAATTGTTTACGCCTTCAGACATCATCCGTATCAATGATGTGAAGGCTAGAGTTAAGCAACATATGGAAACATATTTCAGTTTGATTAGGAACAGGTTCGTAGCACAGAAGTATGTTGTTGCTGGTGGTTGTTTCGCTTCGTTGTTTCATAACGAAGATCCTAGAGACTACGACTTCTTCCTACTCAAGTCTGCCGCGAACTCCGAAATAATTGAACAACTCAAGATCGATCTCGAAAAGAATTCGACGACGGATTATGGTACATCATATCGTATTGGTGATGTAACATATCTGAAGAACGACAAGATCACTGATACTATCATGCTCGATAGATCTAAAGTTCAGCTCATCAACACACAGTATAACACTCGCGAAGAACTTGTTAAGCACTTTGACTTCAAGCACTGCTGTGTGTCGTACGACTTCTCCACAGATAAGCTGTACATCACGCGAGAAACGTATGAAGCGATCATGAATAAGAAACTTATTCCAAACGATCCTAAGAAACCACCAGCTCACTGGAGATACGATAAGTTCTTTGCTAAGGGTTGGAAGGGTGAAATTTTTTTTGAAGAAGTAGCCTAATGGAAGGCATGAAAGCGTACAGTCGCTATCAGGCACTCAAACTGCATTTCACTAGCGACTATGACTTCGTGAAGTATGGCGGCAAGATCCGCACTATCTCACAGGAAACGTTCCTCAAGCGAAAGGATCAATATCTCTTTCGTAAGCTGGAACGCAAATATAGCGACGATGAACTAACCAACTTCTTCGTTGCTAACTTCGTATCTAAGGCTGGCGTTCGTTGGGTCGGTGAAATGAACGGACCTGAGTCTGAAAAGGTATATCTTAATTGGCTCAAGCGAATGGAAGCCTTTTCATACTTTCTCAAGCAAGAACTTCAATACATCGAAGACAACGTAGATAAGCCGCGTATGGTTCTTGCGACTAATGGTGAACATCCGCCACTGCTCAAGTTGTATCTTGGAGGAAAAGTTTCTGCTGAGACGATCATTTCATTTGACAAAGTGATCGATACCTTAGATACTTGGAATAGAATCATTACTGACACTATCGTTTGGCCTGAGGTGTACAGGCAGCTCAGCAAGTACAAGCCATTCGTTCCTGTCGATAAAGATTCTATCAAAAAAGTAATGCGTGATGTATTTGCGTCTTGACAGCACGCTATATACTACTATATGATGATTAAGTGGATAAGACGTAACACAACGTACATACAACGGAGACATACATGAACGAATCATTTTCTGCCCTCAAGCGTCAGCGCACTTCTTCGCTGGAGCGTCTCACCAAGGAAATCAATAAGCTCGCTAACAAGGAAACGGCTTCTAATGAAGACGATCGTTATTGGCAGCCAGAGGTCGATAAGGCTGGTAACGGATATGCTATTATCCGCTTCCTTCCTGCGCCTATGAACGAAGAACTTCCTTGGGTTCGCATCTGGAATCATGGGTTCCAGGGTCCAGGTGGATGGTATATCGAAAACTCGTTGACGACTCTTGGTCAGCAAGATCCTGTTTCAGAAATGAACTCTAAGCTCTGGAACTCTGGTAACGACAAGGATAAGGAAATCGTTCGCGCGCGCAAGCGTCGTCTGACGTATATCGCTAACATCTACGTTGTCAAGGATCCTGCTCATCCTGAGAACGAGGGTAAAGTATTCCTCTACAAGTTTGGTAAGAAGATCTTCGACAAGATCAACGAGAAGATGAATCCTCAGTTCGAGGATGAGAAGCCCACTAATCCATTCGATCTTTGGGCTGGTGCAAACTTCAAGTTGAAAATTCGTAAGGTCGAAGGTTATCGCAACTACGATAAGAGCGAGTTCGAAGAGCCAGCTCCGCTGTCTGATGATGACGATAACATGGAAGCTATCTGGAAGTCTCAGTACTCGCTCGCTGAGCTCATTGCGCCAGATAAGTTCAAGAGCTACGATGATCTGAAGAAGCGTCTCGATAAGGTTCTCGCTGAGCCTACTGCTCGTAAGAGCAACGAGGATGATGACGTCCCTTTTGATCGTCCAGCTGCGCGCCCTGCTGCTGCGCCTGCTGTTGGTAAGACAGCCGCAGCTCCGAAGAAGCCAGCCATCGATGAAGATGACGACTTGGATTTCTTCAACAAACTTGCTGAGGATGATGAATAATCACAGGGCTTATTCCTTTCACCTGTGATATCCTGGGGGAGCTTCGGCTCCCCCTTTTTTATTGATAGTGCGGCGTTACTCTTTGAATGTAGCTTTGTACGAACGGATCAACTACGAACATTGGGAAGTTCTGTCCCGCAATGTTATCGCCTTCAGTGTTCGACGCAGACTCAGATGCTTGCGATGAGTTGTTGTTGACAACTACTGGTGCGCCGCCGCCTGCTGCTGGTGGAGCAGGAGTTTCAGGAGGAGCTGGTGGTGTTGTTGCAGCAGGTGCCGCTGCTGGTGTTCCAGCGGGCGCGCCCTGCGATTCTGTTCCTTGTACAGTTTGTGCGCCGCCAGTAGACATTTGAGTTTTAGGAGCACTTCCTTTCGACATAACGAAATTGCGCGCTTCTGACTCTTGGCCGGACGCAGCAATTTCAGCAGCTTTCTTTTTATCTGATGGAGACAGAGCAGCATATGCAGCAGCAACTTCAGGATGATTCAGCATCCAGTGTTGGGCTGTAGTCGTATTAAGCGGTTCTCCTCCTGTAGAAGTTCGTGCTGGTGCTCCTGCTGGAGCAGGAGCTGGCGCAGCTCCACCACCAGCAGCTGGAGAAGCTGGAGCTGGAGCACCAGTAGGAGCAGTTTCAGGAGCGGGAGCTGCTGGAGCAGGAGTCGGGCTTCCTACTCTTTCTCCCGCTGGCACTACGTTTAGACCCGCGCCACCTTCACCTGCTCCAGTAGAAGCGGACGATGCAGCATCAGGAGTTGCTCTTGCTGATTCTGTTGCTTTATCAATAGTTGGTGCTGCTGGAGCAGCAGGAGTTGTAGGCGTTCCTGTCGATGGTCTTACTTCTTCTCCAGTTTTGAAATTGAAAGTTTTACCTTTATCTGGATGACCATCTTTGATGATTGTTATCAGATCAGGGCTTCCTGGTACAGTCTTTATTTCGTTTCCAGCAGGTCGTAGTCCTTTACTCTGAAGAAATTCACCAAGGCTTTGATTACGAGATGCTCTAGTTTCACCTACGCGATTTCTAGCAGCTTCCGACGCATCCTTTTGTGTTTTCTGCAGCTCCTTATATTCGTCGGTTGCTTCACGCTCTCTGATCTTTTCTTTGATACCAAACTTTTTTTCTAACCAATCACCAATAGCAGCAGAAGCAAATACTGCTGCTGCGAATGCTCCAGATGCGCCTAGGATTCCTGCGACGATTGGATTAGTGATAGCCATTCCTAATCCACGTGCGAGCGTAGTTGCTGTGTTAGTAGCACCTTTTGCAAGCGTCTTAATTCCAAGAAGACCAGCAAGAGCATCTATGAAATCAAAACGACTGTCGTTATCTTTTTTAGGATCGTCTGGTTTTGGTGGTTGTCCTGGTAGCGGAGGAAACTTATCTTCAAGAGATAGTTTTCCAGCAGAACCAGTCGTACCCATAGCAGTAACGTTTCGTACGAAGTCTAAACGCGAAGCTGTAAGATCGCTGCTAAGAGTTTTGAAACGAACACTGATATCGCGATTCAAATTCTTGAACGATTTAATCAAAGCAACAAATGATCTAACTATATTCTGCGACGTTTCTTGAAGACGTCCAATCTCGCTCGTGAATACTTTCAGCGTTTCGATAACAGACGACACCATTGAATCCGAAAGCATCGTTGACGATATTTTCTGAACATTATCGTTTGCCGAGCGTTCTTGTGTTCCGAAGAATGCGCTGACACCAGGAAGATTCATTTTCTTTCCTGGTGATACTAGATTAGAAATAGCCATTAGAATAACCTCATAGCTCTACCCATAGCGAAACCTGCAGCTGCTGTAGCTACAACGTCGAATGGATTGAACTGTCCAGTGTTAGGTCTTTGTGTGTTCTGTAATGAGCTTCCACGATGCACTGTTTTCGTATGCATCATGGTTCTATTGTTATTCATTACGACGAGCTGTGGTCCCTGTGGTCTTGAGTTTTCTGCCATAGCTTGACGAGCAGACCCTTCTGCCATAGTTTTTCCTTGTGCTACCGCGGTTGGAGCCGATGGTGCTCCCGCAGGTGCGCCTGGAGATGATGGTGCTTGATAGTTACTGCCGCCCATCTTTTCTACGTGCGGAGGATCGAACGATGCGTGTGGTCTGTGTAATCCATACTTACGTAGAAACGGATCGAGCGCAGGACCAGGCGAAACGTCAACAGCTTGTCCGCGACCATGCGATGATCCGCGACCAGATCCTTGCACAGTATGCTGTTTTCCTTTGTACGTAATCGTTACAGTTTGCGCTGGTCGTGCTGGACTGTATATGCCTGGTTCACGATATACGTTTGCTCTTACCCATAACTGCGCTTGATAATCGTCTCCACGATATGCGGAGTTAACACGAACAGGCTGACCATATTCTTTAACAGCAGCATACAGTCTCTTCAGTAGATCAGGATCAACTTTCGACAGGTCTGCCGCAGATCCTACCTGAAGATTAGATGGGCGTTCACCAGTAGGAGCAGCCGCTCCCGCATTTGGTGTTCCTGGAGACGGAGCCATTGCTCGTTCTGGTACGCCAGGAGGAGGAGCACCAGTAGCCGCAGGTGGCGTAGGGCCAGCAGCCGCAGGAGCAGATGGAGCAGCACCAGGTGCAGCAGGAGCAGTAGTCTCAGCTGTTATTTCTCCTGGTCTGATTCCTTGTTGTTGAGCATACTGGGAACCAAGTCGTGTAATGTTAGCAACGCCGCCGCGATCTCTAACTGCATACCATGGTCCACGTTCCAGACCAGCAGGTCCTCTTCGCTTCATTAACTCAAGCGAGAAATCAACCTGCTGTTTCCAGTTCGCAGCAGAAGGCGGTTGCTTATAACGCTGCATGAATTCAGCAGCCATGCCACCTGGTGCAATCTTAGTTGGATCAGGAGAGCCTGAATAAAGCTGATAAGGACCGAAAGAATAACCCCTCGCGTCTCTGTTACCAAACGTAGCAGCTCCGATCGTATTAGGATTCAATCCTTCGTACGCAGCAATACCAAGAGCCATGTTTGGATTAACACCCATCGCTTGCGCTTTGGATACGATGTACTGCGCGACTTCCTTAACAGATGGATTGCCGCCTGGGCTTGGCGCGCCAGGAGTTCCTGGTGATGGAGCCATCGCGCGAGCGGGAACACCAGCCGGCGGAGGAGCTGGAGCTGCTGGAGCCATAGCACCTGGAGCACCTGGAGCCGCACCAGCCTGAGGAGCGGGAGCAGCGGGAGCGCCAGGAAGCGGAGCTACGCCACTGCGATCAACAGCTACAGATCCACCTTCAGCTGAAGCCATAGAAAAGTGCATAGCGTCTTTCGACGAACGCCAGTTTCCGCCCCAACCCAATCCATACTTAGCAGCCATCTGCGCAACGTTAGATGGCATATCTGTTACTAGACCCTTAGGAGGGAATGTATGTGGATTAGTGCTAGGATTAATATCAATCGCTACGCCAAGCGAGTGAAAGCTCTTCTGACCCGTGCCAGCGATATTACGATTAGCATATCCACCGATGCTCTTAATCGTGTATCCACTATTTTCTAGTTCGTCTACGAATCCCTTGAAGTTGTTAGCATACTGCTCAGCAACAACGAATTTCTTTTTGCTGATAGGAGTCGTCAGCTCAACCATTCCTGGAACAGATGAACGCTGTGCACCTGGAGATGGCTCTGTTCCTGTAGGACCTGGAGCTGGCGGTGGTGCTGCAGAAGGAGCTGTTCCTCCACCGCCAGTGACTGCACGATACGCTGCACCAGCAGCTAATCCACCTATCGCACCAAGAGCAGCCATTTTCTTTATGCTGCTTCTGTTGCGATCTTCACGAGCTTGAAGTATACGCTCGCGTCTTTCCATAACAGCAGCGCGATCAGTTTCTCTTAGCTTAGGACGACGACCCGCTGCGCGTGATGCTCCTACTGCACGAGCAGCAGATCCGCGCTTAGGCTTCGATACAGCTCCTCCCGCGCGTGTGGGAGCGCGCGCACCCGTCAGGGCTTCAATGACTTTATCTTGGAGTTCTTCGTTTTGCTTTACTAGCTGCTCGACAATCTGATGATGCTTGTCAATCAAATTCTTCATAGTCAGTTCAATTTGACCAAACATCTCTGGCATTTTTTGCAGAACTTTATCATGCGATCTTGCGATTGCACTTGTGCCGGAAATGATCTTACGGAGTTCGCTATTAACTGCGCTCATTCTAGCTGGTGATGCCGTAGCTTTAGGAACAGCATCACGTACACGATCAGCCATTTGATCTTTGCTACGCAGCATCGCAGCGATAGCAGGCGGAGCAGGAGCACCATCTTTATCTACAATGGTATCACCTGGACCGTAGTAGAACTTCTGCTTTCCCAGCGCACCAGCAACCTTGGAAAGACCTTTACGCTTTTTCTTCTGCTCTTTGACGACTGGAGGGTCAGCAGGAGTTGGCGGCTGCTGAGCGATGGCTGCAGCAGCTTGTTGTTTCGCCTTATCACTTCCCTTTTCTAAAATGGCGCGAAGAATCTCTTCGTCATTTCTGTCAGCCATCTATTACCTTTTTTCTTGTTCGGCTCTAAGTTTCTCAAGATAATCCATAAGCATCTTGACGTAGATATCCCTCTCCCACGGAATCATTCCATCTATGTCACTCAGCGAGTATTTGTGGTGCTGCATTAACGAAAAGTTGGTTTGGTAATAATTCGCAAGCGTATTATGAGAGAGGACCATTAAAAAAAATCAGCCATTCCCTCCAGCGTCACCGTATCTTCCTGACCACACCCTCTGCACTTGTAGCTGAACGTATGGCGCAGTTTTGGCATAGTCTCGATGAACTCCATGATCTTACTGAACTGAGTATTGTTCAGCGACTCAATGAACTCTAGCGAATCATCCAGATTGTCTGGCTCGTATATGTTTTCTTCGTCATACACACATACGATACACTTAGCGAGCATCTCGATTTCGTTAGCTCCTTCGGTCACCATCTTAACGTCGGTGAGCGTAGGATAACGCATTTCAAGACCGAGCTTATCGTCGAGCTGGATCTTATTAGTATGTCCAGGTTTCTTTTCGACTTTCACCTGTTCCAGATTGATTTCTACAGGAGTAACCGCTTCACACTCGATTCCTTGATAGTTTTTGCCACCAATGTGTCGATATTCGAGCTTTACGATTTCTCCCACAGACTTTGCTCTGATATTAAGGAACACATATTCCAGATCAAAGTACGGCAGATCATCTACTTTTACATCGTCGATAATACACGACGCGATAACGTTCTTGACTGCATCAATCATATCCAACGGATCTTCTGATTGTGTAGCCATGAGCAATGCTTTTTCTTCTTTCACCAGGAACGGTCTGTATTGAATTCTTTTCCCAGTTGATGGCAGATTCAAAGAGAATTGCGGAGTAGCAAGTTTAGGTAAAGCCATTATGTGATCACCTCATATGTGTTATAGAGCACCAGCACCTGGATTATTCTTAAGGAACTGATTATAATCCTGAACGTTTTTGTTGTTATTGAAATCAGCTTGTGATCCAAAGTTCTTATTGAATTCTGTAGCATAACGATAGCGGATTTCTACTTGTAGCTTGGCGTATCCTTCGTCAGTCCAAGCCATTTGAATATCGTTGACTGTAATCGGAAAAGCTTCGTGAAGTGTTACCGTAGTCTGTAGCTCGTACTCGGCTCCAGAAGTATTACCACTCGCGTCTCCTAGTGGATAAGAATACTGTAGAATCTGAATACGACCAATACCTTCTTCATAGTATCGTGTATCAAAGAATCCGGCGAATCCTGTTCCGTCGCTAGTACGATAGTGACCTATAAAGAAATCCTGCCATTTCATGAACGCTTCGCGCTCGCGCATGTCTTTCGACAGGATAATGGTCATAGATACTGGCTGCACGTTGAAACGATACGGAAGCGCGCGAACAGGACCATTATAGTTTTGATCCAACGTAACGAGCGTTCTACCAGGTAGATTCACAGATTCAATACGAAAGCGCATTCCTCTTTCAACACCCGAACGACCTAGTGCGTTTGGTCGTATCTTTCCGCTTTTACTATAAGTACCAGGACCACCGACGATAAATCCCTCGAAGTGAGATGTATGTGCGATGCTGCTCTTGCTGATAGCCGAATTAAATTCTGCGATATTAAATGGCATTATTGAATCCTGTTACGACTGTCGCGATAGATACGCGATTTATTAGCGCCTACGAATCTATCAAGAGGCAAGAACAAAGCCATTTCCCATTCTTTGGGTTCGATAAAGAAAAACTTAGATTTCACATTAGGAATAAGATATCGCTTGATACACGGTCTGAAGAAACGATACTTCGTCGCTTGTGCGAGTATGTTATAGGATATGCGCAGTCGCGTTGTTTCGTCGAGCTCTTGAGAAGATGCTGTAGCGTATAGAGCATCCATAAGTCTAGCGCGCAGTTGCAACGGAAGATAATGCAAATTAATTCCTAGGAACGAACCACGATTGGCTGCGAGCCCTGACGTGCGCGTCGATCCAATAGGAATTACGAGCGGGAATCTATCGTAGTATGGCAGCTTATCTTTATGCTTAGGGTCATACTGGAAAAGATACATACGCCCTACCAACGGACGATTAGTCCAGCGCGATGGATCACTACGAATCAATCGAGTAGGAGGAACTGTTACGTTGCGAGCTTGATTGCGGAACCAGTTGCGTGAGTCGCGCTTGATTGATGGGGTTACACCAGCGCGCATACCCTGCTGAAGCATTCTATCGAAGACGTAGCTTACCATTAGATCCCTAATTCCTTTTCCGTCAACACGACGAATTGCCAGTTACGATCAGCGCAATATTCTTTTGCTGCGTGCCACTTTGCACTATTTATTCCAAAAGTCGCGACTTCTTTCAGATACTTCTTAGTATGTTGACCCTTCGCGCGCGGAGCTGGCGGAACGGCTTGCGCTCGTGGCTTTATCTCGATCATCTTCGTGACGACCTTACCATCCTTGTCGCGCATCTTAACAACGAAGTCGGGAAAGTATCTATGCCACTTACCATCCAACGGTGACTTGTATGGAATGAATAATTCTTCTGAAGCCCACTGAATGATGTTTGGATTGGAGTCGAGATAACCCATGAAGCGTAGCTCCCACGAACTTCGATATACGATATTCGTGAAATCACCCTTATACTTCTGTGGATTGCGTGGTTGAAACTTGCCTCTGTATGCTGCCATATGGCTATGTATTTCAATATAAATAAGCTATAAGACGAAAGGATTACGAATGCCCATATTAGGTCTAGCCACTCGCGCGGCCGCTTTCGCAGGATCGAGACTCCTAAGAAATAATAGAGTTGCAGCTACAGCTAGAACTGCAGCCGTTCTAGGCGCTGCTGCGGGGGTCGGATACGTCGTTTCTAATTTCAATGCAAGTAATCTAGGAACACCAAAACGCCCTGATCCTTATAGGGGCTCGTCTATGTGGTTCCCTATGGAGCTAGAAGAAATTGATCACTGGATCGAATTTACCGCTGTAGAAACACCTGCAGCAGGCTTGGCAGCCCTAGGAAATTTCTTAGGGAATGATCTCGTAAGTAGAGGTTTACCTAAGCCTACTTTAGGAGGAACGATTCGTCTTCCTATGCCATCAAACCTTTCTACTGATTATAATCCTGATTATTCGCCAGCAGATTTAGGTCCTGTAGCAGGCATGGCTCTTAAGCCAGCAGAACAGGGAATGTATGGATTGAATTCTATGGGAGGAGCTTCTGCTCTAGGTCAAAACTTAGCTGGTCTTGTTGGTGGCACTGGTCTTCTTGGTGGTACTGCTGGAGCAGTGACAGAATTCTTAGCAGGCTCTGGAGCAGCTGCTGGTGTTGCTGGCGCGCAAAGAGTAGCAGGTAACGAATTATTTGGTGCAGCACTAAAGGTCGCTGGCGGTGTAGCTGTTAATCCACATAAGATTGTGCTGTTTACTGGCGTCAACTTCCGTGAACATCAGTTCTCATGGAAGCTATCCCCTAAGAATCGCGAAGAGTCTAATCGTATTAAGTCGATCGTAGATTCGTTCGTTTACTATTCACATCCTCAGTACATAGCTGGCGGATTGTTCTTTAAATATCCCGAATTTTTTAATATCAAGTTCCGTCATCCAGATTATTTGTTCGAGATGCTTCCGTCGGTATGTAAAGACGTTCGCGTGAACTTTCATGGTCAGGGATATCCAGGATATATTCGCGACTCCGACGGTAGAGGACCGCCAGCTCCAATAGAAGTTGAAATATCACTTACGTTCCAGGAAATCGAAATCGTAACGAAAGATAATTTGAATATCAACGGTGGATTAAATACTAGCGGAACGTTTAGAACGACGCCAGGAGGTGAAGCTCCTGGTGGCGGACCAACAGGAGTTGGAGGATAATCATGGCCCTACTCTTTAGACCATATCCTACGATTGGTTATAGAATTCCTGGCGCAACTCGTTCTATTCCTGTTACTGATATCACTCGTCGCTTCACGCTTTCTAGTTTCTTACAGAACGCACAAGTTAACTTCGACGAGTATTATATTCAGGACGGCGAAACACCACAGGGCGTAGCATACGATTACTATGGTGACGTCACGCTCGACTGGGTCGTTTTGTTTTCTAACGAGATCCAAGATCCATATTATGAATGGCCTATGTCAAGCGAGAACTTTGATTCATATATCAAACAGAAATATGGTATGCAGTACGCATATCAAACGATACATCATTATGAATGGATCACACAACAGTCGCAGGTAATAGTTGAAAACGGCATTCAGAGAATCCTGCCAGAAAAGAAACTGATCGTAGACTACACTACATACCTAACTCTCACTGCGCCAGAGCGTAGAGCTGTAAGTATCTACGATCATGAAGCAGAGCTTAACGATGAGCGTAAAACAATCTATCTAATCGATCTCCATTATACCCAAATCTTTAAAGACCAGCATCCGTTTATTTTCACTGAAGGTGCATTCGTTAGATGACAACAGACGTAGGCGGTGGTAATTTTACTCAGTGTTCTGTTGGCGGAACAGATGTTCGAAATCTAGTGATTATGCTAGAGTATTTCGAGAACATCTATTCACCAACAGCAAGCGCGACTCTATCTGTGAGTGACGCAGCTGGATTCTATGAGAGTCTAAAGAAAGACGGCGGCGAGGACGTAGAGTTCTCGTTTGGCGGTCGTGAAGGTCAAGCTATTCGCATGAAAATGAAAACTGCGAAGATTGGCGATCGCACACGCTCGAAAGAAAATCAAGACTTATATAAAATCAACTGCGTGCCGTCAGAGTTCCTGGATAATAATAAGAAGGAAGTCGTTAAGGCTTATAAGGACAAGAAAGTGTCCGATATGGTCGGCGATTGGCATAAAGACTACACTGAGGGATCTACGTCTCTCAAGAAAGATCTTGTGACTAACGAAGGAACTGAGGGTAACGCATCCTACGTAGGATCAGGGCGTTCACCTATCACTGCTATTCGTTGGGGATCAAAAGAAGGTAAGTCAAGCGAAGCGAAAGCATCGAACTATGTTTATTATCAAGATCGCGATGGATATCACTTCAAGACAATCGCAAAGATGCTAGAAGGATCATCAGTCGCGACTCTATCATACTCCTCACAGAACATTGGCGCTGCTGGTGGTAATCCTAACGAAAAGATCATCGCGTTCGATCAGGAAACTGATACGAATCAACTAGACTCGTCATATAATGGCGCTATCTCGGATCATTATTATTACTACGATCCTACGACTGGTAAGATTGCTGGTGGTTCGAAGCGTGAGAAGGAAGGCGAGTCTGCTCGTGGTCAACGATTTAATTTCGTAGCTGCACCTGGCGTAACGAAGAGCAAGTTCCGCGATTCACGTGATCCCAAGATCGCAGAAAATAAGCGCAGCCTACCAGAGCATGGCGCAGAATCATCAGCTGCAAATCTACTAGATAATCTTGTGATGAACGTTCGTGTTCCTGGTGACGTTAAATATAAGCCAGGCGTAAAGGTAAAGCTGAATCTACCTGCGAACCAGGAAGCTAATCAGCTCGACAAACGATCTGGTGATTTCTTAGTAACTGCTGTTCGACATATTATCTACAAGGATGATAAAGATACGAAGTATGAAGTGTTTCTGCAGTGTAAGAAAGAAGGTGCGAAACAAGGAGCATCTGGAGCTGGAGGTATTACATAATGGCTGAACAAGGTACAGTAATGGGGCAAGACGGGCTCAAGTGGTGGGTCGGTATTGTCGAAGATCGTGGGACTGGTAGATTCTCTGGTGAAAAGGATAATCTTAAGACTGGTCGTGTCAAGGTACGTATCAAAGGTCGTCATACAGAAGATAAGGGTAAGCTTCCCACTAAAGATCTGCCATGGTGTTATGTGTTGATGCCTACAACATCCGCGACACTCAGCGGTGTAGGTCATAGCCCGTCGGGATTGGTTGAGGGAAGTAAAGTCGTAGGATTCTTTATGGATGGGGACGGCGATCAAGTTCCTGTGGTATTTGGTGTTCTTCCGCATATTCAGCAGAAACAAGACGCTGAGCCTAACGCACCTGGATCTGGAAGCAAGAAATAATCATGGCTAAAATTACAGTCAATAAGCTAACCACATCGAACACTGTTCCGACTATTACAGGAACAGTGGAGTTCGAGCGATTTGATGCGAACAAGAACCCAAAAGAAACTATCCAAGTCGTTCTGAACTTCAATACGTATAAGCTGTTCGAGAACGGTCTAGGAATCGACGAAACTAAAACGCCAACTGTATGGAAGTTGCAAATTGGTTCGCCGATGTTTCCTGGAACGTACGACGTAGAAGCTAACGTAGTCGAAGTTGCTACCAATAGAATCGTTGCTTCCGATGAAACTGTTGATGAACTTACGATTCAAACTCAACAAGCAGCCACAGGATTCACTCCTCCTAAGCCAACGATCGCTCAGAAAGTAGCAACCATCGCTGGATTGCTAGGAGCAGTCAATAGTCTATTTGGTGGTCAGAATGGTATTAGCCCGCTGCCGTCGGTGCATCCTACAGAAGACGACGACTCTTCGACTGCGCTCGCTGGTAGAGGTAAAGAAGAAAGACCGCAAGATCCTCGCGTCAAGAGTCAGGATAAAACTAGAGTCAGAGGTAATCCTGCAACTCCTCCGCAAGTAGGTAACGATAAAACTAGCAATCAGAGTTTATCCATGGGAACGCAGGAGGTTACTTCTCCAGAACAGTTAGATCAACTCGCTAATGATTTTTCATGGTTGAACCCATCGGACGCATATGAAAATGCTACGAATAATGTAAGATCTTTGATTGATACAGGAGCAGCAACGGCTGTGAATCCATACGGTAACATTGGTACATCATTAGGATAAGGAAACGTTATGGCTAAATGGGACGAAAAAGCACCTGGTGGCAAAAAGACTGAGTATCTGGGTAATCACACGATTACAACAGAAGCTGGTCACATGGTTGAAATTGATAATACGCCAGGCGATCGCCGCGTAAAGATTTATCATGCAAAGGGTACTGTCATCGAAGTTCATGATGACGGAGCCATGATTACTACAGTCAAAGGGCTGACACAAAATTTCCACGATAAGGGATTAGAAGAGCGCGTTAAAGGCGATTTCAAAATCATTGTCGACGGAAACGTGGATATGCGCGTCACAGGAAATATGCGTCACAAGATTGACGGAGACTATAATCTAGACTGCAAAAATCTATACGTGAAGGTTGGTGGGCTTGAATCGCGCGAAGTCGTCGGTGAGCAGCGTGTACAGGTCAACGGTAAGCAGACGCACCGAGTGTCGGGTGATCGTGAAACTATTACGGGTGGCGGGCATGTTGAGTCTGTAGGCGCAGATGCTAAAGCTACTGTGACTGGCGAAAACACTGCGATCACAGGCGGCAACTCGCTCATCATGACTGGCGGTGAACAGACTATCAGCTCAGGCGGATCGATGGGTATCGGTGGATCCGCTGTCGGTATCGCTTCTACTGGAACGACTTCTGTAGTTGCTATGGGAGGATTGCAGCTAGGATTCTCTGACGAAGTTGGTGGTCCAGTCAGTCAAACGACGGTCAAGGGTACCCAGATTCAATTGAACCCATAATGGATAAACGATGACAGAACTATCAGCAGATCAAATATCATTGTACGAACGATACGCTCAGTTGCAGCGAGAAGTGAAGGAACAGCCTCCGCTTGTTCCTGGTGATAAGTACATCGTAAAAGGTGTTCAATACGTATACACGGGTGTGAACGAAACGGCTGAAATGCTGGATGACTTGAGTAGCTTCAATCCAGCGTATGTTAACATGGGTGCTGCAAAACAAATGATGCAGTATCCTAGTCAACCATATCGTCCACCAACGTTCCAGCTCAATCCTACTATTGCGACAGGATTAGCGGCGCTACAATTGGCTGGTCAGATCAATAATCTTACAGGCGTTCTAAGCAACTTTCTCCCTCCTGGGCTTGATGCACCAGTGGAAGCAGTAAAGAATGCTATCAGTCAAGTCACTGGTCAGATTCCAGGAATCAGCGGTCCTGCGAAAGAAATTACACAAAAGATTGGTCAAGTGAATGCGCTGATTAATATGGCTGCAAAAGGACCAACATCGCTTATCTTTGCAGCTATCAAATCAAATTTCCTGTCAGACATTCCTGGTGTAGGTGAACTTGCGAGCCAAATTAGCTTACCCTCAGAAGTCGCGCAGCTTGCTTCTCTTGCTGCGAATCCAGTTGCATTTGCGGCTAAAGCTGCAGGCATTCAAGCGCAGTTTCCTATGGTCAACGTGAACGCTATCGCGGGCGATCTTGTTAAGAGCGCAGCATCTGGGCGCCCACCTAATATCGCAGCGATGGTACCTAACATGGTTATGGCTGCATCTGGATTAATGAAGATGCTACCAGGACCAGGTAAGACGCCAGTCAAGGATGCTAAGGCTCCGCAGAAAATCGCGAAGCCGCCTAAGCCCAAAGATGCAGTCGAGATGAAAAATTTGTTTGCTGAAGGTGCGGCTGGATCTGCGTTGTCGACGCTAACTCAACCGCTATCTGCATTCATGGGATTGATGTCAACTATTCCTAACATGACGAATCGTGTCGCGGATACTCCTGCAAAAACTGCGCTGGGAAATAAACTTAATACGACGGCCAACACAGCTAACTGGGGTTCGGGTGGATACGGTAAGAACAAAGAGTTTGCCGAGCAGGAGCGTAAGCGCCTAGAGTATAGCGCCAAAATTGAAAAGAACACAGCCGAGCTGCTGGAGATGGTAGACTATAGCAAGCTGACTCAGTACAGCTATCAGGATCTTATTAAGAAGTATCCTCGTATCACGGGAACTATGACGGTTGCAGAAGCACTAACTATCATTGAGGAAGATGATGCGAAAGCAGCAGCTAAAGCTAACACAGCAACAACTACGGTATAATCATGGGTAATCCTATTCACAGACAAGACGACTCAAGATCATGTGGCGCAACTACGGTTGTATCAGGACAGTCGACCGTATATGCTGGTGGGAAACTTGTGGCTGTCGATAAAGATAAGAATAGCCATGGCGGAGGTGATCTAACAGCAGCCACTAAGAACGTTTTCATTAACGGTAAGATGGTAGTCAACGTTGGTGATAGCGCATCAGCTGATGATCTATGCCCTACAGCAGGAGGTGCGCATTGTGCGCCATCAGCATCATCTGGCTTAGGTACTGTTATCGTTGGTGATTGAGAATATACTGACGGCTCACTACAAGTTCTATTATAATGGTAAAGTATCTAGTTGTCAAGGGTTTTTTCTGTAATAAATAACAGAAAGGAATAATAGATGAAAAGACCCGTACCAGCTTCACTAAAGAAAATCACGTATCGTGACTTCGATTTGCAGTTTCGTCGCCATCCTTCTACAGGCAAACTGCTGATTAAGAAGGAAGACGAGGCTGTGAAGCAGGCTCTTAAGAATCTCATTCTGACCAATCACTACGAGCGCCCGTTTCGCCCAGAATTTGGAGGCAATGTAAGGGCTCGTTTGTTCGACTTGTTCACATCTTTCACGCAAGCTGATTTTGAGAATTTAATCTTAAACGCTATTGAAAACTATGAACCCAGAGCGATTGTTGATAACAGCTCGGTTAACGTCATAGAGAATCCAGACGGAAACTCAATGACTATTATTATTCGTTTCCGTAATGCGATTACTCTTAATGATCTTCAGCTAGACATCAATCTCAATAGGGTTCGCTAATGGCCACAACTACAGATCTTGTTGTAACTGGATTAGACTTCGACACGATTCGCGCCAATCTGCGAAACTATATCGCATCGAAGCCAGAGTTCACAGACTACGACTTCACAGACTCTGCGCTAGGTACGCTGCTCGATCTGCTTGCGTATAACACATACTACAACGCATTCTACGTTAACATGGCTACGAACGAGGGATTCCTCGACACGGCTCAGTTGTATGATAGTGTGGTATCACATGCGAAAGCTCTGGGATATAAACCAACTTCAGCGCGCAGTGCTACTGCGAACGTGAAAATCATTTTCACTGCAAGCACAGCCAACTCCTCGTTCCGTTCTATTCGTGTTCCTAAGAATACACGATTCACAACTTCAGTGAACGGCGCTGTGTATATTTTCGTAACTCCACAAACGTACACAATCACAGCCAATACTGAGGGTGGTTTTGCGTCGCATATCGATATCGCTGAAGGTACGCCACTCACACATCGTTTCTTGTTCGATAGAACATCTAACACGTCATTCGTCCTTCCTAATAGAAACATTGATACTACGAGCATCACTGTTTCAGTAACAACTAACGGTAACGTTCAAACATACGTTCCTGCTAACGATGTCATGACTACGAACTCACTGTCGCAGGTATTCTTTATCGAAGCTGACAGAGAAGAAAAGTTTAAGGTCGTATTTGGTGATGGCGTACTAGCCAAGCAACCGCAAACTGCATCTGTCGTTACTATCTCATATAGAGTATGTAACGGCTCTATTCCTAATGGAGCTAACTCATACACGCTGATTGACTCTACGATTGATGGGCAGAGTAATATCACTATCGTTCCTGTAGGAAGAGCTTCTGGTGGAGCTGAGATTGAATCTATCGAGTCTGTTCGCTATAACGCGCCGCGTCTGTATGAAACACAGAACCGCAGCGTAACGGCTGACGACTATAAGAGAATTCTATTGCGCGATAATCCAGATATCGAAGCTATCAGCGTATGGGGTGGCGAAGAAAACAATCCGCCTATCTACGGTAAGGTGTTCGTGAGCGCGAAGCCTAAAAACACTACAGTCTTTTCTCAGAATAGAAAACAAGAAATCGTAAACAACATCCGTAAGTATAACGTACAGTCGATCGACATTGAAGTCACAGATCCAACATATCTGTACATCGTACCAGAAGTTACAGTACGATATGATCCTAATCTGACGACTCTGAGTCCAGGCGAATTAGCTAACGCTATCGCCAACAGAATCTTATTGTTTGAATCTCAGTTCTTGTCTAATTTTGATAAGAGCTTCCGCTATTCACGTTTCCTTGACTGGATCGATTCTACAGATGATTCTATCAAGACGACAAATGCTAATATTCGTATGAGAAAGTTTTTCACACCTTCGTTAACAGGTGTGAACACATATACTATCAACTTTAATAATGCTATCCAGAAACTAGGTCCAGCTGAGTTGATCAGTGGTGTTTCTCGTCATCCAGGATACGGTAGCGTAACTTCTTCACCGTTTACTTACTCTGAGCAAGAATCGTATTTTGACGATAATGGGTTTGGTACACTAAGGATCTACTATCGTTCAGGAGCTGGCGTCCTAGGTCGTGTTTATACTGCGTTCAACGCAGGAACCGTAGATTATACTTCAGGAACAATGACTATTGGCTCATTCCTGCCATCAGCATTTAGTGGTTCAGGAATCTCGTTGTTCGCTTCACCAGTATCACCTAACATCACTCCAGTGAGAAATCAGATTCTGCTGCTTTCGCAGACTAGAGTTGATCTAGTAGATGACAATACAAATCAAACGTTGGCTGTGTCTTCGAACATTGATACGATCGGACAAACAGCAACAATCCAAACACCTTCTATTAGATTGTATAACTTCTAATGGCTATCGCAGGATCAGAAGAGATATTCAAAAAGATTTCTTCGCAAATCGATACTCAGTTCCCTGGGTTCGTGCGCGAGGAAGGTCCTCAATTCGTCGCGTTCCTACGCGCATACTTTGAATACATGGAGCAAAACGGTAAAGCTACACATGCAGCCCGTTCTCTTCGTGACAATCAGGACATCGATAGGACCGTTGACTCTTTCGTAGAGTATTTCCGCAAACAGTTTATGCTGAACATTCCTAAGAACGTTCTTGCTGATAAACGTTTGCTGACTAAGCATATCCGCGAGTTTTATCGTACTCGCGGCTCGCAAGAGTCATATCGTTTCCTATTTCGTGCGCTGTTCAATCAGGAAATTGATTTCTATTATCCTGGCGATGACATCCTTCGCGCGTCTGATGGTCGTTGGGTGCAGGAAACGCGTCTTCGTGTTGGTTCTCCATCAAACATCAATCCTAGAACGTTAGAAGGAAAACGTATTCGTGGTGTTACTTCTGGAGCCACTGCGTTCGTAGAAGATATCGTAGCGACTGAGGCTCTTGGTCTTTTGGTCTATGATATGACAGTTCGAAATGTGGCAGGATTGTTTATCGACGGCGAGCGAATCGTTAATGTTGATAATACTAACCAGTTCACTACAGTCAATTCTCAAGTTGGTTCTATTATTGATCTAGACGTAGTTGACGGTGGTGCGTTTCACAATCTAGGCGATAGAGTACAAATCAGTGGTGCAGGTTCAACTGAAGATGCGACAGCTCTAATTACAGAAGTAACAAACAGAAGCGCAGTCACATTAAAAATCGCAAAGGCTGGATCTGGGTACACAAAAGAGTTTTCTCGTCTAGTAATTACAGGTGGTAATGGCGTAGGCCTAGAAGCTAAGATCGAATCGTATACGTCACAGCCAATCGCAGGGCTTTCTATTAATACAGATATCATTGGACCGATGAGAAATGTTCCATTGAACACTCCATCGTTCTTCGTTCGTCGTGGCGCAAACACAGCTAGAGTTGCGAACAAACTAACAGGCACTGTAGCGACTTCAACAGTTTCTAATACGATCACAGGAACGGGAACTGCATTCACAACTCAGCTTGTTGTAGGTGATATCGTTCGTATTATTGGTGTGGCTAATACGGCTCGTGTTCATTCAATTACAAATGCTACTTCATTTGTTTCTACGTTTACTCCTTTCCAGAACGTAACTGGCGCAAACGCATATATCAAGCTGGCTGGAGCTAACGTTAGCTCAAGACTTGTTACGGCGCTAACATTTAGCAACACAGCACTTTTCTCGATCAATGCAATCACGTTGATCAATCCAGGTCGAGGATATAGCACATCTCTACCTACAGTTACGGTTGTAGATGATTTCATCAAAAGATTGAATTTATCTGATGGTTTTGGTAACATCTTGGGTAACAATGCGGTTATCATAGCCAATAATGCTCCAGGTACGATTACTAAACTGCGCGTCACATCTTCTGGTGCTAATTTCAATAAGTACGAAGACGCGATTGTTTTTAACTCAACACAATCGAATGCTGCGTTCGTAGAAACACAAAGTAGTTCATTTGCTAACGGAAGTTCAAGCTCTCGATATCTTAATCGTAAGAAAACGTTTTCTGCAACTGGTAAAGCCAAACCGTCAGGATTCGTTTCGTTCCCAGGTCGATATATCGATACGAAAGGTTTCCTGAGCTGGAATAACAGACTGCAAGATAACTTCTACTATCAGGAGTTTTCTTACGTTATCCGCGTCGATAAGATGCTCAGCAAGTATCGCGACATCATTAAAGCTGTGTTGCATCCTGCTGGCGCGAAGATGTTTGGTGATTACATCATCACGTCTTCAGCGAACGTAGTTATTACTCTAATCGACGAAGCACCAAGCGTTTCTCGAGGTGTTTCTACGGAAATCATTTCTGCGACCGCTACGCATACTGCGACTGCTACATTCAGTGCAGGAATGTCTGTAACAGAAAGTATCACTGCTACAGAATCGCTGATCGGGACTTTTAATGCTAACACAGCTATAGTTGAGGCGATCACTTCAACAGAAACTTCGAGCGCGACATTTAACGCCAGCGGAATCGCTACTGAAGCAGCAACTTCAACAGAATCTGTCAATGCGACATTTAACGCCAACACTTCTATCACTGAAGCTGCTACTACAACAGAAACTGCTGTCGGAACGTTCACAGCTAACACTGCAAGAGTTGAATCAATTACAGTTGCAGCTGCTGAAAACGCAACATATGATGCCAATACAGCTATAACAGAATCTGTTACCACGACTGAACTACAACAGG